ATATTTTTTGATGCTTATTTTTCTGGAAATTATCATGCGTTTCCTATGCAAAACGGAAGGGGAAACGCATGGGGAAAACAGGTAACGTGAGTTTGCCACTGCTTTCAAACTCTCCAATCAGTTGTGTGCGGAGATAAATACGCCAGCATTTCATCTTTGCTTTGTCGGTTTCATCTCGGGCCACGAAATACGTCTGAAAGAGCTTTGGCGAAATGGCTCTGTATTCCTCCATTGTGATGAGTTTGCCCGCCAAACCATCAACGCGCAGACCAAGCGACGCAATGGCTGCCTGTTGGTTTTGCCAAATCTCCCGTAATTCCGCATCGGCCTCCTGGCGTTCCTTCGTCTCCTGCTTTTGATAAGCCTCGCAAGTCGTTGCTTTCTCTTCCAAACGCTTAACGTCTGAGGCCAAGGCCGCGTCAGCCGCCATGCGTTCCGCCCGTTCCGTTGTTAAATCGTTGTCAGGACTGCGATCAACATCATTAAGCCAAAATTGGTTGCAACGCCAAATTTGGTTTGTCTCGCGAATGAGGATTTCAGAGTAATAAGGTATGTCTGGTTCGCCTTCACTGATAGGCGCATCCGATGCAAACGAGCCCTTGCGATAAGTCGTGTTACGCGGGTCGGCCCCAACCTTATACTGATAAACGTCCTCCAGTTTGTTGAAAATGAAAGTTTTCTTGTTAATCATTTGTTCGTGTTTGTTTAATGCCAAAGTTACGTGATAAATGCAACCGCATACGGACAAACAAAAAAGTCTGAAACGCTTCATTGTGGTGTTTCAGACCTTTTAGAATATGATGAAAAAAAGTCTTCAGACAACGGGGAACGGATTGCCATTGATGCCCAATTCAGCTTTAAATGTGAGCGTGTACACATCATCCGTTGTTCGGTCAACGATGACCACTTCGTCTTCCTCTCCGGAGGTTAAATTACAAGGCAACCACACACCGCCACTAAACATCCATACGTGCTCCGCCATTAGGAACTCATGCAGATACCAGCGCATCCATTCTTCATTAAGCGGGTCGGTCATAAACGTCCATTTTTCTGGATTCTTCTCTTTGCGAACGACAGAACGAGAAAAGCGGTTGAAGGTCTCGCGGCGTGTAACCACAAACGAATTTGTGGTTGTTGGCATGGTCTGCTTGTAGGGACACGGGACGCTCACGCTTTCCATTACGCCGAATGAGTTGATGAAACGAAACACCACGCGGTTTCTGGCATCTTCAGCAGGCATGGCATACACTTCAATGCCACCAATCGTTTGCAAGCCTTCGTTAACGATGTCAGCCACGACAGACACGGGATTGGTGAGCGTGTCGCTCTCGGTCAGCAACTGCGGTGTGTCATAGGGCTTGGCGTAAACCAACTGCTCGCCAACGGTGGCCAATTGCTGCCCAATGGTCGGTTTGCACGACAAGCGCTGAACGGCCTTTGTTCCAGTAGATAGCCAACGCTCCATGTCGCTTAATTCGCCAAAAATGGTTGAAGCATAAGTGTCGGCAGAAGGATAATAGATAGGAGAGGACGTATGCACAACGCCTTCCGTCATATATTCGTCATACACTTTTAAGCGGAATTTCGCCACGGGAAACTCCGTGTCTTCCGGAGAATATTCGTGGGCATCACGCAACGCTTTGAACACCGATTGCGTGTTGAACTCCACCGCCTTGCCTTCAGCCAAGACAGGCTCATACATACGAAACGTTTCAGGGGCAACACCGCTCATGCCCACCTCCATGTCGATGACCACGCGATGGAAAGAGGGCAGTCCAGCCACAACGGTTGGTGAGATTTCAAATGTAATGGGGCTACCATTAAGCACGGAGCCGGAAGTCAGAGAAATTTTATTTGCCATAGATTCTATTTATTATAAGGAGGTGAAATGTTCACAACGCATACACTTCTAATTCAACCTCACCGATGCCTTCCTGCACGGAGATGGAAGTATTAACCTTGTTGATAAGACATTTTCGGCCATCGATGTTCCACCATTCCTTCCAATGGTTTTTGATGTCGGCCACTTGTGCCACAGATGCCAGCACCTTCACGTAGAACGTCTTCCGATTAAGCAAGAAATAAACATAGTCAATCAAAAAAGTATCTACCCATCCTCTATTTTTTACAAAGGGGTCGGAGATGATTAACGGCGCGTCGGCCCATTCAGGCTGCACCCAGGCACGCGGTTTGAGCGAGAAACTATCGGCATTAGCAACGCCATACACATTGCCGTAGCAATCGATGGAATCCGTTGTCAAGGCATACTTCCCTGCCGTTGTTCGCCATTTGCTGTTGCCGAAGCCATCGTAATCTGGGTCGTAAACCTCGTGCGTGGCGCCTGCGCCGCCGCCCCTCATGATGGCAACGGACAGTCCCCAATCATGGCTTTGCAGCGGAGAATTGCCATCGTCGGTAGACGAAGGAGAATAGCTCTCACGAAGCGAAAGCACTTCCGTCACATAGAAGTCTGCCACGGGCGAAGAAATGGAAGTCTTGATGTTCTGCACGATAAATTCATGTTCCATCTTGTCTTCGATGGAGGCCACCATGATGTTCTCGGCATATTGACTGTTGATGCCTTGAAGTTCCAAGCCTTCGTACACCTTTCCCGTCTCCGTCGGCTGCTTCGGATTATCCGACACACAAGTGCTATCGAAGTTAGCAGAGCGAGCCTTGCGGTAGTTGGCATCCACCATCGGAATGGGCACAAAACTTGATTTCATCTCGTGGATATACTCTTCATTTTCATCTGAGCAATCGCCAAACTCCACGCCCTTAAACGCCCCAACTTCAAACAAACGCGGTTCCATATTGCTAACGTCGGTGTATTGCGAATCAATCTTGACGCGGTATTTATTGCCCGTCTGCTTATCAATGAAAAGCGTGTCGAGCGTGTTGCTGATTTTCGGCAAGATTTCGCGGTAGGTGAAAGCCGTGGAAGTTTTCTCTTTATTATAGTCTATATAGTCATAGTCCGTGTTATAGTCCTTGACTTTGTTCTTCACGTTGTCGCGTTGTTCCTTTGCATCGCTCTCTGCGGAATATCCGACCTTGACCCCGGTGATTTTTTCCGTTATCGGTGTGAACGAAAGCACTTGTCCAAAGAATCGGCGCGGCTGTGGATTTTGCTTGCGAAAGACATCGCGGATGAGATAGGCCGTCACCTTCTTTTGCTCATAGTCGTAGTTGAACTTGATGCCAAATTGCTGTTCCAACGACTCAATCACGTCGCTCACCGTCTCGTTGGGGAAGTTCTCGCCGTTGGCATACATTCGGAAAATGCTGGCGCTCATTTCGGCTCCCGTGATGGTGCTGCGGCAGGTGATGCTGACCACGTCATCTTCTCCAACAACGCGCTGTTCCCAGTCTCCCAATACCTTGACCACCTCCGTCTTCTTCGTCGTTCCACCCATGAAGTTTTTCTGTTCCTTCTCAACTATCTTATATTGCACGCTGCGGAAACGCACCTGTTGCACGCTCTTGTTCTTTGGGTTTTCCAACTTCAGATTGCCGCCACATCCGCGAGAATCCAACCAGGCATTCACGTCGTTGAAGAGGTCTTTAACTTCCGATTCGTTGTTGGCTGTCTTCGTGAAATAGCCCAACTTCACATCGCCTTTTTTCTTTAATCCGGTGATGACCTCTTTATCTGTTTCATCATAATAGGTCTTGGCATACAAGGGTACAACGTCATAGGCACATTTCGTCGTGAAGAAACAAAGGCGGTTGAAATCATAGACTTCCGTCAGAGCGTCCTTGTCAAACTGCACGCCAAGGTGTTCGAAGAGACAGTCGAGGAAAAAAAGCAAATAGAAGCAAATTCCAGACTGCGGCCTGTCGGCATCCAACACCCACAATGGGCCCATGTCTTCATACATCTTGTCGGGGGCTGTTTCCTGCGCATATTCAACGATTTTACTCGACGTGTTGCCGTCTTCGCCGATGTCGTAATGAGCATAACAGATGCGGGCGTTGCAATAGGGCTTCGTTGGGTAAGGCTCAGAAACGTTGATGTATGATTCCGTCACCTCCGGAATGACCACCGACTTGCTATTTGGATAATAGCGCGTTTCCTTTTCCACGGCCTTGTGTCCCCAGGCGCCATCTTCCTTGCAAGCCGCAGGATAGGAGAATCCAAGCGCCTGTGGCGAAAACGTGATGCTATCCTCGCGATCATCACCAACGGAACCATAAACCTTATTGCCCTTTTTGCCTGCGAATTTGATTTCAACCGTTGTTGAATATTTGACCCTGACATTCACTTCGTCAATCTTCTCGCCAATCAAGAGTCGGTCGCGATGGCGCGAAGGGATGGGAACTTCGTTACATTTCAAGTCGCCTATGAGGTCGGAGAAAGAGCGGGTGGCTGCATCCACGTTGAGCGAGAGCGAATCGTCCGCGCGTTCCCCGTCCTGCACAACAGCCGTTCCAGAAGCGAGCGTGATGCCGTCGGCAACAATCTGCATATTGGTATGTTCCAGGTCAACGGGGCGAATGGCAGCGCTCGGGTCGTCAAGATTTTTGAGGAAATGGCGGTTGCCTTCAAACGGCAGGTCGACTGGGTAGGAAAACATCTCGTCGTCGTTGAAGAGCGGGTTACGCAGTTCAACGCTGACGGAAAAATCGCTACCCAGCGTCATCGGTTTGCCGTTAGCCAAGATAGAGAGTTTGCTGTTGCTCATGGTGGTTTAAATGTTTTGGGGGGAAATGAATTGCGCCTCGCCATGCAGCGTGACGTTGCGATCGCGATCGGCATAGACAACGGTCTTGCCATAGGCTTCAATCTTCTTAAACGAAAAGGCCGTAATCTGTCCACCGTGTGCCTCGCAAATCGCTTGGTCATACAAACAGGCATTCGCCTGAGTCACCAACCTGGCATTGTCATAAACCTGCGTGAAGCCCTTGCTAACATATCCGTAAGCATCGTCGTGGAGATGAATGAAGGCATGACTGACTTTGGAGTACACTTGGCTATGGTCTTTTGCCCGCACCAATGCTCGGCCCAAGACATAGGCTTTCGCATGGCCGTGGATGTTGATAATATTGCCTTTTTCCACGTCTTGCGTCGTCACGATGACCACCACAAATTCCTGCGCGTTTTCCGGACACTCGTTGACATAGACCCCTGCTTGGTTCATCTCCTCCTTGATGGATGGATAGATTTCCGGCAGGCGGCGGTTGATGATTTTGACATATTTGCTTTCCACCACGTCTTCCAGATATTTTCGCCAAACGGCCATCATCTGCCCAACGTTTTCTGCGGCCATCATATCCTTGTAACCCTCTTTGCATGCTTGCCGTTCATGGCAAGCGGCGGTGCATATCTCCTTCAGTTTTTCGTAAGCTTGTTCTTTTTCCATACCACATGCGTATTTAAATGGATTGAAAACAGTTTAGACGCGCAAATCCTCAATCGTTTTGCTCAAGACGGCTTCATAAGCTGCCAATTCTTCGTCTGAAATGATGTCGGAAAATTCTTGGCGCAGGCGGTCAATGCGAGCCTTCAGACCATTCACGCGAACCTTTGTTGCCGGTTTATCCTTGCGAAGGATATATTTAATGAGTGCATCTGCTTTTTCCTTATGCTTGGCGGCTGCATCGCGTGCGGCTTTCACCTCTGGGCGGTCGTCAGCAATCTTCTTGGCCACCATGTCGGCAAACAAAGGATTGCGGCTTTGCGCCTTCTCATAAAACGGCTTAAATTGCGTGCGAAGGTCTTGCGGCGCGATGTTGAAGGTCTTCTCAACATACGCGATGTATTCAGGGTCGCCCGTGCGGCGGCTCAACCGCAGATAAACCTCTCCCATCTCTTCATCCACGGCTGCATAAATGACTGGCAGGATGTGGCTTTCAATTTCCACGGCGCGTGTGGCCAGAGCGGCAATCTCTTCTTCCGTGTAGAGCGCGGATGCCCCTTGGCTGATGGCCTTCTCGTTGGCTTCGGCCATAGTCTTGGCCTGCTCCGCATTGGCAGCCATTTCGTTGCGGAGTTCGCGCACCGTGTTGACGCGCTCTTGCAGACCAGTTGAGAGGAAGGGGCGCAACTGCATGAGATTGGGCATGGTGGCCGCAATGCTCTCGCCGTTGGGGTTGGCCACGATGCCATTGTGCGTGAGCGGTTGGATGGCGACGTTTGGCTTCAAATCTGGGAAGAGACTGCGTCGTGCTTCCTCCAGCGCCTTCTCCTTCTTGGCCTGCGCATAGGCCGCCTGCTCTTCGCGCGTTGGTCGGCCAACGTGACGCTTGGCGGGCGTTGCGACGGTGGTTTGCAGGGTTTGCAGATAGGTGAGGAGTTGGCGCACACGGCGATGATAGTCGCGGAAACGCCGGCTTTCGCGAACGAAGGATACCGCACTCGGTGTTTGTTCCAGTGCGGTCAATCCCTGCTCAAACGCCTCGCGCTGCTCTGTGGTGAGCATGCGTGAGGCGATGGCGGGTGTCAAAGTCTGAATGATGTTTTCGATTTCCATGTCTATTCCTTTTAGATTAATACAACAGCGGCGAGACGAAAATCTTCGAGCCGGGCTGATTGTTCTCATAGCCCTTTGACGTGTCGGCGGTGGTGGAGGCATTGTCGGCAGCCGGCGGTGGCGTGGCGGCATCTTCGCGTTTGCTCTCTTCTTCACGCCGTCGCAGAAGGCGCGTGATGCTCTCGCGCAAGAGCACAGAATCATTGTGTGCCGTTTGTCGTTGCTGTTTGTCAAAGGCCAGCACGGCGGTGCGCTCCGTGAGGAAGGCGGCGGCCAGTTTGCGCAATTTGTCGAGTAGGATGTTTTCCCTTGTGTCGTTCTTCAAGGTCTCTTCCAAAAGGTCCGGGCCAACAAATTCTGCCAAATATTCCTCTTGGATGAAGCGGATGTCGGGAATGAGGTTGATGAACTTATAGCGGTTGTCGAAGTGGTGGAGATATTGCGAAAGAACGTCGTGAGAGGGGAAAATCAGTCCGCCACAGAAGTAATAGTATTTCGACTGCTTCCAAAGCTCCACGATTTCCAATGTGCTCTCTTCGGTGGTTTCCATTTTGGCCCATCCCTCCAACATGCGGAGCAAGATGTTGGTGTCGCGCATGGCGTCGGCCTTGTAGCTCTGTGCCGCCTTGTCAACCTGCTTGTCGGAAGCTGCGTCATAGTCATTGCTTGAAGCGACGTTCACGCCCATGCCGTTGACCGACAATAGCTGTTTAGGGATGTTGCGTGCTTCGGCATCGGCGGCCACGATGCGCTGCGAACAAAGCAGAAGCATCTTCCACGGGTCTTTGGCATATTCGCCGCTCGTGAAGTCGTCGTAGAGTTCATCCGACGAGAGCGTTTTATAATATTCACAGAGGCGGGCATAGAGCGCATCGCCGAGTTTATCCTTTAAAACGTCTTGTTCGCTACTGTCAATCTGCGCTTGAAACGAGGTGAAATCATCGAAGGCGCAGCTGGGGACGTAAAGACGAAATTCTTTTAGGGTTGAAATGATCATGTTGTTGTATGTTGAATGGTGATTATTCGGTGAAGCCAAATTGCCTTTTGAGGAAGTCGTTGCCTTTGATGAAGGATTCCATTTCTTCTTCGGTGTGGCGTCCTTCCCAAAACAAATCGGTGTGGGAGTTCAAACGATGATCGTCAACCGACATTGGAATGGAGTAGACGGTGTAAATCAAGCCGTAATGTCGAACGTATCGCGTGTGCTTGTCTGGCTCCCGATAGAGTTTGTCAATCCAATAATCGTTGTCGCATTCACAGAATCGGTTGTACTCTTCATGCGACAAGTCGGCATCAATGCCGATGGCCGTATGGCCTGAACTTCGGTTCGTGCCGAAATAAATGATTTTTGCTTTGTTTTTTGGCATGAGATGTATGGTTTATTCCTGCTTTGTCACCCCCGTTTTTGAATTATCCAGTGTTGTGAGCACTTCGCGGTCAATCTGCCAAACGAGGTGAGCGTCCCACTTGTTGACCCTCGTTATCACTTCCAAGGGGCGGAGCATGAGTTGCTGCAACGGGGCAAACTGAATCTGCTTTACAAGGAAACGCTCGCGGAGGTCGGTGCCGCCCGATGAAGAAGCGTCGCCGGGGGTGTTTCCGATGAGCTTTGAATCAAGGCCCATAGCAAAGAAGATGATGGAAGAAATCTCCTGAAGTTCGGTCTTTTCGGCTTGCGCCTGCGAGTTGGCTTTGCTTTCAATCTCCACGATTTCCCACGCCTTATGCTCTTTGCCGTCTAAGCCCGTGAACACGGCAGAGATGAGCGCCTGACCTGCATTGTCGGGGTTGGAGAGCCACGTGTTGATGTCGGAGAATACCTCTTGCTGAATTTGCGCCATCGTCTTGTTTTTGTTCTCACCCTGCTGCGTGTAGAGCTGTTTGAGATATTCTTGATGAATGTAGATGACGCGGCCGATGATGTTGGAGTTTCGCTTGCGGGTCAAACGGTCGTCAACGATGGTGAAGGCATATTCAAAGATGCTTCCTGCAAAGATGGAGTGCCAGAGGGCATCGGCATAGTAGGGGCCACCGAAATCGCGTGGCGACATGATGAAGCGCGTTGGGCGGTTCTTGCGGCTCACGCGCTGCTGCCGGGCTTCACGCACACGGCGGTCGAGGTCTTTCACGGCCGTGTCGGCGGCGAGATAGGGCACGGCGGCGATGCGCAAATCCTCTGGCTTCAGCGTTGTTTGAAGCAATGAGGAGTCGAGCCATTGGTTGGAGGTGTAGGCATAGTTGATGCGATATTGGTCGTCCATGCGTTCCAGGCGAGTGGTGAAGATGCTGCGGTGTTTCAGTCCGATGACCTTCGGGTCCCATTGCGACGTTGGTACGGAATGGCCTTCTGCATCCAGTTGGCGCTGATTAAGTTGAATTTCGCAGAAGCATTGCGACATGAGGGCCATGTCGCCTGCCATGTCGAGATAAGTTTGATGCAGATCGTTGTTGTCGATGAACGTTTGCAGTTCATTGTTCGTACGTTCCCATTCAGCGAGGTCGGCTTTGAGCGCCTTCATATCTTCGCTCTCTTCGTGTGTTTGATTGTTGCTGAGAAGTTCTGAGACGGGATTCTCTGCGGCCGAACCGCTGGCTCCCGAATTTTGTTTCGCTTCACGTTCCTTCGCTTTGAGGTCGGCAATCTGCCCTCTTAGCAACGTTCCGGCTGAGGAAAAAGGGATGAACTTCTCCGTGATGTTGCCGCCGACGTATTGCGTGTAATGGTATTTAGGCGATGGGCCGCGTCCAACGAGAATCTTCTTGACAAACTCAACGCCGGCGGCCGTGAATGGCGACATCTTGGAAAGGATGTAAATGATGTTGGGCAAGCGGTTGCCAAGGCCCCATTCCATAAACCCGAGGCCTGGTGTGCCAACATGCTCGGGCTTTGCCGTGTTCTCCCCACCACTGGAGGCGAAGACGGCGGCGATTTCGCGGCGTGCGTTGCCGGTGCCGGTGGATGTGGAGAGCATGGAATGGGCATATTCAGCCCAAGAGAACGTTTGACTGCCATCGGCGTTTGGCCGAGAAAAAGCAGCGGGGCGCACGGCCTCATATCCTTGCGCCTTGAGCGCTTCGCTGCGCTGCTGGAGTTCGTTGATGTTAGATACGGTATTCATCGCGTTTGATGTCTGTGTTGTCAATTGGGGCTTTGCGTTTCTTCCCCCTTGAATGTCAACGGCAAAGATACGGCAGGGGATTTTTTTAGGGCGGACATAAAAAAGAGACAGACCGAACGCCGTCTCCTCATTTTCCCCGAATTATAAACGGGGAAAAAGGGGAACGTCCGGTCTGTCGAGTGAAACAACAACAAGAAAAAAAATTATGGTTACACTGTCTCTAAATGGAACAACACCACATCGTTCGTTTCCAACAAATGTTCTGTTTCCTTATTATAGGGCACACACTGCACGAAGAACAAGGGGCGATGCGCGTTGATAACGCCAAAGATTCTGTCAAGGCCCTCCGTGCCGTCGCGTCCGCAGGCAAAGAAGGCAGGGCGCCAAGGTTCGCTATCTTTGTTGCGCACAAGCACCTTGTCGAAGGGCTTAAACACGAAAGGCTTGTTTACGAGGTTGCGCTCAAGGAGGCTTTTAACGCTCATCGTTTCGCAGTCGAAACGGAGACCTTTGCTGGCGAGTGCGGAATTGAGTTCGGAGATTTGGTTGAGCGTGGCAGGCTGAATGCGGTAGTAACCGAAAGGGTCTTTTTCGGTGGAGAAGAGTTCCACGTCCTCTGGAGTTTTCATTTCAAGTTTGTCGGAATCATACGCCACAATGCAATGGGCAACGTGGCGAACGACATCATATCGATCCAACACGGCAATTCTTCTGTCAACCATTTCCCCCTGCTCGTTGTAACGGCGAATGATCACATAATCGCCTTTCACCAATTTCGGCGTAAGGAAATTCTCCTCACTTCCGCGCTTTACTTCCACGCCAAAGCGCGTTGAGATTTCCTTCAGGAATTTATCGCGCGTTTCTTCGCAGCGGCAACGACGGTAAAGATGCGTGGGGAGATCCGTATGGTCGAAGCCAAATTTGTGGCCTTCGCCTTCCTTTGCATAAGGATAGAAGAGGACGAACGGGGCACAGAAAAACGCGCAAGTAGAAGTGTTAAATCCGCCGAAGAGAATCATTTCGTCGTTGGCATTTCTCGGCACCAACACATCCCCCGGCCGCCATAAAAGCACATCCCAATCTCTGATTTTCTTGCTTGGGAAAAGTTGGCATTCGCCGTACCCGTTCTTGTTGAATAACAATTGCCCATAGGCATTAAAACCGATGACGCTATTGTCACCATTTAGTGCTGTAAATCTACAAGCGATTTCGTTGTCCTTGACGTGCTTCAACGTCACGTTTCCGCAAAACGGAGAGTAAAGCATCGTGCCAAGCGCAATGTTGTTTTCTCTTAGGAGTTCTACGATATTGGTTTTTGGTTGTTCCATGATTATTTAGTATTCAGTTAAAAACGTGCAGTGGTTTATTCGGTTTACCTTCCCAAAATCACGTCTGCACAAGTGTCCGTTAATTACGTTGTACGGCGACAGCGGTAAGGTCGTGCCGGTCTACGTTCCCCTCGCCCTTCTCAATCTTCCAGTCGAACCCTGCCGCCTGCAAGCTCTGCACGAAAATGTTATAGTCTCTATCTACGATATACGGAGAAATGTTTTCTTCTTCTAAGACAACGAGGCGAGGATTGCGGTCGAGGTCGATGCGAAGTCGGTTTTTGCCGAGGAAGTCGCAGAACGTGGCCATATTGATAGGAGTTTCAATATGCAGATTATAATGTCCATTTCCGCTTATCCAAAGGTAGGCATAGCAATATAGTATTTCCTTTTCGGCATCGTATCGCTTGGCGCATAAAATGCAAATTTCAGAGTTGCTGGGCGAAAAGATTTCATAAAAACGTCCGTCCTCGATATGGTTGAGCATGTATTCGCGACGCTCTTGCAGGGTGAGGTCCACAGGCGGTGTCGGCAGCCATGTAGGTTTTTCATACTGTTGACATTTCTCCTTTTGCTTTGCCTTCTTTTCTCTCCAGGTAAGAAAAAACTCCTGCAACAGCCAATTGGAACAGGCGATTATGGCTACTACTACTATCACGCCCATCATGCACTGGAAGAAAAGCCCCACGCTGTAGTGTTTCAATAAGATTGTTTCCATTGTTCTCTATTTTGTTATTACTAATTTCTAAAACCATTACTCACCACCCACACGCTCAGTCCTATATTAAGCAGGAGCATAAGGATGATGATGGCCCAATACTGTTTGTCGCTCAGTTCTACCGAGAGATACTTGAAGTCGGAGAAATTCTTACGCTTCCATTCCTTCTGCACGATAGGCTCTATGTAGGCGGCAAAGGCGCGGAGGTCGAGGGGGTGCGACATAAACCAGTCGCGGCTCTTTACCGAAAGCACGGGCGAGTCGCACCATGAGAAGGCATCGCTCCATACGACGCGGTTGCGGCTGTCAAGACCCCCACACACCACAAGCTCGTTCTTGTTGCCACCCTGCCAGTAGGAGCGTTGGCGATCGGCAATGGATAGAGGCTTGTTGCGATAGAAGAGCAGATAGAGGCGAAACTCCTTCTTCGGCCCGTATTTAGCATTGAACACACGGATGGCTCGCTCCTGACAAGCAGAAAACTTGGCTCCGATGATAGGACATTGGTCGCGCAAATGAATGTCGGGGTAATCGTATAGCCCGATGCGCCGAGCCTCCTTCTCGCTAATGTCCTCAAGCTTGAACACCGAGCGCGAAGCCTTCACTTTATTCTCGTATTCATGTTCACGGGTCACAGGATAGAGCTGGGCGGTCTGTCCGTTCCACTGGTATTCATAGGCATCGCCATCACGAGTGTAATACTGGCGGTGCATATCTACAAACACCGACGGAGCCTGCAAACGGTCTTTCATCGCCGAAAACTCACTTCTACTGCAATCGCGCTCCTTGCCAGAATGGTCGTAATAAGACCATCGCTCGGAATGGTTTACCGTGACGTAATAGGTTTCTGTGTGGCTCTCGCCTTTTGAGTCGGTGTAGGTTCGGGTACGAATTTCCTGCTCATTCCACGGCTCATAATAGCGTATCTTCGTAACGTAGCTGCCTAAGTATTCGGTGTCGCTTGACTCTGCTCGTTCAAATGCCCTTATCATCGCTACGCCCACAAGGAGCGGCAAGAGGATTATAAGCACGGCGTGCTCCCACCATGTTGTCTGCTTTCGGAAGAACAGCAGCAGCACGGCCGACACGAAGAAGGGGATAAGGAAAACGAGTAGTTCCATAAGCCTTTATTGTTTCTTGCCGAACAAATCCACTTCATTGTCTTCGCCCTCCGTCATCACTTCCTTGGAGCGTGACGAAGAGATTACCTTATACTCGATAGGCATGGTGTTAGACACAAACCATCGGGCAGGGTAGGTGCGAGTGAGCGTTTCGTGTTCACGGATGATGTCGAGCATACGTTCCTGCGAGGACTGAAACTCGGTGCGCTGTATCTCAATGGCTTGCATAAGGTCGCGGTAGAGCGATACATCAAAGTTGGGGTTGCTCTCCTTAATCCACTTCATCATCGTGCCCTGGTCGTTCTGATAGCGGCCTGCAATGAGCTGCGGATAAATCTTCTCGAAAGTGGTCTTGTACTCGTCTGTTACCTGTGCCTTCTGCTGGATGATTTTCCACATCTTGTCGTGTACACCCTCAATCTTTCCACGCTGTGCCTCTGCCTGTTGGCGCAGCGCAATCTCGCGGTTGTTATAACTGAAGTAGGTGGCTACCAATGAACAGATAACGATGGCAACCACAAGCAGTATGGATGCCGTAATAATGTTTTTTGTTTTCATATTGGTTTTTGGTTGTTCCATGATTTTATTTTATTGTTTATTCCAAACACATTCGCTATTACAAATGCTTGATAAGCGTGCTACACTGATGGCCAACCGCCACTTCCTCATAGCCCAATCTCTGATACCATTGAAGCACCCACTGAGGAGAGTCGCGGCCGTCAAACGAGATGGCAACGCTTTCAACGCCGAAGTTTATCAATTCCCTCTCAGCCGCTTCCAACAAAACTTTGCCCACCTCGCTGCCGCGATAGTCTTCGTCCACCCATAGGGAGTAAATCAGGGCGTCGGCTTTGCCGTCGACAGGTTTGTCTTTGGTGTAAACGGGGATGAAGGCTTGAACGCTGCCATGATGTTGCTCATCCGTTATGAGAATGTGGATGGAATCTGCCCAATGTTGATATTGAATCATTTGTCGGTTTTTAGTGTAGTAAAAAAACGTGCAGTGGTTTATGCGGTTTTCCTTCCATGACTCACGTCTACACCAGTGTCCGTTAATTACGTTGTACGGCGGCATCGGTAGGGGTGCCGGGCTACGTTCCCTTGGCCTTCGGGATAAGATGGCAATTGTTGTACCAAGCCACTTAATTACTTCCTTCAGTGGCAAATTATGCAAGCGAGATGGCCATTTTATCCATCAATATCGCCCGAGTCAGAGCCGCCAGGGTTCTTGTCTGTGCCAGGGGCGGAGGGGGCATCGGTTACGGATGCGTCGCCAACGCGCTTAAACGAGCCGTGTTGCGCAAAGGCCGCGTTGAACTTCTTGGAGAAGTCGATGGCCACGCCTGCGGTGAGGTCTTTCGTGGTGAGGTCGGTAGCCGTGATTTGGCGGTTCACGTCAACGTCCTCTCCTGCGGCCTTGCGTTCTTCAAGCTTTGCTTTGAGCTGCGTCTGGGTGAGCGAACCGCTAACGGTTGGGCGCACCGTCATGCCTTCGGCCGACACCTGTACCTTGGTGCCCAATGCGAGCAACAAAGGCAACTTCTTTTCCAACTGCGACATGACGGCCATTACGTCCGCAACGCCAACGGTGGAATCCTGCGCCATGTAGTCGCAAAACTCGGTAAACGACATTTGCTGCAAGTCGACGATTTGTGCGCTTGCAACCCTTTCTTTCGTGAAGTTGTTTACACGAACAGCAATTTTTGTTTTGATTGCCATAAGTTAAAATGATGTTTGGGCGTTAATACTATCCTCCATGTTTTTACCCGATTCTGCAAAGAGGGTTTTACAATGTGCCGACACTTTTCATCCAAAGTTCCGACACATTGCAATTTTTGAGTACAAATATAGGAAGAACAGTTTTAGCCGTTCGGACATGCTCAAAGCTCCACCAACACCTTTATCTCTCTGTGCCCACCCCCTTGCGTATGCAGCGCGGGCGATATTCCTTTTGCGGAATACACTCGGCGGCTATTCTCGAACATGCGGTCGTAGGGCGGCGTTTGTATCAGGCCGACAACGATGATGCGCGTGGTTTTATCCTTCATCGATGCTCACCTTCATGTCCTTCAGACTATGCAAGCAAACCACGCCGTGCCCATCAATCGCCTTCAGGCACGCTGGGCATTCCAGGCAGAACACGGAACCAACGGGCGTGCGTTCTCGCTTATGGAGGCACAACGACTTTTTGCTCACATAGAGTTTATTTCTCACCATAAAATCGTTGACAGCACTGACATACGTCTTCAGATGTTCATTTTCGGCGCTCAAATCATTACAAAGCGATTTCTTTATTTGTTTGGCAGCGATTTTGTTGTCCTTTTTCATTTCACGAATCTCACGCGCCAACTTTTTGTTGTAGTCCATGAGCAGATGCAAGCGCTGCTCCAGCTCTGCGTTTTCTTTCACGGTAATGATGTACTGACGAAGGAGGGCGTGTTCAAGAGGTTGTTGAGGTGGGTTCTTGGGGGGGGTCTGTGGCCGGTGCGCTTGCTTCTTCTGGCGCATTATTCTCGAGAACAGTAAGCACATCGTCCACACAAGAATTGGCTATACGTTCTAAATCTGACGAAGAAATAAATTTGTTGTTCATATTTTTAGAGATTACTCAAATTCATAAATAACGTAAGGCGTGGTATTTCCAAGCCCATCATTCGGATCGGGGAATCCGCCAGGTGGTAAAGTCGTCACGGCGGTGGCAATCTGCTTGCGTGGTCGGCTCTTCACGATGCCTTTGCCATCTTTGTTGCGCACCCAGCCGATGTAAAGTTTTTTAGTCATACTCAATTAAAATAATCGTGTGTTGCCCGTGCGCATCATAGAGTCCTGCCCATCCATCGTAGCGAGCAGAGAGGGCAGTGGAATACCCACGACGCTGACAGATGCAGGAGAGGCGTTGCACGAAAGGGATTTTTTTAATCATATTCGATGTATAACATATTATCCTTGCCAACTGATGTAAGCGTGTTAATTGTACGCTCTCCGATTATCTCCATGCGCTGACGGAATCGGCCGTTTGAGGGGTAACGACGGTCGGATGGATTGTTGGGGTTGCGGCCTCGAAAGGACACTATCTGAAAGTTACGCATAGGAGATTATCTTTCGTTACGGTGCTGATGGTGTTGCTCCACGGCCACGGACTGGGGAGATGCAGCTTGTCTTGAAACCGACACCCGCCCCGGTCGCCATGCACGCGGCGGTAGGCTTTGGCATGTTCCGTTCGGAGATGGATAAGGACGGCGCGGCGTAATCATACGCTATCAGTATTTTCGGTTTGTCAACATCGTGCCCCTTTCCACCACCAACCAAACAAGGGGAGATACCAAGGGGCGAAACGATGGTGCCGTTCTGCGAGGGGCTGTAAGAGCCGAGGATGATGGGGCGAGGGGGTGTTCATAATTCTACTGCTACATAATAGTGGTTACGACTGCTGACACCGGTTTGAATGGTGTAGACAACGCCCACACCGAATCGCTTGTTGTAGGTGTCGACCCACAAAGCATGAGCGGGGCGAAAAACACGTTGGTACATTTGTTCAAGACGGGCGTTCTTGTTAAGCATATTCAAAGATTACTCCTATTGCATCAAAGCCATCTCTTTTCGTGAATAGGAAGTTTCGGGTTCCCATCTTGAAATAGTTAGCTTTTATCATATGGGCGAGTGGAGTGTTACCCCCATTTGCCGCATTGAGGATTCTTTTATTCAAACTCATACAATACTACTGCCATTAGATAGTGGGCGAATGTGAGGAATGTTCATTCTTTACCTATTTCTTTCCAGGTTTCCTTTCCATATTCTCCTTGAACAACTGCTCAAAGCCTTCGCACGGCATGGTTCCGTTGGTGGCAAACTTTTCGTAGTTGTCCATGATGTTAGGTGTCTGGCGTTGCAACAGGGCTTCAAGTTCGGTTGGCGATTTGCTCCATCCGTCCAACTCATCCATCGCGATTTGCAATGACGTTTTGAGGAACATCGCCGCCTCATGTGTAGGCGGCAAGGCGAATTGCACGAAGAGGGCATTATCCGAGTCGTTGGCCTTGAGGAACTTGCTAACGGCATCATATTTGAGGAAGAATCTGTCGGCCACCTCTTCTTCGAGAACATCCTCTAAACGGGTCTTCAATTCAAAAGGCGCAGGAAACTGATATTCAAAGGCCACATCGCTGCGCATGGAGAGGCAGAACACGCGGTCGCGGTTTTGCGGCACACCATAGTCTTTGGCGTTGAGACGTGCCCAACGGCTCACATAGCCGAGCGACGAGAGCTTGTCGAGCCACTTTTGAAAGTCGGGCATAAACTTCTGGCTCACCAGTGCCGCCACGTTCTCCTGCAAGAGATACTTCGGGCGAAGCACCTCCACGGCATCTGCCACGCGCCACAAGAGGGCACTTCGCGTATTGCTACCATCCGTCAATCCCATCTGCTTGCCAGCCTGACTGATGTCTTGGCAGGGCGAAGAGTAAGTGAAGAGGTCAACTTCGCTCCCCTGGAGCGACGCCTTGACGGCGTGCCAGTCAATCTTGGTGATGTCGCCAAGAGCGCGGTTGGCAAACTGCGGAAAGACGAGGTTGTGCATCTGGCAGGCATATTTATCGATGTCGCTCCATCCCATACACGTCCATCGGAAATCGGGATGTCGCTCCTTCAGCACATCGGCCGCCATGAGCTGAGAATCATAGCCGGAAAACGTCGTGATGATGATTTTCTCGCCACTATCACCTTTGTCAACGGGAAACGCTGGTAACATCTGCTCGGGAAACATCGTCAACTGCTCATGGCTTTTCACAGGTTGGCTGGGGTACCACAACTGCTCATAGATGTAAGACAACACGTCCACCACAATGGAATTACCCGCTTGCTTATATTGCTGACTGGCAGAAACGGCCATCTCCTCTGGCTTACCCTTGGCTTTCCAATCGGGAAGAATGGCCGAAGACTGGGCGTTGGTGCTCTGCATCGTGCGAATCACGCCCTCACGCACCCCCATCAAACGGAAACATTCGGGGGGGTAAGTTTGCGGATGGCATAGCTTTTGATGGTGTGGTCGGTGAAATTCAGTTTGGTGATCATTAGTTCGGTTTTTAGTTGTATTCAATCATAACGCCTGCATCATTCACATTAGCCTTCAGACATCGGCTTACTCCGATAAGGCTTCCACGGTTGAACTCGGCTGTTACTTGCGTAAATACCCCCCGACTTTCGGGATGTGGTAGTTGATTTTGATTTTTGGCATATTGTTTTATTATAATTCCACAAACACGCAAACTCCGCCGCCTGACGCGGTCAGAGAGTTCACCAACTTACCCCCCCGGCTGTTCTGCTGCGCCTCAGTGCCGAAGACGGATAACTGAGGTCGGCAGCTCCGTGGCAGGGGCAATCGGTGTAGCCCAGCTCGGTGGCTTGACGTATGCGAAGGAACGTCTCGCCACCTACGTCCACCAACTGAAGGAACGGGCGGTCGGAGGTGGAGTAGATGCGGTAGAGCGAGCCGTCGGGATAGCGTCCATACAGTTTGCCGTCCTTGCGGATGGTGCCGCGCTTATAGTGAGGCGGGGCACTTCGGGGCGCAGGTTGGTTTTTGCGGGGTTTTAGTGAAACCATGTGCGCTATCCTTTCGCCTTGAAGTTGTATATCGGTTTTATGCGCTTCACGACTTCCACTGTATCGCCTATAAGCGATTCAATTTCTTCGGCCGACTTATATGCCATTGGCGACTCGTCGATGGTTGACTCGCAGACGGATGTAGAGTATATGCCCTGCATTTCCTTGCTGTATTCCTCCATAGTAAGCGTTTCCTTTGCCTTGGCTCTCGACATAAGGCGACCTGCACCGTGAGGAGCCGAGCAAAGCCAATCCTCGTTGCCTTTGCCACGGCATATCAACGAACCATCGCGCATATTGAGCGGAATGATGAGCCGCTCGTCCTTTTCAGCTCGCACGGCTCCTTTTCGGATGATACTTGAGTGGATGTTGAAATAGTTGTGTCTGGTGGTGAAGAAATCCTCGAACGGCATTTGAAGCCCACGAAGGATAGTCATTGCTATATTCCATCTGTTCTCGTCGGCAAAATCCTGGCAGACGTGCGCAGCAAAATTGTAAGCGTTAAGGTCTTCGCCTTCAAGATAGGCGAGGTCGGAAGGTACCGTACCTAAGCGACGCAACGTATTGTTAATCTCTCTCTCCAAACCATACCTCTTTAAGTCTTCGATGATGCGGTTGCGCTCCTCTCTGTGGTTCACATTCTTCTGGGCTAAGTGTTGGAAATAGTTGCACACCTTCACACCGAGATTACGACTTCCCGAATGTACAACAAGATACTTACAGCCCTGCTCGTCCTCGTTAAGTTCGATGAAATGGTTGCCACCACCGAGAGAACCAAGCGAACGTTCGATATAGTCGAGGTCGAAGCAACCTTCTGTACGTTCGTGCAAAACGTCCAAACAACGTAACATTAACGGACTCATTTCTTTTAGTTTGGACTTTTCGTAAACGTCAAATCCGCTCGGCACCGACTCGTTGATGATTCGGTCGAGAAGCGAAAGGTTTACATCCTTCTTGCCGAGCTGAACTACCAACATGCCACAGCCTATATCTACGCCTACGGTATTTGGTACAACCTTGCCGGCAATCTTAATTACCGTGCCAATCGTGCTCCCCTTGCCGGCATGACAGTCGGGCATAATGCGTATCTGACAGTCGCGATAAGCCTCGCTCGCTGCCATTCTCTTAATCTGTTCCTTCGCCTCCTGCTCAATGGTCTTGGCGAAAATCTTTACGTTCTTCATACTGTATATTTCTATAAATCCTTTTATATTGTTAGATTAAATCCAGTCCTAATGCCGGATTTTCTTCAAAATCATACCTAACATCTCTGTTCATTTCCCACGAGATGGGTGTTTCATCGAAAATGTCTACTTCACTATTTTTTATGGCTTCAACACACAGAAGATACTCTTCCTTACAAGAAGAAACCGGAAATTCAACAGAGCAAGACTCCCAACGCAAATTGGGGCGAGTGCCGTCTTTTTGTGGTTTTCCCTTAACCATAAGAAATATTTCAAGAATCATACCGGCATCAACATTGCGAACTTTGGCACATAGGACGCCATAACCGATTGGTTTCACGTAAATGTGAACTCCTTCTTTCTCGCCTAAGTAGCGGTAGCTGCTATTGTGCAAAGCCTTATTTAAAATTCTGAAACTCATAATACTATTCAAATTTTAGATCCAATTTTTCCTGCCATTTCTTATCGAGGATAGAACCGACGACCTCAAATTCTTGCAAATAATCTTGCGTTAGAGTGGAACGATGGCCGTCTGAAAAACCAACGACGGAAGACTCTGGATTTTTAATATCCATGAGGTAGAACATGGCAGTTTCGTCATTCCAACCTATCATACCGAAATAATTATCGCGTTTATTGTCTTCGATGCGGCTAAACGGATAAAGGTCTGACCGCAACACGTCACCTTCATATATCTCCTTGCCGTTCTTGTCATAGAATCCGGTGTTCTGGGCGACGGTCTTGTAGTCAACCTCATAAGGAATATTTCGGTTCAACATACTTACATTTTGACGATTCTCAATAATGTATGTATTACCATTTTCTTGATAAAAATAACCGCAAACCCATTCATTATTGTCAAGGCGTCTTGCTCTAAATTTGATTGTTCTCATGTTTTCTATAAATCATTTTTTATGCTATTACACTGTTAATCCTATCTTCTTCTCATCTGCTCCAAATCCTCGTTCTCCTTGGAAAGGCGTTCGAGGTGTTCAAGAACGAGAGAATACGATTGATTATTGATTTTGTCTTCATCCAAACCCGTGTACTTCTGCATGGTGGCGATGGTGGCCGTGTAGATTTCCAACGGGGTGTTGGGACGTTCCTTGCGCGAAATTTTCTGCACCTTGAAGACGTGGGGGAAACGGCGAGAGAGCACCTGCATCATGCCTGTCCACCAGAAGAGGATGGGTTGCCACTGATGGTCGGGGAATTTGAGGAAAAAGGAGGCGTTGGCCGTTGTTTGCCGCGCATCAAAATGGAAATCTTTAACGGGCAAATGGGTATTCGCGTCGAGGAACGAGATGCGGCGGTTGAAGATGGTGGCGAGAAACATGGCGCGAGCCACATTCACGCTGTTGGCCTGCTGAGAGAGCTGCTCCTCCGTAAACTTTCCAATTTGCTTCATGCGAATGAGATTATTGGAAAGCGTGGTATATTGCCCCATGAGGTCGGCGGCAAATCGATATTGTTGCCAAGAGAATCCATCCATGTCTGTCGGCACGCCCATGAACTCCGTGCGGCGGCGCAACCAAGGGCCTTTGCTTCGGCGGCAAAGGGTGGGGTAGGGAAAACGGGTGAGTACGAAACTGCTGTCGCCATCGAGCCAGTCGAGTAGGCCGGCACCTGCCGCTTTGTATTCGGCCGACTGGCGGTCGTCGGTCTTCGCCTTTGGCGAAAGCCAATAGTTGATTTGCCAGAGATAGACGGGGAAAGGGGCGTTGTCCTTGCGCTGCCGACCACGCCGGCGGAACCAACTGCGCCCACGCTTGCCGAGAGGCTTGGAGGAGAAACGACATACGTAGCATTGCTCCTCAATTGGCCGAAAAACGTCTGGCCCTTCAATAATCTCCATCCCAGAGAAAAGGAAGAAGCAAGCAATCTTCACGTTGCGCATATCGAAAGGATGATAGCGATCAGCGCGGTCAATCTGCTCAAGGATGATGCGAGAGATGAGTTCCAGTTGCTCCGTGGTGCATTCGTTCCAGGAACGGGGCAAGGTGAGATTGATGTTTCGAGTGTCTGATATTACCATGTGATTCTCCTTCCTTTGTTGTCCACCAAATAGCCATAGTTGATGGCATTGACACGGCGATACCAGCCTGCCATGAAACGCTTTTGTGCCGGACGGTTGCGGATGATGCCATCGATGAAGCGGAGACGGCGCTTGCGCAATTTCTCAAAGAAAACAGGAGCATAAACGTTGTTGAGCGCAGCGAGCGTTTTCGGCCCAACGATGCCATCGGCCGTCACGCCAAGCAACTTCTGAGGAATGATGATGCCGTTGACACCACTGGCCCACGTCCAATCAACAAGCGCGTTAGCCAAACTCTGGTCTTCTATGCCGTCGGCCTTCCAGCGATTCCAATAGTTATTACGCATGATTCCAACGGCGTCTTCAACGGAAATCAGTTTCAAATCTTCCACGTCGATTCTCCCGTCGCCGTTCTTGTCATAGCCCTGCGCTTTCCAGGTGGCGATGGTCACACCGCGATTGGTGGCACCGCCCAGGTCGTGCGGGTCGTTGACGTAGCCTCCTTCATAAGAAAGGATGAACTTTGCCAATGGTTCGAGTTTTGCCATAATGATGTTCTGGTTAATGAGTTTTTTGTATAACACAAAATTAAAAAAACAGTACCGCCCCATCCGGACATACCAGATGGGGCGACACCGCCAAACACATCCCCACCAAGGGAACACAAAAAGCCCTGGCATCTGCCTTCATGGGGCACGACACCAGGGCTAATGATTGGGTAATAGCGCGTCGATAGGAATGTTACTCAGTTCCGAAGAGGTTGGTCGGGCCTTCTTCATCATTGGGAACATCCTTAGCGATATTGTCTGCGCTCTGTGTTTCAATATCGCTTACTCTTTTTTTGTGGCCAAGAGCGAATCCCAGCCAGATTCTGGCGTCGGAATGTTATAGTAGCCATACGCTGTGGGTTGCAAAGTTCCCGACAAAGTCACGCTACGGTCGTCGTCTGCCTTCTTACCTGTGTCACCCTTGATGCCGCCAGAGGCAAATTCAAACTTATGCTTAGAGTCGTAAACGATGATATTGCTATCGCCGTCCTGGAGGATGAAACCGCAATCAAGGTTGTTCAAAGCGCGACCCACCTTTGCTGTTTCAGCGTTAACTGCTTCAATCACGAAGTCAACCTGCTGTTTGAACCCTTTCTTTGGGCCCAGGCTTTCATAGCTGAAACCCTGGCTGTTTTCCTTACACTCGAATTTGTAAAGACCCTTGCCAGTGTTAAACGATTCAGTGGACAAAGCAGCGTAGTCGTTATCCTTTGTCGGTGCCAACGGCGCTTTGAGGTCGCTCTTGACAAAGACATAAACGTTCACGCCAAGGCCGCCAAAGTTCTCCAGACAATCATTAGCCGCGAGAAGGTCCTTCAATTCCGGACATATTGCTGTTACTGCCATAGTTTATGTGTTTTTGTGTGTTGTTAAATAAAAATGGCGACGGCCACTATCTTCCGTCAGGTCAAGCGACCGCCGCCGAGGATTTATAGATGGAAAAACAGCATCGTTGTTAACCGTTCTTCTTGAAGAAGGCCGTCAAGCCCATATTCATGCCAGTGGCGGTGAGCTGAAGGGTCTTATTGGTAGAACCGTTGCTCCACGAAACGAACTTGTAAGTTGCGCTGTCCTCGGCTAAGAGCGTGACAATCTGGTTGGGAGTAGTCGCGATCGGAGTCTTATACTCTACGCCATTTACCTTAACCTTTGCGTCAATATTGCCTGTGTCTGAATCAGAATGGGCAATGGTAACAACGAGGTTAGAGTTGGTGTAGTCGCCCGACTGGAAGTCTGTGCTTTCGAGGCTTCCGTCTGTGATTGCAAACGAATGTGCCAGCGTCGACATCACCATTGCTCCCTGTATTGATTGACACTGGAACACAACGTCTCTCAAGTCGTTGTCAGAGCCAAGGGCCACGTCAACTCGAGTCTGATTGCTCTCGGTGTCAACAGCGTAAATAAGGTTGCCCTCTACTGAGAAGATGATGCGGTCGCCTACACCCATGCCTTCAACAGGCGCGATGGTGACCTTAGGCAGTTCGGGAATGACATAGTTGCCACCGTCTACAACGTTGAGCTTGTGTGTGCCGTATGACTGGAGCGCGTAACCGTCAGCAATATTGATGGCTGTCTCGGGCGTCATGTAGGCATAAAGTTTCTGACGACGCAGACGCGGGTCAAGGCTCATGTAAGCATCACGGAAGTTTTTGTAAGCCGAAGAATCGGTAGCGTTAGCAGGAGCGGTGATCGCCTCACAGTGAATGAGGTTATGGTTTGTCTCGCTGATGATACCGTCCTCAATGTCGTGATTGATGCAAGTGATAAAACCGTCGTAAAGGGCCATCGCCTTCTTCTCGTCTGATGCGCCCTCGACATCGTCGTCAATGTTGCCCCACCAGAGGTTGTTGTAAAGATCGTCGGCATGAGTCTTGATGACGGCTTCCACTGCCACGGTCGAAAGAGGATAAGCACCATGTGCGTCTACACCGAATACTGTCTCACAATATCGGTCTATATTATCCACCCCGCGGAACCAGGCGAGTCGGGCGGTCAACACACGTTCTTTGATGAATCCGATTTCGCCCTTCATGGTCGGGTTCGTGTCCTTACGACGAGTAGTACCACCCTTGCGGATGAACACGTTCATGGTGCGCTGGTACTGGATGCCGCTAATGATCTTGATGCCGAGACGATTCATCTCTTCGGGATTAGCAAACGCAGGACCCTGTACGACACTTGCGAATACCTGGTTAGCCACTTCCTGAAGTGCGCTAATGCCAATAAAGTCTTTTGGTGTTGCCATAGTCTTGTTTAATTTTTGTGTTGGTTGTGTTTTGTGATTGTCTTGTGTTGTTAGATGATGCCGTTCTTACGTTTGTAGTCCTCGATGGCCTTCTTTGAACCTACGGGGTCGGCATCATTCCATGTGGGATAGCCAGTCTGAGCCTTTTTCATCTTCACGCTCTCGCCATTGTTGGCCGGGGCTGCCCCAGCGTTGGTCTCTTCGCCTGCCTCGTTGGTCAGATCGTCAATCTGAGCCTGCATGTCGGCAATCTTCTGCTCTGCCGTGGCAAGCGCGTCCTTAGCACCCTTTAAGTCGGCTTCAGCCTGCGCCTTTGCCTCGGTGAGAGCATTCATCTCGTCGTTCTTCTTGGCAATGGCCTCTGTGTGTTGGGCGTTAAGTTCTTCAATTTCTCTACTATGAGCCTCCTTTGCTTCGGCCAGTGCGTTCTCCGCGACGGTCTTGGCATCGTTAGCTGCGGTTACTTGTGCGGAGAGTTCGTCAACCTTGCCCTGCATATCTGCGAGAGCCGTCTCCGCTGTGGTGGCTTTCTGCTCAGCATCGGCCACCTTTTGCTCAGCTTCCTTCATGTTGGCTTCGAGTTTGTCAAGAAGCGAGGCGTTCATATACGCGCCCTCTTCCGTCACGGCAATCTCTCCAGCCTTCAATCCGCAAGCGGCATTGATAAGTGGATAATTCTCCATATTGAAATTTTGGTTGGTTGCTGTCTGTTTGTTCTGTGGTTCGTTCTGAGGGTCGTTCTGTGGTTCGCTCTCTGGTTCATTCTGTGGTTCCGCTTCTGGTTCCGATGCCTCGCGCTTGATAAGTTCTGCTCTGCCATCGTAAAGGGCAAACGCGCGTTGCACCACTCCCATGAATGTTGACTGACCATCGGCGAGAATACCCTTCACGTCTTCGGCATTAAATACCTTACCGTGCAAATGTTCGTCTTTGGCATTTGGGAAAGCCTTCTTGATGTCGGCGCGGAACTCAACACCCAATTCAGCCAATTCCTTGACCAACTCCTCGTCATCGTCATTGTTAGCAAGGTCGCGATAGGCCTTGTTCTTGTCAAACGACTCTGGGTCGTAAGCCTCGTGGTAAGTCTCGTCGGTGAACTGATTCTTTGAGCCATCGGCCAACGTGTAGAAAGCAGCCATCACGCCGATACAACCCATTTGGTCTTTCGGATTCATATAGTAGACCTCGTCACATAGCGAAGCGAGATACATACCGGCCGAATCGCAAAGGCCGTCAATCAAGGCAATCACCTTCTGACCTTTCGAGTGGGCATATTCAATGGCAAGCGCATAATCGTTTTTGGCCCATGCTGAACCGCCCGGCGTGTTGATGATGAACACGTGGCCGCGACAAAGCGGATTGTCAGCGGCACGCATCATCATGTCGCGATGGTCGATAGATCCATACGAGCAGGCACCACCGTTGCGCGTGATTGGCCCGTCAATCGCAAGCACTGAGACGAAGGGGAAGTTCTGTGCATGTTCGTCGTCATCCGGAAGCGTCAAAACCCAATTGCCTCTGACCTGCGTGCCATCCTCCGAAATCTGATATTCCTCCGGGTAATAAAGGTTGCCTTCTCGGTCTTCTGCGGAGACAAAGCCAGAAGTCTTCTCTGGCTTGCTGAATGCCGCATGGGTGTTCAGATTCTGCTCAAGCGACTTGCGGAAACCATGAACGAAGTCAGGACTCACCATCCACTTCCGTTCGGTGATAATCTCATAAAGTCCTTTCATTGTCTGTGTAACTATTGTTTTGTGTTAGTATTCGGCTGGTCTTCACGACCATTGCTTCATCGTTGCGGAAGAAGGAGTCGAACCTTCGTCTCTTAATGGGCGATAAGCGAGCTTCCATCTGCTCCATTCCGCGATTTGTTTGTTGATTCAAACGATTGCTCGTTTATTGTCTTGTTTGATTATTCATTTAAACATTTGAACAATCAAACATTTGTTCAGTGCAAAAGTAGAAAAGGCAGCATCTGCGAACAAGGACATAAAAAGCGGCGTAAGCGCACAAAAAAAGCCCCGCCATCCGTGATTCGGACAGCGGGGCTGAACAATGAAAAAAACGATGTAGAATTACTCAGATAGGGTAATTGGAATGAAATCAGACATAGACTTCAAGGTGGATTGAATAGTGGCTTGGCATGCCGTTGTGGAAAACGTCAGTCCAACTTGAAAAAGGAACGAACCGGGCAACGCATAAGCCAGAAGCAAACTGCCATCTGCCTTTTTCAATACCGGATAAAACACTTCATAGCGCCTTTTACGCGCAAATTCCCGTACATTTTCCTCTCCAGCCATTATATTGGCGTTGATTTCTATGGCATAAAGACTGCCGTTGCCATTTTCCGAAACCGTCGTTTTAGCCGAAATGGAATCAGCAACAGCGTGCCCTTCATCGCTAATGGAGATATGGAAGGCAGATGGAGTGAAACGGCATCCGTCCATTTTCTGAATCTTAGCAACCCATGGCGGGATTGGCAATTGAGCGCCAGCCACGTAATGGAAATAAACGTCTGTCACGCCTTCGAGGAAGATGTCTCTACAAGATATAGGTAAATCCATAGAAAAGAAAAATAATGATTGATATTTAACATCTATTATTAAGCCTATTAACGAAAAGAAACAATAGAAAATCACTCCCAGACGAACTCGTCTATCTGGGTGATGCGTTCTTTTTCGTCCTCGAATTGCATATCAAGCATCGAATAGGCTTTAAAATTAACGTGTTCATGATTGAGCCAACGCTCAATGATGCGGCGAAGATTGTCTTTTTCGTAAACGCTTGGTTCAATGCCGTAGCGCATCAAATAACGCTCCAACATAGAAGCCTGCGAACGGCAGACCACTTTGCCGCCGGAAGTGCAGAAGTCGAAGGTGGCAAGTGCCCATTCCACCACACTGCGCTTGAAATCATTGTTGAGCATGATGGTGAGTTGGTTGGCGGCAAGGCGACACAGATTCCAGGTGGCCGTGACCACCTTCACTGTATCAATAAACTCCACCTCCCTCGGCAAACGGATGCAAAGGTAATCTTCCTTCGAGCTCTTGTCGTAGTCTTGTATGCCACATAAATGTTGCACCTCGGCAAAGGAAAGATATTCTATATTGTCGCGTTTGTGGATTTTCTTGCCGTCGTTGGGAGCACCGCCAGCCATCATGTTACGCCATTGTTGTTCAGAAAAACATCGAGTGCCGACATCCTGGTTATCGTTGGAAGCTGGCACCAGACCATTTTTCAAAACAAAATACTCCGGCATATACATACTGAAAACCAACGGTTCGTCTTTCGCCAACGTATGATTCGGATTGCGGTGCCGAAAAAACAAGCAACGGCTGGTTGGCATTCTCAGATAAATGTTAGGCATGGCGAAAGGAACGTTATTTCGGTTTGTTGTAATGCGAAAGGATGCCATCCGTCACGGCGAGGCAATAGCTGAGCACATCTCTTGATTTGCGCTTGCCCACCAGTCTATCCAGTTTCTCCGTCTGCTCGTTGTCGAGATTGAATGCCAGTGCCACGGCATCAATGTATGCGCCGCCACTCTCTGTGTGCTTGATGAAGTTGTGGCCAAAGCGCTTGCCAGAGTCAAAAAACTGGTTGATGGCCATGATCATATCTTCCTGCGTGTAGGCAGTAGGCAGCGGGCGGAATTTAGTAATCTTCTCTGAATAGGTCTTTAGGCGTTTCTCGAGGTAGTCGTTGATGCTGTCGGCATAATCCATATAGAGCTGCGCTTCCTTGCTTTCGCTCTCCTGTGGCCGCACCGACTGGAAATAGCCGCCAAGGTGTTTCAATACTTGCAAAACGGCATCAAACTGCTGAAATTGGATGTTGTGCCCAAATAATCCGTCCATGTCGTCGCGAATTTCGAGCAACAGACCTTCCAACATATCAGCCAGGAACGTGAGCTTGTAAAGCCGTGCCGTCAGCCGCTGAACATTGGCTGAAGCATCGGCCTGGGAATAATCAACGAAATACTTCAACAGATGCGTAAACGACAAAGTCTCCACCTCTTCATTGGAATGCAGATTTGTCTGCACAACCGACGACAAGAGCACGTCGGCTAACTGCCGATCTTTCTTCTCAATCTGCCGCACCAAATTGGCGAGCACGCTGGAACCTTTTGCAGATCGCGAAGCTGCTTCCACGAAACGGTTGCGTTTCTCCACCATCGCCTTATATTCCGGATGACGGAAAAGCACGCTCAACGTCTCTGCATATTTCTCAATCGGCACATCGTTGAAGTTAAACGTATAAATGGTGGGCTTGGCCACAACATTGGCCAAGTCCTGAGTTTTCTGTTTTTTATTCATTGCCTAAATCCGTTTTAAACATAATGAACATACTTTTCATTTTCCCGTATGACCATATCCACGGTCGCCACGTACCGTTTTTCGCAGTTCCGTCACCTCCACGAAGTCCAACGCCTCGGTGCGCTCCAAACAAATCTGGCACAGTTTTTCGCCCACCTTATAGCGTGGCATGTCGGGCATGACGTGATAGAACACCACGGAAATCTCTCCAGTGTATGACTCGTCGATGGTGCCTTGTGCGTTGGAAAGCACCATGCCCGTCTTCCACACAGAAGAACGGGCGCGAACGTTGAAGGCTCGGATGTTATGGCCGTCATATTCGTTGACTGGCTGCAAAGCAAAGCCAAGGCCATATTTCCACACGTTGGGGGCCACCTCTTCTTCGCTAACGGCAAAGCAGTCGTAACAGAAATCATTCTCATACCCAGAAGCCTTAACCGGAATCTGGGCTTTTTCGTCTAACTTTTTGAAAAATACTTTCATTATATCTCGAAATTAGGGAGGTATGCTTGCATACGCTCGTTGATAATCTTGCTGATTTGTGCCGCCACGATACGCGCATCTTCATGCGCCTTTCCTGTTGTGTCGCGCAAACGCATATCTATGATGTGGTGCCATTCGTTCAAGGTGTAGGTGTAGGCACAAATGGTGTACGTATTAAACGTCAGATTACCGCGTGCATCCTCTGGCTTGAGTCCTGTCCACAATAAAAACTTATAGACCTTCTCTGCCACCCAATAGCCGAAGTGAGAGGCCCAGCGCTGATACCACTTAGAATTGGCCTCCCAATGCGGACGGCAAATCATAACGCCGCCTTTCTTGACGAGATTCACGTAACGTGTGCTCTGCTCCGCGATGTTGTTTGGCGATTTTCGGTTATATGATTCTCCTTGTATGCGCTGCGTTGTCACCACTAAAGTCATACGCAACAAGAGAAAAGCATCGTCGCAATGATATTTCTGCGCCTTCGCGATGAACACTTCTTCTGTGACGATATATCTGGAAAGCATCTGCAACCAGTCCTTGTGCTCGCCGAGAAACTGACTATTGGTGCTTATCCACACTTTACTGCCCTTGACGGCATAATCTATATATGGAGAAGCCACCATGAGCGACCACACATGAATCGTATGCAGCAACTTCTCGTTCGGCACAAAGAAATACGTGGTGCCGTGGCGATACATCGACCGATGGCCGCTTTCCCAGAATCCCTGACAACGTTCTTGGTCGCGCTTCAAGATGAAAGCTTCAGTTTCTTCTTCTGTCAGTCCTTCTGCCGGCTGCTTTCCTTTTGCCTTGTAGCATATTCTGCCAACACGTGCAATGTGTTGGAACAACGATTTCTGCGGCCACCATTCGACCGACGCATTAATGAATTTCATGACTTATGAATTATAATTTGTTTTACAATAGAGCTAAACATGACTATCACCGAAGGAGATATTTGATGCGCAACACTTCATCCGCAAGTGCTTCTGTCGTTCCATTATTGTAGATGCAATAGTCGAAGAATGCCTTTGGCAAGAATACCCGTTCTTTGTCGCGCTTGATACGCTCTTTGCTGACACCGCGACGCAAACGAGTGCGCTCTGAGGCATACACACTGATGGAGAAGCGTTCCATCCACGGAAAACGGCGACACAACATCTTCAATCCTTCTTCATCAACCACGTAGATGCCCGCCTCGCCAATCTGCTCCACCGTGGTCCAATATTCGTAACCGCCATATTTAGTGTAAGCCAACATCTTGTCGCGCGGCACATCACATTTCTCCACGAAATGATGTTCAACGCCGTCAATCTCGCCCGGACGCTTTGGACGCGTCGTGTAAGAACACAACACTTTATAGCCACATAGCTCAGAAAGCATACGCGCTACGGTGTCTTTTCCAGTGCCACTCGGCCCTGTAATTGTTATTAATTTCATGTAGTATTTTTTTGATTTATGATGTGAATTTTTTCGATAGACAATCATAGGACTTTCATAAGACTTTTAATAGACTTGAGGTAGACTTGCTCAAAGCATAAAAATCAATAAATATTTATAGAATTTAGCCTTTTAACTCATTCCAAACACGCCTGCAAATCTGCCTATATGTTTTAACATCGAGTTCTGCTTTGCAGACATGAATAAGGTAGTTATAGGTCACGGTCTTACTTTGGCCCAACTGATTCCATTTCACGTTTGTCTGACCTTCATTGTATTTCAGGCTACATCGTGAGAGTTGATGAAACAAGTCAAGCCCGTAAGGATGCGACCGCAACGCCCAACCGACCTTGATCCACTCATGATAACTCTCGGTGATATTTTTATGATTGGCAACAAGTTCCTGTACAATCAGCTCTATCAATCTGTCTTGCACTCGTCGCTGCTCCCAGAACTGCACCCCACCTTTATCATTGTAGATAGCGCCGCTACCATAGCGATACGATGGCCTGAGCGCATTCGGAAGCGCGTACGGAATCGCCGGTGGAATGTACTCTTCCACCCCCCTATACGGCACCACGTTCTCATTTATATATATACGCTCTGGCTCATCCCACGATGCAAAACGCACGCGCCCAATGTTGCTACAAGCCTTGTCAAGCCGAATACCAATGCGTGCATATTCCTTCAACAACGCTTTAAACTGCGCCTTGTGGCGGTCAGGGTAAGCCAGACGCACCAAACCGAAATAACCGCTGCCGGAGCAGGATCGCATGAGGAGACCAATTTCTGGCCTGAAACGGCAAACCATACGGATATTTTCGAAATTGCTCAACTGCACGTTGTCGGCAAAGTCAATGTCGATGGCGAGCCATCCCGTATGTTGCTGAAGATGGCTCTCACGGCGGCTCACCATCACGCGCTTGCCAGGATGCGTCAAACTGTCATCTTCATAGAGCGCAAAGAGGCCGCTGAGCGTGGCTCCAGGCAACATCTTTTTGGTCTCGATATATTCAGGCATCTGCTTGGCCTGACTGCCATACTTCTGCCGCAGATCGCGCAAACGCTGCACATACGGCTTCCAGCGATCGGTCAGGCAAAACTCGCGGATGGTCATCTGCTGGATGCACTCACCCGTTTCACGGTCAACAAAACGCCCATAGGCATCGGTTGACTTCTCATACACAGAGCATAATTCCTCGAACATTTGATTTACGTTTTTGATGTCGGTGACAAAATTAAAAAATATATGATAATCTCGCAATGAAAACTTGTTTAATCTTGCTCTATCATAGGATTTTTAACTTTACAGGGTGTTTTCAAGGATTTTATGGCGGTTAGTCTCTGGTTGTATTAGTTATTATAATGCCTAATACAACATCAAGAAATCTTCATAGCCAAACCAAAATTTGGCTATGCTTTGTCTCTATCTTTGCGCCAAGTTCAATCATGAACGAAACTAAACAAACACAAAAACTATGCAGATTAAAACTAACAACGGCGACTTCGATGTTGCCAGTAAGGGGCTTGGCAACACGGCCCTTGGTCTTGGCATTGCGGGCTTGGCAACAAGTCTGCTCGGTGGCGGTGCCACTTTGCTCGGAGGCTTCGGCAACAAGCCGACCATGAACACCAATGACCCCGATGCGCGATTCGTCACGAAATCGGAGACTAACCTCATTCAGGAGAACTCTACACTCAAGACGGAGCTTGCTATTCAAAAGAGCGAGAACTACACCGATAAAAAGTTGGTGGAAGTGACGGCTTACATTGAGGGCAAAATCAATCGCCTCGAAGACAAAGTGAATGCCAATAAGGATGCTCAGCAGGCCATCAATGCTCAGCAAATGGCTTATAACGCCGCAGCAAATGCCAACATCGACGTACTGAAGTCGCAGGTGGCTGCACTGACAAGCGTCACGAAGATGTACATTCCGTCCAGCAATGTTTGCCAAACGAACTGCGGATGCGGATGCACCGCCTAAAAGATGAATGAAGATGAATTTCACAAATTCACAAATCCTGGCAGCCGTCGTGTCCGAATGGGCACGGCCTGCCATTTCTCAAATTGCGACGGGAAAGCTCATGCACCTACCAATGCTGCAATCCATGCAGGCCACCATCGCCTCAATGGGACTGGTTAGCGGGGATTATGCGTTGCAGAAAGACATTGAACCGCTCATTCAGCCCATAATCAACTCGCTCGTCACACCGATTCTCGCCAAATACTTCGCCCAAATCCCTGAAGAGAGCATCCCGCAGATGGCACACGACATTGTGGAAAAGGTCAGATACAACGGCCCATTGTCTGTGCTTGAAGACATGGTGACCTTCGACGAGGAAGACCTTGACGAATTGGCCGACCTGTTGCAGAAGAACCTCCCCGTTGAAACGACGGAGACTTATCAAATAAAGAGATAGAAGAAACATGAAAAGCGGCGGCAAGCATCGTCGCATTACTAAAACAGAAAAGATTATGAACAAAAAAACGCTTCCGGCCAACATTACGGCCACACTTGCAGTTGGCGCAACGGCCACTGCTCCTTATTATGACATCAACATCACGCAGCAGCTCTGCACACCGGCCTGCGTGGACGAAACGCCCGTGTTCTCCCCTACTTTCATGGTGAAAAGCATCGCAAATGTCGGCACCTCGCAATATTTGGTGGTGATACACGTGGAGGGCGTGGTCAACTACATTCCTTGCAACTGCGGCCCATGCTGCACGAGGTCGCAAGTCATCAGTCAGGATTTCACGATTCCCGTCTTTAGTGCAACGCCCGTAACCGCCGTCAAGCCATCCATCGGAACGGTGCAAAACGGCATCGCACGCATTTCCTGCTGCGCCTGCTCTAAAACGTTCGTGTCGGACGTACCATTGACGCTGACCATTACAAATGCCTAATAAGTCATGCTCTTGCTGACTGCGTTTGCCGCCATGATTTCCGCCACCCTTATTCACCATCTCGGACTGGCACAGGCCATCGCTGGTGTTGTGAAGAAGGTGACGGATTGCGGACAATGTTTCACGTTTTGGACCACACTCACGGGCCTGCTCTATTCCGGCGGCAACATCATCACGAGCACGCTTCTGGCCATCATTATGGCCTACTTATATAATTGGTTTGTTTTACTTTTGTTGCTTTTGCAACGAATATTCACTAACTTGTATGGCAAAGAAACAGAACAACGACAAAAAGGCGAATAAGGATGAACAAAAAGTTGGCACAAAACGTGTTGGCTTCTTCGCTACCTTAGTACCGGCAATACCAAAATTCAAAGGCATTTGCCCTAACTGTTAAAACATAAACAAAGCATGAAATACATACAACTGATTGAACAGGCAAAAACACATGGTGTGACATCGGAAAAGAAAATGTGGAACGCAATGGAGAAGATGTCGTGCGACCTCTCCTTGCTGGAAGAGGAAAAACCAGCGCTCTACTGGCGCATCATGCGCAACCAACACGCCGTGCTCTACGACCGCCACTATAGTGAGAAATTCGCCAACCACGATGTCAACCGCCTTGTCTACAGTAAAACAGACGAGAACGGGGAACCGGCAGGATATGGCGCCCACTGGACACGTGCGCAGATCATCGACGCGACCAAGGGCATGAAGTTTCACCAGAAGGTCAACGACTGGGACAAATATGTCGCTTTCAACGCCATGTATGCCGACCTTTCGGCAAAGATGACCGACGAGGAGATCATCAAAGCTGCTTATCTGTTTTACTTCTGCGATGCCGACTGGCAACCGGAAGACGACAACTGCACGAAAATCTGGGATTATACGGCGATGCACGCCAATATGTAGCTCGCTGAATTTCAACGAATAAGAACAGAAAGCCCCCTTGCGAAATGAAAACAAAACGTAAAGGGGCTTTCTTTTGATGAAAAAATCTGAAAACTAATACGTTTATAAGATATTCTAATCAAAAACGCATCTCGGATAAGATAATCTTTTCTAACTTCGCTATCCTCAAAAACCACTTGAAAACATGGAATTACGTCATCTACGCTCTTTCGTCAGTGTCGCCGAAACGCTTTCTTTTTCTTTGGCAGCCATGCGATGTTTTGTCACTCAGTCGGCCATCAGTCAACACATCAAAGCGCTGGAAGACAAACTTGGCTGCAAACTATTTATTCGCTCTTCACACGAAATCACACTAACGGAAAGCGGAGCGGCCTTGTTGCCGCGTGCAAAAGAGATTCTCAAACAAGCTGAAGACTGCAAGGAACACATTAACGCCATCAACAACTGCATGAAGGGTGAGCTGCGCATCGGCGTTGGCTCGTTTATCGCACCATACATCCGCGAGGCAGCACTCCGCTTCATGGAGCGATACCCTAACGTGCGGCTGAATGCGGAACTTACCAAGGCAACCAGTCTCAACCGCTTGCTGAAGGAACACACCATCGACCTGGCATTCACGATGAACACGGCCTACCAGGATGAAGGCATTGAAACACAACCTTGCATCCCCTTCCATATCTACACCGTCATGCGAAACACGCATCCGCTGACGCGCCTGCCGAAGGTGACGTATGAGGATTTGTTGAAGCATAGCGTGATTATGCCAGATGTAGGTGACCGCTTGTTCAACACTTTTCAACAATACCTGCAACACGACCTGACGAAACTAAATGTCAAGTGCATCGTCAGTGACCCAGACGAAGACTTGGCCATTGTGGAACAAACGTCCTACATTACCTTCATGTCGAAACTCTACATGAAGCAACATCCAACGTTGGCGGCACGCCCTATCGTTGGCCTGGAACACGAATTAATGAGCAACGCGCATTGGATGCAAGATGTGCCAATGAAACGCTCAGCACAAATTTTTCTTGACATCATCCGACAGGAGGTGGTGCCCTACATTAAAGAACTGGAAAAACTCTACTGAGTCTTCTACCAAAACCGAAAAAAAGAACAATTTCCAAATATCCAACTTATCTCATGCAGCTGCACGCCGATGGGCAAAAGTTCAACTTTGAACTTCTGACCTGTCGGCGTGCGCATTTTTGGACTTTTCGTCTGGAAATCTGAAAAAACGCCGATACAACACAAAACCAAAAGTTCAAAACAGATACAAAAGTCCATAAGAAATCCATACTGTGTTCCCTATTTGTCTGTTGATTAATTTGCCTTTTCTTATTGAAACACAATTACTTATCATTCAAAAGTTCAAAAAAATTATTTTTTCATTAAACCTATACGTGAGAGAAATACATTTTATAAAATAGAAATTCATGAAATACAGTGATTTTATAGCTATTTTTTTGTGCCATCAATTTGCCTTTTCAAATATCGCTAATACATTGAAAGTCTTTAGTTTACAACAACGTTGTAGATGCTACCTACTACAATGTTGGGGTTCGGGGATTTCGATTCCGGTAAAATTAAAAAATACGGCAAAATTTTTATATAGTATTAGGTGATTTCAGTGCATTTTTGGACTTTTAATAGACATGGAATACTGAAAGCCCACAAAATCAATTAGTTAGAAAAGTTCGTAAAATTGGACAAAGTCCAAACCAGAAATGGACCACAACGGACAGGAGAAAACAAAAAAACGGGGCGCAACATCGCTGAAAGATGGCGGCCCGCTTCAAACGAAAGTGCGGCGTTGTTGCGAAATAGAACAAAATACGGGAAGGAGGCGGTTGACCAAGAATGCCGAAGCCGCTCATCATCAATGCTGCTGAACACAGAAAGAGCGGCAATGCCGCTCATAAGAGTGACACTGCCGCTCACATGGGTTACTGCTGCTGCTCATAAGCGTCACGACTTGCCCTTCATGAATTTTGTTGCCTTGTTCATGCTGTCGTAGAGGTTGCCGTGGCCGAACATATCAATCTTGGCGGGGATTGGTTCGCTCAGGCGTTTCAAGAGCGCGTTTGCGGCCTGCAAAAGTGCGGCGTTGGCTGCAACATTGCTCGCCATCAAATCATCCGACAGAGAAACGCCAGAGAGCTGAGTGGCGGAATCCGCCACATTGCCGCCGTCAAAGACACGGCGGACACTTCGCCCAGAATAATTGCGGTCGAAGTTGACAAGCGCCTTCAACAGTTGCGGACTATTCAGCATCATGGCGCGTGTCGTTTCGCGGCCGATAACGATTTCTGGTCCATTCTCGGCAACGAGCGAGGGTTGGCCGTTGATGATGGTTGCCGTTGGCGTTGTCAGTAAGTTCACGCCGCCATGCCGCGCGTTGTCTTCCCGTGCCATGAAAATTTCTCCGGTGTCGGCCACGTATGGCCGCAATTCTTGAACGTTTCCGGAATCGTAAGTCAGCATTCCGGACGTCACCTTGAATTTGTTGGAGTTGGTATCTGCGGCCTTATTGCCTCCAAAGGCACTCGACAAAGCACCCTTAGCCATCGACAGAAGACCTCCGAGCACTGCACTGATGACGGCAATAAGCGGAATGCCCCACCAACCGAGTTTACCGATAGTCTTGGCAGAACCTTCAGCAATGCCAGCGGCCGTTCCGACACTGGCACTTGCAACAGAGGTGTTGGCGTCTTCGATGGCTTGCGCCTTCTTCGTGGCAGACAGTTCAACTTCTGACTCCGCCATCAACGTGTTGTAGAGCTTTGTCATCACGAACTGTGTGAGTTTTTGTTTTACATATTCGCCCGTGAGGTCGATGAAGGAATTTATCATGTCGCGCGTAGCTTGCTTTACCGATTTGCTCTCGTCGGTCAGTGCTTCGCCCAAGGCTGTGCCATATTGTTCAATTGGCTTATACCATTTTATCTGCGCTTCGGCCGTTGCCTTCGCTTTGGCTGCCACGGCATCCATCAAGGAACTATTGAGTTCTGCGACGCGCGCCGCAGCGGCCATGCGGTCTTCGTCGCTGCCTTTGTGGTCTTCAATAAAACGATAATACTCCTTCGCCTGGTTAAGTTTCAATTTCAGCAATTCAAGTTCAGGGTCGGTGCCCTTGCTCTGGCCCCACGGCAAAACGATGTCAGCATTTGCGCCGAAAGAATAGCGACGAGCACTCTCCTTGTTTGTTTCCTCTTTCGCGTCGATAGCTGCCGTCCATTGTTTATTTTCGTCTGACTTATTCCACCGATATTCATTCAATTTCTTTCGCTCTTGGTCATTCTTCTTCAGCGCAGCAGTATAATCTTCATCATACTTAATGAGCCGTTCGTAAAACAGTTTCCAGGCCTCTGTGTCATCGCCGAGCGTCTGCTTAATGCGGTTGCCGAAACCATCTGCGTCATCGCCAAAAAGCAGATATATGAGCGAAAGACGGCCTTTCACGCTGCTCACATCTATCGAGAGCACCTTCACAATTTCGCGCCGTGCCTGCTCATACATGTCTAAAATCAAGTCCTTGCGCTTATTAAACGCCTGGCGGCCTGCTGCGTCGTCTTGATTCTCCAGCTCATTCAGATTGGCGAACCCGAAGCTATTAAACGCGCCATACGCTCCGCTCTTCACTGCATTCGTGAAGTCAAGTGAAAGAATCTCCTTCTGTCGCGCCTGTTGTTGCTGTGCCGCTAACGTCAAATTGTCTTTCGCATTCTTGGTAGCTTTTTTGAAAATTTCAGCCATTACAGAGTGCAGAGGGATGCCGAGTTCCTGAGATAACTTGCCGATTTTCTTTCGCAAGGCTTCAACGTCATTATTCATAATGCTCTCCAGCAGTTCCTCAGAAAGATTCACCCCCGCAGCATCTTCCTGCTCCAACATCTGCTTCCTCAAAGATTGCTTTAGAGCCTCCCAAACGTTCGCCTTTCCGGCGATAGCCAACCGAGCCTGCTCGAGAGCCTTGTTTTCCGCCGCCTTCAGTGGAGCAACATACAACGCCTGCTCCTCCTTGTCCATACCGCGAGCAATAGCTTCTTCGAGCTTAACATTGATTTGCCGCTCGAAAAAATTAGTAACATTATCCAACAAGGCGTTGGCGTCCGCCTGTGCCTGTTTTAATTCGTCGCGCCGCGACTTTATTCGTTCGCGACGTTCCCGTGCCAAACGCTTTTCCCTTTCTTCTTCTGTTTCTCCGTCAGACAAAGTACCGAGGTCGTCAATGGGAGGTTCGTAATTGCCAATCCAGGGTTTGAAAACGGCATCGATTTCTGACATTGATTTGACAAGTCTATTGCCGCTATTACGATACCAATTAAGAGCCCTCCATAGTCCTGTATCGCCGTAAGTGATAATCCCAGGGATGCGTCCATTTGGACCATAGCTTACAATGTTATAATCTCCACCAACTTTCCAGTTTAAACCCTTTTCTAACTTACGACTTGTCGCTCCTTTTATGAATTTGCCAGACATTGGATGCTTTCCGCTATTTATGGCTTCTCGAACAAGCCCCAAATAGATGTCCCACACATTCTTTCCATCCTCAATGTCATCGATTATAGCGTCATAAGAATCCACCGAAAACCACGGGGTTTTCTGCAAATACCGACGAAGATTAATTGCAGCCCCCTGCTTGTCTCTACGTCTCTCCTCCCCTACTTCTTCTACCGCCTTCTGCTTGAAACGATAATAAGTTGCCTGGGAAATCGACGTCGACAACTTGTCATAATACTTACGCAAATCGTCAACAGTCTTGATTTCAATGCCGAGGTTTGTAAGATATTGTCGATATTCCGAATTGATGCGGCGAATGAGTTTCTGCTTATTTTCCTGCGACACGTTGGCATCATCCAAGCGCTTTTTGTAGTGATTCAATTTGTCTTGAAGTTTTTCAACCTCCACTGCAGCATCTGTTAACGAGCTCTTCCAAGCATTTGCCTTGCGCTTGGCTTCTTCGGCTTCCTCCTGAGCCAATTTCTCGGCATTCACAAGCGACATAATCACTTCAACGGCTGTCATCACCAAAGCAATGAAAGCCCCCAGTGCATTGGCCTTGAACGCATTGTTGAATGCAGTTTGCGCGGCAGTGGCTGCGTTCGTTTCGGTAATCCAGAGGCGAACAAAAAGAGTCACCTGTTTAATGGCAACACCCATATTGCGAAACAGCGTCACACCACCGATCAAAGCACGAGCAACCAAGAAATTAATCAAAGAAGGAAGTAGATACACCAACGCTTTGATGTTGCCAACCACCAACGACAAAGCTCCGCTCAAAGTGCCACGGAACAATGGACTATTAAGCATTTCGTTGGACATGTCATACCACACTTGTGCCAACTGCTTAACCATTTCAACACCTTCTGTTGACACAAACGCCTTCTCCCAAAGGTTATTGGCGCGATCAAGGATGCCAACAGCACTCGTCTGCTGCATCTCGTATTCATTTGTCACCGCTGTCGCTTCCTCAAAAGCCGTTTCTGCCTCATAGAGATGGTCTTTCAGCAGGTCAACGTTTTTCGACATTGTAATCATCGTCGTTATCAAGCGCTGACCATCCGAACCAAGGTCCTTAAAGATGTCGCCCAGCACGCTCATGTTGCCCTTGTCGCGCATCTTTTCGAGAACCATCACCATTGCTTCCGCAGTTTTCCGCGATTCAAACATCTTGGAAATGATGCCCTGCTGCAAACCAAGGTCGGTTTCTATCTCTTTATGATTACGTTGCAGCGACACGATAAATTTAGAAATGGCCGTGGCGCTAACTTCTGGCATAAGGAACAGCGCATCTGAGGCCGAGCCAAGAGCCAACAATTGGTCGGCCGTGATGCCAGCCGTGCGCGAGACACCTGTCAATCGTTTAGCAAATTCAACGATATTACCACTCGTCGCAGTACTCGTTGCCGACAATTTAAACATAGCTGAACCCGTTGCAAGCATTGCTTTTTCGATGCCCATCTTCGGAATCAGTCCCATTGTCTCCACTAGTTTTGCCAATGAAGGCAAAGACTTTTCACCCATCTCTTCACCGATGGCCACGTTGATTTGGTCGGCAGCACGCACGAAACCAGCCAAACCTTCTGAACCATATTTACCCATGCCGAGCTTCGCACCTTCATAAGCCAGTTTTGCCAAGCCCTCCATGTTGGTGCGAGTTTCGATTTTCGCCAACGATGCCGAAAGTTTGTCAATTTCTCCTGCCGTGAGACCGCTGACCTTTCGGATGTCGGTCAGTGAGCTGGAATACTCAAAGTTCTTCTTAATGGCCGACGTAATGACACCTTGCAACATACCGAACACCTGAAAGAGGCCGACGTATGCCGTCAAGTTTTTCAACGCCGTTGACCAAGCACCGCCCTGCTTTTTTGCCGAGCCCGTCACCTTGTCGATGTCGGCTTTAATTCGCTGCATGTTTTTCTGCGTCTCTACAAACTTCTTACTGCGGATGTTCACCTGCTTTAGTTTCTCTTCCAATTGCTTGTAAGCCTGGCGCAGTTCTTCGAGCGATGCTTTCCCGTTTTTGCTGCGGGCAATAATATCGTTGAGTTGCGTCTGCGTCAGTCGCGTGCCCTTCAACGTCTGCTCCAACATCGCATACTGCTTGCGAAGGGCAGCAACGGCATTAGAGCCTGCCGGCAATTGCTGAATTTTCTGTGCAATCACCTCCATCGTACGCTTGATGTCCTCACCAGATGCCTTGTTAGGCTCAGACAATACCTGACGCATCTGTTTCCAGCTAATGGTGGCTTCACGTGCCTTGCCAGACACCGCCTCCAGGCGCTCTTCCACCTGCGCCAACAACTCGTTGTATTTTTGGATGGCTTGCGTATCAGTCACCGACGTGTTGTCACGCGCCGATGTCAGTGTGGTGCGGGCTCTTCTTAAATCGGAAGCGGTTGTGTCTGGCGCCCCAAGAGCGGCGGCAGACGCATCTGCCTCGCTCATCTTCCCCTTACGGCGGTCTTCTTCCGCCTCCAACTGCTTCAACGTGGAGAGGTTCGACTGATACGAAGTATCCGTTTTCTGCAGCGAACCGACAAGGTCGCGCTGCTGTTTGATGGCCTTGTCGAGCCATTGGTCGGACTGAACGTATATGTTTTTCAACCCTTCCTCAATTTTCACATACTGACCTTCAATAAGTCGAATCTCGTCGCCCACCTGCTTCATCTTCTTACGAATTTCCTCAGCACGCTTCAAGTCCGCTTCCGACCCTGTGAGTTTCGCCAATTCCGCCTTTCCAGAACCAAGGGCCCGACGGAGGTCGCGAAGTTTCGTGTTGGTCAAATCCTCCACCACCTCACTAAGCCGCTTCGTATCGTTGATGTTGTCGCGCTGCACCTGAGACAGCGCCTTCAACGTGCTCTCTGCTTTCTTGCAGGCCGCAGAGTTGGCCTCACCGGCCGCCGTCATCTTCTGTATATCGGCGGTGTATTTCTCGACGAGTCGGTCAATCTCCTCCAACACCTGCTTGGCGGTTGCGGCATTGGCGGTGATGACCACTTTTGCTAATTTTTCTGTTGCCATGTCTATATAATATTGTTTTTGAATCATTAGAGCGGAATGTGAATCTCTGAATCCTCAAAGGCCTTGATGAGCGCCGTTTCGCCACGGAATCCGTAAAAATCCACGAGGTAATTCTGCATGCGCGATTGTAAATGGCGCAACTCCATCATAATGGCTGGACGTTGAGAGCGGCCTGCGCCAGTACGCTGCCAAGACTTAACATATCGGCGAGCATAATTCGCCTTTCGCGCACTGTCGACGTCGTCGTATTTAGTTCCGAGACCAACGCCCATATCAACGAAGCGCATGTAGTCGTTAAACGTGAACTCATAAGTCCAATTCTCTAGCGTGTCACTCACTATTCTTCCACGGAATGAATTAACACCAACGCCTTCGGCATGCCACTGCCCACGGGCGGCACGGGCGGCATTCACAGCCATGAAGCCACTGTAGATTTCTTTCGGATAGATGCACTGCGTCTGCGTATTGATTTTCAACTGACGCAACACATCGCCAAGATACCATCTGGCGGTGTCTTTAAACTCAAAGGCCGGGTCTTGAATCGGTTTTGCCATAATGACTATTTTTTAGTTGTTTCACCCTCTGTTGGTAGAATATAATTCCCATTCATTCCGCAAGCAAAAGCATAGAGCGGCTTGAACGTCTTCCAGTCAACGCCAGCCACCAACCATTGCCCCGTGTAGATTTCTGGCATGATGCCGAATGAGAACGATGCGGGGTCGATGCTGCGCACCTCTACCATGAGTTGCGCGTCTTCCGCAAACTTTCGCCCTGTGACGGGACAAACGCCCGTGCGCTTCACTTCCATCAACCAGGAGATGAGTTGCAAGCAATGTTGCGTGAGGTCGTCGGTGGCCCGCTCTAATTGCGTGCCATTGAAACGGCCCAACGTCTGCGAGGAGTCTTTCAATTTGGATAAGAACCAAACTTGGTGCGACACCTCGGCCTTGCGTGCGTCTACAAGTTCACCCGTCGTGACCACGCTTTGCAACATACAAGGCGAATGAAGAATGTTAGCATTACGGGAAAACGTATTTTCAAGGTCGATATAGCGGATGCGGAAGAAACGTTGGTCTTCCAGGCGCTCGCTCTCTGGATTGTGTGACAAAGGCTTGTAGATACTCGCCCAATGTTCAAGAATATTGCTGATTGTCATGATGATTAATTTGGTTGCGTGTCGTTGAAAACAAACGAATGAAAGAATGGATATTTGAATAAACGATTAAACAAACAAACATTTGAACAGACAAACGTTTATACGAATGAATGTTTGAATAATTGTTGGTTTATATCATTTTTCAGCATCTTCGTGGCCTACTCTCCTGCCTTTTCCTCTGCTTTTTCATCCATCATCTTTTCATCCTTGGCTGATTCATTCTTTTGGTTTTCGTCTTCTTTATTGCCCTCTATCAGTTCTTTCAACTTCATATTGAAATGACGTTCCGTCTTATCTGCCACGATTTTCTGCATCACTCGCGCCCATGCCGCCCCGTTGCAAGTGCTCTCGTTTTCGAGGATGGAAACAAACTGTACGGCGCAATAAACGGCAGCGAGGTAGTTGGCAAGGTGCAGCTTGTCCATATAGCCAAACAAGCCATCGTCAATGGCCGTTGCCAAAAAGATGGCCATTATAAGCACGGAGAAGTCCTGCACCATTTTGGCCATTTTCTTCGACCTCAGTTTGCCATCCATTTTACATTTTGGATTTTTCTTGATTTGCTCTCGGAAGCGGGAATAGATGCGACGGTTGCAGCGCCATGCCGTGTAGCAATCGAGTACGAGGGCGAAGAAGCACACGGCAATGAAATTAAAACTCGGTTCGATGTAGCACCACACCACACTGATGATGCTGGCCACTACGCGGGCAAGGGAAAAGGTTGTGTTCATATTTTTTTATGTTTTTGTGTTTGACAAAGCAAAAATAGGGAACAAGCATGAGATATATCGGACATCCATCCATTGCCGCAATGTCCTGACGGTGCAAGATGAAAATACTAACTTTACGACAAAACCAACAAAAAACGAACATGTCAGGATTAACCAACAATACGCTGGCCCGCATTGATAAATGGCTAAGCTACGGGACGAGCATCGAAGCTGCCTTTCCAAAGTTAGAACAACGCTATCGCATGCAGGTCTGTTCAGAATTTTACAAACGCTGGGTTCAAAACCGCGACATCGACCCGCGCACCGTGTGTCGCAACATTTCCCGGCGCGACTATGAAATGTTTTTCAATCAAGCCGCGCAGGGCAATGCAGAAGCGCAGGCCTACGTGCTTGCACTAAAAATCACGCTCGATGACGAGGGAAATATCTGTCCGCGCACCGTCACGGAGCTCAACAACGACATCATGGTGTGCAACCATCTCATCCGCTTCTTCCAAACGGATGAGAGTCCGCGCCACAAGGCCATGTTCCTCGGTTCGGCAGAATGGCTCATCCGAACGGGCAAACAACAAAATAACGACCGCGCCGTGGCAAAGGGCATGGAGGCCCTGGCAAAGGTTTACAAGGATTTCGACGAAGAACGCGACGCGACGGACGAGATGCCCGACATGAGCCGCATTGCCATCACGCAAGACGTGAGCATCGTGAAACGCGATCGTGTCAACTATACCGAAGAAGAAAAACTGCGCATGGCACGCAAATATGGTCTTACGACTAAAGACCTCCAAGAGATTGAAGATGAAGAGCTACTCAGCGGGGGAAAGAATGGGAAAAAGCCAGATTATTTTGAATATTTGGAGATGGAGAACGAGGAAGGAAAAGCGGAAACTAAAGAAGCCAATTTTTAAAACAATGTGCCGACACTTTGCATCAAAACGTTTAGCCATTAAAAAGCGAATGTTCGAACCTTTTCATCAAAAAATTTGAACTTCAATAAAAACATACCATTGATGGCTTAAAAAAAGTAACAAATCAACAGAGGAATGAACATAAACATTACGCTTCCAGAAGCCTTAGACCGCGCTTCGGAACGACTACGAAAGAAGATGCTCCACTCGGTGGAACTATTGCAAAAGGCAGAGAAAATTGCGCTTAGCTATGATACTGAGCAAGGTTATTATTTAGCCTTCAGCGGCGGCAAGGATTCGCAGGCGCTTTACCACATAGCGCAATTAGCAGGCGTGAAGTTCCGGGGACACATGAACCTCACGAGCGTTGACCCTCCGGAGGTGATACGTTTCGTTAAGCTAAACTATCCAGAAGTAGAACTTATCAAGCCCAAGAAATCCATCTTTCAAATTGCGATTGAACGGCAGTACCTTCCGACGATGAGAGCTCGTTGGTGTTGCGAAGAATACAAAGAGAAGGCAGGATCGGGCAAAGTGACGCTTATCGGCATCCGCAAAGCAGAGAGCGCACGGCGGGCGAAACGCAACGAGGTTGAAATCAGTAGTCGGAAATTCAGCGGCGACCTTGAAGCGCTGGAGGCCTACAGGCAGGAACAACGCGCAAAACGCGCACGGCTACAGTCAAAGAAAAAGGGCGTTAACATCACAAATGCCGACAAAGAAACAACCCTTGGTTGCATCCACGGCAAAGAGAGTTTGCTCATCTCGCCCATCATCCACTGGGCGGAACAAGATGTATGGGAATTTCTCAACGACGTGGTGAGCGTGTCACATTGCGCGCTATACGATGAAGGTTGGCACCGCATCGGCTGCATAGGTTGTCCGATGAGTTCGTACAAGCAGAAAACACTGGAAAACGAACGCTACCCACACGTGAAACGCGGTTGGCTTCGGGCCATCAAAAGAATCCGTGATGTGGGGGGACTTCAAAAGAGAATATATCTGGTGGAACATCCGTTCGAACTGGATGCCGATGCAAAACGTCGGCAGATTGCTCCGAACGCAGGCGGCTACATCAAGCATCCAGCCCCGGAACACAGGATGGGAAAAACGTTCGGGTTTTCATCTTGCTCATCTTCTGACCGCTTGAACGATGAGCAAGAAAACGAAATAGCGGAGAACATCTACGACTGGTGGATTTCGGGAAAATCATACAAACGATGGTATGCTGAGAAATTCCAACAGATGAAATTGGATTTTAAAGAGGAAACTAACAATGGCTAAAGACTGGACGGGCGGCACGGCTTCCGTGTTCAAAACATTAGGAGCGAGCAACCACAAAGACGGGGAACGCCAACGAGAAGATTATTATGCCACAGAGCCGAAAGCAACAGAATGGCTCTGTCGGTTGGAGCAGTTCGAGGGCAGGATATTAGAACCTTCGTGCGGCGAAGGGCATATCAGCGAGGTGCTGAAGACGGCCGGATATGAAGTGGTGAGCCGAGACCTGATAGATAGAGGCTACGGCGAGGTGGCGGATTTTCTTGCCATTGACAATCTGGCATGGGATGGCAACATCGTGACCAACCCGCCATACCGATATGCACAGGAGTTTGTGGAGAAGGCACTCAGCATCATTCAAGAAGGCAAGAAGGTGGCGATGTTTCTCAAACTGACGTTCCTCGAAGGCAAAGCCCGTCGCCATCTTTTCCGTACTACCCCACCCATTCGGGTATGGTGCAGCTCGTCACGACTGAAATGCGCCATGAACGGTGATTTCTCGTCGATGGATAGCAGCGCGCAAGCCTACGCCTGGTTTATTTGGGAGAAAGGATATAAGGGTGAGACCGTGGTGAAATGGTTTAACTGACAAGACAATGATAGAACTCAACAGAATTTACAACGAAAACTGCCTCGAAGGAATGAAGAAGATTCCGGACGAAAGCGTGGATTGCATTGTGTGTGACTTGCCATACGGCGCATTGAATAAAGGAAACGAAAAAGCGCAATGGGATAACGTTATCCCGACGGAACTGCTATTTCGGGAGTATTGGCGTGTAGCAAAAGCCGCCGCGCCCGTTATTCTCTTCTGCCAAGGAATGTTCACGGCGCAACTGATGATGGCAGAACGGAAAAACTGGCGATATAACCTCGTGTGGATGAAGGACAGACCTACTGGCTTTCTCAACGCGAAGCGCATGCCTATGCGGAAACATGAGGACATCGCCGTGTTCTATCGCGCTTTGCCGACGTTCCATCCGCAAATGCAACAAGGGGTTCCATCTCATCCGCGAGGGCACAAACACGTGAAGACGAAGGGAAACGCTTGCTACGGCAGTTACGACATAGGAATCTATTCCAAGGAAGTGACCACAGAGAAATACCCAACATCCATTATCTACTTTCCCAAAGAGAAACAACTGGGAATGCACCCAACGCAAAAACCTGTTGCCCTTCTTCAGTATCTCATCCGCACCTACTCCAACGAGGGCGACACAATCTTAGACAACTGCATGGGGAGCGGCACTACTGCCATTGCAGCCATCCGAGAAAAACGCAAATTCGTCGGATTTGAACTCAACAAGGAATATTACGAAAAAGCCTGCAAACGCATCCAAAAGGAACAAGCGCAACTCACGCTGTTCTAACACACACCAACACTTAAACAATGAGCAAACACGGACGAAGCAAATATTTCAATAAGATTCCGCCTTTTAAGCCCGACCCGGAACACTACACACGGAAACAACACTCCTGGAAGGCAAAAGTGGCCTACGAAACGGAGGAAGAAGCGTGGGAGTTCCTGCAACAGAATCCAAAGATGATGGCGCAGGGCTATCGGGCTTACCGATGCAGGGCGTGCCAGAGATGGCACGTGGGACACAAAGCAAACTAAGGAACGAAGAACAATTCAAAACCAAGAACAAGAGATGCAACAGGCACACAACATTTATCTAACCAAATTCCAGCAACAGTCGCTCTACATGGGGGCGAAGGATGAGCGCGTGATTGCGGCCCGCCGCGTGGGTAAGACGGACGGACTTGTGGCTCCTTACGTCTGGACGGCAAGTAACTCAATGCCTGGTATGCTCGGCGCATGGGTGGCGGTGTCGCGCCAACAGGGATTTGGCAAAACGATTCCAGGGACGATGGCCGCAATGGAGCGTATGTTTGGCTTCACGCAAGGCATTCATTTTGGATGGGGACGACCGCCGAAGCATGCGCGAGAGAGCATTTTCAAACCGAAGAACTATGACAACTACATTTGGTTTGCCAATGGTGCCGGATGGGTTCTTATTTCTCTCTCGCAGACGGCATCTGCCAACTCCTATACTTTCTCGGCGATGGTGGGCGACGAAGCCAGATTCTTTCCTTATAAGAAGGTGACGGACGAACTGATGCCGGCACTGTCGGGTCAAACGCATCCGCTGGGCAATATCAACTTCTCAGACTACAATCCTTGGTATAAGTCGACACGCTTTCTCTCTGATGCCTCACTCACGGCGAAGGGCTCGTGGCTGGAAAAAGAAGAAGAAAAGCTGGAAAAGGAAGTAGAGATTGGCCCTTTCAAGGGAAAGACGTATCGTTGGGTGCAGGAACGCTTGGAGGAATATGCCGACAAGGTGATACGCTACAACGACCTTCTGTATAACGCGAAAAAGACAGGGCACGGAGTACACGTGGTCAACGCCGATCTGCGCACGATGATACGCGCCGTCGCACTGAAGATGATGAACCACGAAGGGCCGTTTCGCATAATGCCCAACCACGGCAAACACGTGACAAAAGGCATGGTGGAGATGGCCGTCAATTATAAGCTGGTGCCGCAAGAAGATGCCGAACTCATTTACGATTACGAATATCTGATTACGCCAGAAGAGGACTTTGAAATGCAAATGTTCCTGCGCTCAAAGAAATTCTCCGAGGACTATCTGAGAGAACTTCGCCGCGTGGCTTTCTGTGTGCGACGGGCATCATCGCTCGACAATGTGGACATCCTGGGTGAAGACTATATCCGGCAGATGAAACGTGACTTGCCCCCATATACCTTCGCGGTTTCAATTCTCAACGTGAAGGTGCAGAAGTCGAACGACGGTTTTTATTCAAACCTCGACATAGACCATGTTCATGGATATATCCCCGACGAAATAGACCCTCTCACGGCCGCCAATTTTAAGACTCAGAAGGCCACGGGCATCATCAACGGCAAGCGCATCACGAGCGAGAGCTATCAGCCTGACTTCCAAGAACTCGCTGAGCGAAACGACTGCCGCATGGATGCTGACTGCATTAACGCGCTTCCGTTGTATATAGCGTTTGACTACAATGCCAATCTGAACACGCTCGTTGTTGGGCAACGGTATGAACGCGATGGCATGGATTGCTTGAACGTGATAAAGAGTTTCTACGTGAAGAACGAGCGCAAATTGCGCGAACTCATTGCGGATTTCTCCGACTATTATGCGCCGAAGCGAGCCATCAACCCCGACGTGACGTTCTTCTATGATGCCACGGCCAAGCAGGGGGCATCCTACGCTTCAACAGACGAACGCTTCTACATGACCGTGATTTCGGAACTGGAGAAACGCGGATGGAACGTCACGGCGATTGACATGGGGGCACCGGAACGCCACGATGTCAAACACAAGATTATTAATGAAGGCTTGGCCCACCAGTCGCCGCCGGCCATCCGCATCAACCAAACAAACAACCCAGACCTTATCATCGCCATGCAGCTCTGCGAGGTGGAAATATCTTACAGGGGATTCCACAAAGACAAATCGGGAGAGAAAAAGCCGGAGAGCGAAGATTCGGATTCTCTACCGCTCCAGCAACGAACGGACTTCACGGATGCTTTCGACACACTGTATCTCGGCGTCAAACTTTTTCTTGGCGGATGGGGATGGGTGGTCATGCCCAGCGGAAGATAGCAAACACCACGCAACAAAAAAAGGCAGACGTTTCACAACGGCTGCCTTTTTCGTCTCTTCGCTAAGAGACTCGTTCTTAACTCATGATTTAAATAGTTCACTACATTATTCACACTTTACATCATCTCATGCCGCGCCCCTCGGAGCCACGACTTGAGGTTTATATATTGCTCATGGTCGAAATTGGCATCCCGCCATGCAGCATATTGCCTATATGTTAGTTCGTTTTCAACGACACGCACCATGTCTTCCACGCCAAGACAATCACATTCTTCAAAATCGCAGACGCCGCCACGCTCATCGGCCACCCAATACCAATTGCGACAACCGTCAAACAACTGGCTGTTGACTTCTTCGGCCAGAGCGTCGCACGCTTCCTTGAACACACGAACAGCGCCAATGGCACCATGCCGCTCCTTAGTTTTCTTCAATATCTTGTTGATCATATTCGTTTGGTTTTAATCAAAGCACCGCAAATTCCTGTTGCTTTTGGTCGCGATGTGCCTTGATGTATTGTTTGATTTGCTGGATGATGTCGTTTTTTTCTTCGGCCGTTATGTAAGCTTCTAAATCGACGTAACCCATTCCTTTCGCACATCGAAAATAATAGAAATCATCTTTGACCGATTCCAAATACAACAGAGTGTCATTAAACCTCGTCAACTCTTTACAGACTTTATTGGCTTTATCTAAATCTTCCTGTTTCATTGTTCCAGTATTAATGGTTTAACTCTTAATCTGCATCCCATCGCATCTAACAAGGCTTGCAATTCATGAACGCCGTGTATGCAGTTCAAAACCATTCCGACCTTCCTATCCACGAAACATCCGGGGAAAACAAAAGGGCAAAATCCGTCTCCGTCCACTGATTTTCGGATGCCGATTAACTTGTCATCAAATAATCTAACCATCAAAGGACCACCATACACATAGTCCCAGCCGTGCGCCTTCAATATGGCCTCACTCAATGGAAACGGCGACATACTGAGTGCTGATGTTATGCTATTTTGTGTGCCGCCTTTTTCGTAGATTTCCTTATGGCGTATCATTCCACTTATACTATCAACACCAAGCACGACGGAATACACGTAGCTATTAAAATGATTATTGTCTTGCACGACGATGTCGCCAATACGCAATGAATTGATGTTAATGCTCATAGCTTTTGTGATTTATCATTTCTTAATCAGGTTGAAGTCCGCCAAAATTTTGATGAATTGTTTGCCACAATACGTGGCGAGATCATTGCTCTTAAAGCAAAGGCAAGAACCGAAGCTCGCATCCGTACACGAGGGGGAGTAAATCGTACCCGCATAAGCGAAGCCCGCCCAGTCTCCTGAATAGTCGCCTGTTGATATGAGGTGTCGGTCGGCTTTCCATTCGTCACTCTTCTCCGACAGTTCTTCTTCCGTCCATAGCGCGAACCAAGGAAACCAACGCCGCTCGTATTTTGTGAACAGAGGTTTCCAACCCTCATTCAGGGCGGCGGCGATGATACAAAGCTTCAAGTATGCAATAAAGTCGTGACCGTCACTTGTAAAATTTCCGCTTTTCACAATCGCATGATATTGCTCTACGAAAAGGTTGTCTTCTCCCAACTCACGGCAAGCGTCCTCAAAGGTCTTCACACGTTCTATAATCGGGCGATTTGCGACTGTCTGTGCCTCTGTTTCTTTCAATTCGGGTAAGAGAGCAAGAAGTACTTTTTTGACGCTCTTGTCGGCGGCTTTCAAAGCAGCTTTTGCGTTTTCAATATTGATTTCCATAAATACTGTTATTTTTTGGTTGTTTTCTTTGATGTCTTCTTTTGGGGTTCGGCAGCGGGCTGTTTTATTCCGCCCGTTTCAGGGTCAGCACCCACAAGGGCTTGCGCACCCATTTCCTGAGCGATAGCGGCTGCAGCTCTTTAGAGATTCTCGTATTCTGTAATATCTATGATTGTCAGGGTTTGATTTTTACTCTTACTCTTGATATATCTCTTATCTTCCACATATCAAGCAGCGCTTGCAGTTCATGCACAGAGTCGATTTCGTACATAAACATCGCATCGTGCATTATTTTTGAACTATCTGGAAACAATATCGGGCAGAACGCATCATAAAATAACGCAGAAGATATAAGTCCGATGGTAATAGGCTCAAAATCTGCAAAAAGCATGCTTACTCCATTTACTGATGACTTCTGCCATCCGTTTGCTTTCAGTAATTCTACTGAAAGCGGAAACGGCGACATATCTTCGAATGAAGAAATAGCCATTTGTGTACCTTCATATTCATATACCTCTCTGTGACGAATAGTACCGCTGATGTTGTCAATACCTTCAACGATAGAGTATTTATAGCCTTCGTACTTGTTTTCTTTGGTGATAATATCACCAATTCTTATATCACTGATGTTTATCATTTTATTCCTCCTCGTTTATGGCTGGTATCACTTACTCACGTTTAATTTCTTTCTTCAATTTAACTTGTAGCACCACCCGAGAAGGCGATTAAATGACAGCGCTAAGTTTTCTGGGCCATGAAGGGACATCATTAGGAAAAAATAACCGCTTTCATCAACTTCACCATCACAATATCCACGATATACCAGTCCGTTATCCATCACAAAACAGGCTTCTCGGTTTTCGTCTATTTTCCCCAGTTCTTCTTTGCTTTTCAACACTCTGCGACTTCCATCTGCGAATGTTACTGTTTTTTTTGTTTCCATTGTATTTGAATTTTAAAAAGCCGTCCGTACTTGCAAATACGAACGACACCTTAGTATGAATTTATGTAATAGAGAATAGCGAAAGCACTAATTACATCTATCCATTACGGCCGCCCTTGTTAACTATGGTCTCCCATCATCAACAAGTTTTACATTTAAATTCTTGTTTCCATTAATTAATTCAGCATCCGCCTGCAGGCAACGCAAGAAATGGTCGTACACGTCTAAATCATACCACCAATCTTCCTTTCCGCTCAGCACATAACGGTTTTCCAGAATCGGCCAGCGGTCAGCCGTCTGAATCCAATCCGGCGGAATGATGGAATTATAACGCTGAATGTATTTCGTTTGATGCCAAGTATCTGTTGTTCCTTCGTCACGCAACGAACGAACAAACTCTGGGAAGTCTTCATCCGTGCGAGCATAAAGCGCATAATATTCGCCGTTGAAACGATAACACACGGCCGACAACAGACCACCGACCTTGCTGGTCTTGCACGTCACGAGATAGCGATTGCCGCGATGAAGTGCGGCCAAAGTATGAAGATAGTCCTTATGCCCTATGACTGGAACAATGCGCCCCTTCGCGTTGTAGAAGTAATTGGACCACAAGTCACGGCGGAAAAAATACCACAGGAAATCCATTTCGTCTAAGCTCATCTGTGGTATGGAAGGATAAACAATCTGTTTCCACACGTGCTGTCGCAAATGACTGCCGCGAGCAAAGCCTTCAACGGCACTGACGAAATCAAAACGATCTAAAAGAAGATGTATCATGAGCGGCCGTTTTTTGATACTCGTTCTTGCATCTGCCGGCGCCCATCACAAATGTGACGATACATCCGTGCGCTCCATTCATCGCCCGACAAACCATAAAGTTCACGGTCGGCATAGTCAATCAGACAATCTAAGGTGATATATGCACCAAGGTCAAGGGCGTTGTCGCCATTCTTGCGGCAGGCATCAGGCGTGATACCACCAAGTTTCTTTATCAGCCACATGCGGAATTTACGCATGATTTTATTTGTTTTTTTCATAATTAGGAACGGAATAAGTTATACTTAACATCGTCGAATAAAGCCAGCTCCACCTGCTTGCCATCGAAATGGCCAACGGCGAGGAGCATGCCATTTTCTTCTGTGGCTTCTTCCATGATGGCGTGTTGACGAATAATCATAATATCGAACTCCTTAACACAGTTGAGCGATTCAATCGGCAGAGGCTGCATCGTCTCGCGAGCAAATTCGCGGATGCGCACAAGGTCGTCTTTAGTGAGCCCAGGCGTTCGTTCTTGTGCTTTGCGAACGGCGGCCATCTCCACCTGTATGCGGTGGCGTTCGTAGGCATCCTGAATAATGCGATTGTTTTGCCAAAGTGAAACTTGGTTCAAAAAATTCAGAAAAGACTTCCGACCACGCGCCAGTTCGGGCAAAGCCAAACGCTCTTCAATCAGCAAAGCGTTGTCTTTCGGCATCCAATGAATGGCGCCGTCGCGTTCAAAGGCATCAAGATAGGCAAATATCTTGGTCAGATCGCGCAAATCCTGCAAGAGGATTCTGTTGCGCGTGAAACCTAATAAGACTTTTAATCGTTTCCACATAATCTAATTTTTAAAAAGAAAAGGCCGCCTCTATCCTCACGGACCGAAGCGGCCGTACTTATTCAATAATCAATAACACTTTCAATGTTTTATCAATGCGCCACGAAACGTGTGCCGTCAACCTCCAAAACGAGGATGTCGTTGACCACGCGGATTTCCTTACTACTGACGAACTGCACTTTTCGCTGATGGCGCATAACATCAACTGAAAGGCACACACATTCGCCTTCATCAACGTGTCCTGTCTTTGTGAGGAATTTTATGTAGAAGGATTTGCGCTGAACGTTGGTGGCCGTCTGCGGATGAACGTAGCCAGTCACTTGCTGATGGCTACGCGGGTCGGTCCATTGCCATTTCTCGCAATAGCGACGCAGTTCCGTGAAACTCTGGGTTGGTCTTGTCCTCATACTAATCATCGTTATATGGCGGAAATTCGTCATGAAGGAACAACATCAACTCTTTGCAGAGCTTCGCTGGCTTCACCTTGCGAACTTGCTGGCGATGGCGCAACACGTCGGGGAAGAGCACATTGCGGAATGGATGGCTCCACTCTCTTTCCTTTCGCGAATAGGCGTGCATCGGATAGAAGTTGGCATGGTAGGCTGTCAGGCCGGAATCGATGTAACGCGAATACATCGGTCCCTGGATGATGACCCCACGTTCTTCGTTGTAGAACACTAAATGGGCAGAAAGGTCGGAAACATCACGGTGGCTGACATAGAGCACACGCGAACGATAGTCGGCTAAATAGCGATCAACCATTGCCTGATAGTCGCCAGAAGTTGAAAGCACAAGCGCATTTATCCATTTACGTTCAAAACATTGCTGGAGAAAAACGAAGGTCTCCGCAGCGACAACTGGCTGGCTGAGCACCATGACGTGGCCTTCGTCGACAAGATAGGCAACAGCACGGTAGAACTTTTCCATCGTCACATCGCCGTGCGTGTAAAACGAGAGAGAAAAGCGCTCCGCCTGCATCAACGCCTTTGGCAAGGTCTTGTCGACGCAGCAAGGCTGGATGAAGAGCATGTTATCGTCCATTTCTTTAGATTTTATTCGTTATTGGTTAGTCATCTATGACCATCGGCATACACATGGTGAGCACTGACGGTGCAGGAATATCGGCCGTGAACAACATCTGATGTCTCTCATCCGAAAATTGCATGCGGATGTCTGGCGCATCGATGGCACTCAGTGCTGAAGAAAGGTAAGATGAGTTGACGCCGATGCGGAATCCATCAAGACATTCGGCATTGGAGACCAGCACTTGGTCAGCAGCCGACGTAGAGAAGTCAACGTCGCGCGAAGAGACATCCAAGAACATACCGTTTTTCTCAAGCACAAGCAGGTTGCTCGACTTGTCGCCAAACAGACTAACGAGCTTGATGGTCTCCAGCATTTCGCGCTTGTTGAACACAACGTAATACGGATTGCCACGCGGAATGACGGAACCGTAATTCGGATATTTCGCCTCGCAAGTTTTACAAATGTATTCCATCGACCCTGAAACGAACCTCAAAGAATGTGTGTCACATTCTATGTGAATTTCTTCACATCCGTCAAACACAGAGACGGCGCGGAAATAAAGTTGCGGAAGCAACATCCTGCTGGGCTGACCACCACGGAAGAAATCTCCACCGCCTGTTGCTGGATTGTTTGTGTAGTTGGTCTTAATAAGTCCGTGTCCATCCGAGGCAACAAACACCACATCTGACAAATCTTCTGCCACATCGATGCAGATACAGTTCATCTGCGGCCGGATGATGTCTTTGGCTGTGAACGGAGCGGAATTGTCCAACACCTTTGAGAAGAACGGAGACGGCAGGGTAATGCACGTCTTATCTTCCATCAAATCTGGCGAAATCGGGAAGTCCTTGCCATCGAAGTAAGCGAAATTGGCTTTGCCTTCTTTTACTTGCCCGCCGCTCTCCGTGCAATAGGAAAGTGAAACACTCTTGTTGCTGCCATCGAAATCGAAGGTCAGCGTGCAATCTGGAAGAGAGGAGATAAACGGCAGAATGGTCTTCACTGGCAACGCGATTGGGGAATCAAGATTGCCGTCGAAGATGGTCAAAGGGGCTGGCAGCGTTAACTGAGAACTACTTGTAGCGGCCACGAAGAAGAAGACTCCGTCGGCATGGCGAACGAGCAACACGTTATCCAGGATGGCCAACGAGTTTTTGGTGGAGATGGCTTTGGAGGCTTTCTGCAAGACCTCTGCAAGCAGGCGTGAGGATTGAGCTTGTAATTTCATGCTTCGTTTGTTTTATTAAAATGGAAGGTCGTCTTCGTTGAAGTTAGAACCAAAGGCATAGGCATCATTCTGTTCGGCCGACGGCACATAAGCCGTTGCTGCGCCTGCCGTCTGATAGTTGGGTTGCGGCGTGGTTGACGGCGCTGCCTGCTGTTGTGGCTGATAGAGCATAGCCAAACGTTTGTTCATTCGACTGCGAAAGGCTTTAAAGAGATGTGAGGTCTCATCCTGCACGTTCTGCGTGACGATACCTGGATCGCGATCTTTGTTCTGCTGCTTCACCTGCTCAACGAGACCGGGAGCCTTGGCAGCAATGTACTTGACATAGTCCGTTGAATAAGACATCTGCACTTCGTGTGTCGGCACATTCACGTTTGCATCGCCGCGTTCCTGCGCCGAGCAGCGGACGGCCTTCTTATAGTTTTCGTTGAGTGGCCAGATGTTCACACGTAATCCTGCAATCTGTTTGCTGGGGTCGTTTCGCGAAACAGTCAGTTTGATTTCGTTGAAGTCTACAGGAATACAGACATACGCACGTTGTGGATTCTTCTGATCTACTCCTGTCATAACCTGTGCACCATTCAAGGCCAACAGGTCAATACTGCCATTGTAACTTGCCATGATTTGTTTGTTTTTTATTTATTGTTGATGAATGATTATTTGTCGGTTTTAATAGAGCCTACCGCGAGGGTCACTCATGTCGTCCATCGTCTTTACGCGAAACCATTTCTTTGGTCGGTTTTTCTTCTTATAGACCGCTCCAAGACTGATATAGTGAGCGCAGGCGAGATGGAAAGGCGAAATACTGCCGCCGAACAACGGCGAACTTTTCTCACGACAACTGTTTTTGATTTGGTCGTATGAGATGCAGTTTTCGCATCTTGGGGGGGTATATGTTCGCATCGTTTTTTTGTTTAAAAATTCTTTCTATAGGTTTTAGGTGCATCAAAACGGCAAGTCCTCTTCTTTGATTTCCGGCAAGGTTGGCGCCGTTGTGGACGTTGCTGCAGGCATGACCACTCGCCTACCCTGCCTTCTCATCTTATTGTTTTCCCAACGTTCTTTTTCTTCGTCGGTGAGCGTAACGATTTTGCCATCATCATCGCGGTATGGCAGAGGGTCTGGCTGCTCGGCGTATTGCTTGGCAATACGTTTCAAATCGCGATAGTTCTTCGGTATAACATCCTTCCCTGGACGATAAAAGAAGAATACGTGCTTAGAAGTTTGAAGATAGCGAATGAACTTCGGTTCGATGGTGTTGTCATTCTCCCACTCGCGGCCGGTGAAATACTCCTGCGTCACCCAGGCCTGCAATTTAAAGCACTTGCGCTGTTTGTCGCTCTCATTCTCAAAGAGCTGTTTAGGATTGCACGTGATCGACATATTCTCGCAATAGTCGTATATCTTCTTCTTGAACGTGGCTCGGCTGTATTCCTTCGACTTGCCTTCAGAGGCATCCGCCCAATCGCGCATAAACTCGTTGAACATATCGTCGGTACATATCGGCACTCCATAAACCTCATTGCGAGAAAAGAACCACTCGAAGTAGCGAACGATGCTCTCGGTGAGTTTCTGAACCATTTGACGGCGACGCACGTTGCCTTGCGGTGCGATGGCAAAAGTGTGGTAGCGCATCAGGAACTGAACGGCCAAGGCACAGAGATAGATGGTCTGATTGCGGTCGGTGTCGGTGAGCTTTTCGGGATTAGGGTCGAAATGCTTCATAAGTTCGGCCGGCGAACGTTCTGGCTGTCGCTTCTGCTGATTCTCTCGCGAAAAACGGTCAGAGAAACTGACCAAAGGGAAACGGCCGATAGTTGACGGATCATCGTCGCTCAGCGGACTATTACTCGTTATGACATGAATGGGGGAATCTTCCATCTTCAATCCGACGGGGTCGCCAAACTTCTTCTCAACCTTGGTGCCTTGCGTCACCTTGTTATAAAAGTATTTCATGGGAAAACTCTTTTGTTTGTCTTCCCAATGAACAACGCGATATTTCCCTGGATATACGATTAAATCCGTGAGGGCAAACTTGGCATCGGTTATCACCATGAAGTCTTTCATGTCGACGGGCAACACATTAACAGCCGAGCCAACAACCGTGTTCACTAATACCGATTTGCCGGAACCGCCTGCCGCCTGTTTCTCGTCGGCAATATTGTCCTCCAAGAGGTAAGGCGCGACATTCTTCATACCTTCCCAAGAACGGAAGCACAAACGGCCGATACATGAGAGCATATTGGCGAAGTGAGCATTCATCACGGCCGTCTCGTCTTCGGTGAGCGGTTGTTTGTTGCGCTGCGCTTCTTTCTCCCGTTCCCAAAGTGTATTGGAAAAACCACGCACAATGCGGAGAATCGGCCACAAGTCTTGCTCACGTTGCCCTTGCCAGTCAACGAACCAGCGATAAGTCTGTGCCCATTCCATGAGTTCGCCACGCAGTTTCTTTATCTCGTCGTAGGTGAATACGGAAGAGCCATCCTCGTTCTTCATGGCCTCTTTCTTGTTTATCGCTTCCAGGCGGTCGCGGTATTCCTGACGCTCGGTAATGACAAACGGAGTTTTAAACACACGCATCGTGAAATCATACGGCTTTCGTGCGAGTGAAGGAATGAAGAAACTGATGTCGTTGTATGACACCGGACGGATGTTGTCTGGCGTAATCCTTAGCGCCACATTGCGGAAATAGAAATATTCCGTCTTGGCATTAAAGGCGTCAGCGAAGTTGATGACCATGCTCTGCAATCCGCCTGCCGACTTCTCCGTGAAAGTTTTGTCAACCATATTGGCGCAATCAGACATCAAGCGCTGCTCGGTGTCATTATGTCGCCAGCTCTGTTCAATATATTCAAGCAACAAAATTTTGGCTGCCTGGATAATGCTCTTTGCATCAATATACTCAACGAAGCAACGGTCAAGGTGGATGTATTGTCCCACGAGGTCAGTGCTCTCAGTGTCAATCATGCGATAATATCCGTGCGCAGTCATGAAGAGCCAAAGGCGCGTTGGCGACACTTTGCAGGTTGGCGGTTTAGGCTTTCCGCTACGAGGGTCACGGGGGTATTCAATTTCAAATGGCTCCGTGTTTCTCGCTCCGCGCAATCGGGAGTAGAGCGGCAAGCGCAAGTCGTGGTCAAACTGAAAGTTATCTTCATCGGTCATATTGTATGACAAGAGATAGTCACGCACACTTCTCGGTGAACACCCAAAGAGCCATTTCCATCGCTGGTTATAACGCGAGCGGAACTGCTCCGGCAACATGGCATAGTGAATGGCGCTGAATTTGGTAGCTATTGCACCGCAGTCGCGCTGCGAAGCGATGTCGTTGGGATAGAGGATGATGACACGTTCGGCAAAACAATTCATCTTCTGATATTGCACGGCGCTGAAATCCAGTTTTTCTTGTTTCCATTCTCCCCGTTCGATGTACCAGAAGTTTCTTCGCCCGATGGAGAACGCCACGTGATACCAACAATAATCTGCAAAATGCTGGTCGCCATCCTGCTTATCAAGTCGGAGCGAACGCATGGCGTAATACACGCTCAAGGCATCTTCGGGGGTGCGGCAGAAAACGATGTTGCGAGCTTTGATTTCATTGGTCGGTATCTTCACGTCAATTCTCTTGAACGTGCCTTTCGGCTCTCCGTCCTTCGTTTCGTTTTCTTCCCATTCTTCACGGGTCTCGGTGTATTTCTCCTCCGGCTCTATCTGATTGATGGCGGCATGGACGGCGGTGTTGTCGCTCTTGCGGTGGTCCATCGCATAAACAAAAACGTTGTCGCCCATGAGCCATTTGCTCACCTTCCGCACGCTATGCTCCTCGGCGGTGGAGAACACAATCGGTTCGCTGCCCCCCATTGCAGGACGGAAGAAACATCCGTATGAGTTTTGCGGGCCAAATTCTTGAGAGGCGAAACAGACGAAGAGCGGATTCCACGGCGTGCCGTGGATGATTTCGCTGACATGCTGACCATTTCGGATAACGTCTGGCAGTGTGACGCTCAGCAGGGAATAGATGCGAAAGTCTTTGTTGAGCAAATCTGGTGTGAACGTCCGACCGAAACCGAAACGTGGAAGACCTTTTTCTAACGTCACCTCACATCCAAGCGCCGCCAGTTCTTGCGGAGAGAAATCCATTTTCGGCATAAACGAGAATGTCTCAATGGTCTGCTGCGCAACGGTGCGGTAATCCATGTTGCCGAATACTTCTGGGAATGCAGCTCGCGTTTCTTCCGTGTCGCCGTAGCATTTCAACACCAATGCCTTGCAGATTCTTAGTAAACTTTGCCCGTGCATCAGAAGGTGATGGACGGCGGCATACAGTTCAATGGCACCATAACCTTTTTTCCCAGTCTTTGTACACATCCACTTCACGGCGCCATGTTGCGCCAGACTGTCACCTTCAACCCCCACTCCATCGTACAAACCGCCACGTTCATTATTATATATGATGAAATGTGGTGTACGCGCCGATCTGCCGTCTGCAGCAGCTTCGTCTTTCTCACAAAAGGGACAGAAACAGGCTGTCTGCCCTTCGACGCGCTGCTCGTCAGAAGGCCGCACCAATAATGCCAAGTCGATGTTGGCAAGCTGGTTGAGTATCGGGTGATATATCATAATTAAATTTGAGAATCTACAAGTTCACGAATGTTTCCAATTTATAATGCCTAATGGAACAGTTGCATACGTTCTTCATACGTGTAATGAGCAACGAAGTGAAATCTTTCAACGAGATGAATTGTTCGTCTAAACCATGAATTTGAATCATGGTGCGCCAATAACATTTCCCGTTGCACCAACGGCATGAATGTTCTCGGTCAATCACTAAATCTTCAACCTTTCCGTTCATCATATTAAAGACATACAAACAAACATCGCGCAGCAAGTCAAACGGAGCGCCATAAAACAGCAATGTCGGGATATTGTCTTTCTCGCCGCGTAGGTCTTCTGAATAAGCAATGCGGTGCAGATACGAATAAGGCGTGGGACGGCCCATTTTCTTTTTGTTGCTTCGGTTTGGAACGTATGGAACAGACAAATAACTTCTTTCCATCTTATTCCATCGATTTCTCGTTAACACATTGCTTCAACTGCTTCATCATCTGCCACGTAGAATAGATGCTCCGCTTACAATCATAAAGCGGAGAATGAACGATGTTTTCTCCGTCGTCGAAATCCTCTGCAAAATCGCTATATCTGATTTCATCGCGACCGCCACGACTTAAAAGCCGAGCCCCTTCCAAGAAGAAAGTTCGATGGTCGCGAAATTTGGTGTAGCGAACGGGAATTTGCTTATTATATCGATGGCAGATGTGGCGCAAGATGGCTATGTCGAAATCTGTGCCCTGCGACCATAAATATAGATTGTCTGCCGACAAATCTTCAGACAGCCCCTTAATCCAGGCAAAGAAATGCTCCAGTACGCCTTCAATGGAAAGCAAGGGCGTGGCATCATCGTCACTAAGAAGTTCTTGCTTGGCCTTAGCGTCTTTCTCCTTCCACCAAATTGAAGTGGAAGCATCAAACGTGAAGCCATCCAAAAACTGCGAGCGCAAATCAACGTGCTTGTAAAACTGGCAAATGGTTTTCATGCCATTGCCTTCGCCGAAGAACGGCGTATTCTCAAAGTCGCGCCCCCAAGCAACTGCACCAATACTCATCACGGCGGCCGTTGGGCAAAGCGCACAAGTCTCGAGATCAAAAGTTATATCCAAAATATCCATATTGCGAATGTCTTTTTTGAGACTAATTATTCGTTATTATCATTCCCTGCGGTAAATTCATCAAGAATGGCGCGTACTCCTTTCAGTTCCCACAATTTCCAAGAGTTTTCGGCAAAACGGGTACGCACAGTCACCTGTGACTTCATGCCACGTGCGGCCATGAACTCACACAACTTGATACCGATTTTCAAGTCAGTGACCATCCGGTAAAAATCTCGGCGGTCATATTCCCCGTCCTGCCTCAGCACATAGCCATAGCCGCGAGAGCCTTCTTCGCCCTCACCATTGTGGTCGGTTCCGCATTGTTCAGTTAGAAAAAATTCATACTGAACCTTTGATATTCCCTCTATTTCCCATTCGTCGAAACCTTTCTCAAACAATCGACGATAGCAGGTACTCTGACAGAGTTCATAACGATCAAAGAGTTCATACAATCGAATTTTTTCGGCAGGAGTAAGGTCTTTTACGCTTAATATGCCGCCACCTTTGACTTTTTCTATAACATCCTTGGTCATTCCGATTATAATTTCTAAATTTATCACCGCAAAGATACAAAGAAACTTTGTCAATCAAAGACTATTTCAAATTTTAACACTATTCAATACGGATATTCAAAGTTGGATAATACAATAACTAAAATTAAAAACATAATGAATATACACAATTTTGTTTACAATTACGGATTCTTGGCCGACTGGATAAAAGCTAACCCTGATATTCTTCGTAAAGACCTTTTAGAAAGTTTAGAAATGTACGATTATGGCACACTCAACAAATGGATTGACGGAATAACCATGATGCCGCTGGCGCAGATGATGAAGTTCTGCAATGCTTGGAACGTACCAATCACGGCCTTCTTCTTTGATGAACAAGCAGACGAAAATGATGTGTGCGCCCCCATTACACCAGAATCCCAAATTGAACCAAACGGCGGTTGGCCTGACCCAAACAGAAAGAATGGTCCAAAGGTCTGCGACCCTCGAACGACAGTCCACCAAAATTCCAAACTTCCGAATTATGTAAGAACGGCCAAGACGAGAAGAAGTGCGAGTAATGATGCGCATACGACGGAAAATGAGACTGCTGCGAAAACTCAGACCGAAATACCAAGCATGGAGCGCATGCGCTATCTTGACATCATCGAAAAGCAAAACGAAAGGATGATGAATCTTGTGAACGAAATCAACGAATTACACCGTCAACTGCAGAAAAAATATTACGTGCATTACGAACAAGATACTTCCGTCCTCCCAATGGTTGCTGAAAACGACTCAATGGAATAAAACAACAAAAAGCGTCGCCGATCCTCACGGACAGGCGACGCCACCTAATCTAAAAACCATGAAAACATGAGCCTACGCTTAGGCTCGATACAAAAAACAAATAATAACTTCAGCTTTCGTTCACCGCAGCTAAACGGCGGCGATAAAATTCTTTTTCTGTAATGGGCTGCATATCGGCATGCTGGCTCTCATAAGGCACTCTTACATACCAATATCCATGATGCCGGAACAAAACAGGGGTTTTGTCGCCAAACGTGAAAGGCGCTTTCATGCCGTTTCTGGTCACACTTGGCTGGAGGGATAAAATGGGCACAAGCTCCGTCTCGGCAACAATCGGAAGAGCATTTATTTCTTTTATCAATTCGGAGCCTGCCTCTGGCACAAATATTGCGCCGCCGTCTTGTATCTCAATACGATCCCACCCTTTCTTGTATAACACATGGTCAAATTCAACGGCCGCGACGCCTCCAGCCATGCCGACTGGCGATTCATAATAATGCTCTGCACCTTGACGCTTCACCCATGCCTTCGCCGCTTCTTCGGCTTCTTGGCATTTCTTTACAAATAGGGTCAATCGGATGCCAACTTCTGATTCTACTGCTGTTTTATACAGAAAATATTTTGCATGTTTCATAAAATAGATATTTTATTTGATTTTTGCATAAATGACCGGCTCGCCACATTCATCGTCCACCATCTTAAAGCCGCGTGCTGCCAGTTCTTCTAAGTACAAGGCAAGAGGATCGCCCAAAGGACAGACAACGGCTTTGAAATACGTGCGCAACTGATAATCAGTGAACACGTCGCAATCTTCTGTCCAATGAGAGCATGGCGCATACTTGGCGCAAAACGCTTCAATCTTGGCATAGATAACGAAATCTTGCAAGGTCACTTGCGGCTGCTCATCCATCATTATTTCTTTCTTCATCTGACTACTTTTTTATTTTCTTCTCAATAACCAAAACGAAACAAGCAACGACAACGAATAACGAGGCAGCCAATAATAGCATGCTTGTCAGCCGCATACCTCCGAAACGTGTTTCCGGCGTGTTCCGTTGTTTGTCTGCGGCAATACTATCGTTTGCCTGTCGATGATTCAGCGTTGCCTGGTTCATCTGCAGCGCCATGCTGTCTTCTAATGTGGACTGCGTTTGTGTGCGTGCATCCGTCGTTGAAGAATGCGTCTCGCTGCCCGTTTGTTGTTGATAATTACCGACGCGGTGTATAACGCGTTCCGTCACTCTTATGTGCTGCCCGATACTGTCAGTATATTCTGTCACACGTTCTGTTATAATCTCTTCTTGCCTCGCACTTGCAGCGGAAGAACTCATAGCGGTTTTATCAATAGAGACATCATGAGACAGACTGTCTCTTCCGTAGTTTTTCACACTTACTTCTTCCGCCTGCTCAATATGCAGACTGTCGTTACTGCTTCGTGTCACCCGCTCCATGCTCTGTCTCGAAGAACTGCAAGCTGACATCAGAACGAGACACAAGCAAAACATTAAACTGTTTTTCTTCATTTTCATTTTTAATGGTTGATGGTGCAAAGATAGGTTTTTGAGTTTGGGCCGTCCGGACATAAAAAAGGCATCGCGCTGCACGTGGCGGCGCGATGCCTAATGAATTGGAAATTTCGATTAGTTAGACTGACTATTCTAATTGTACTGGAGGGCACGACGTGGCGACAGATTCAGAATTGGCCATGTCATTAAAGGTAATTAAAAGGGAGTATTCATCAACGGAGTCACGGGAAAATATCAAATCTATTTCGCCAATAGGCGAAAACCAAGAAGAAGGTAAGAGCCTATTTAAGAAACCAAACGAAAAACCTTTTTCGTAGACATTAAATAAGATTTCGCTAAAATCTCTTTTCTTCGTCGGTATTTTATCTATCGTGTAAATGGACTCATATTCCTTCAAAAAGTCGTTTACAAACGATTTACACTCCGAACCATTATAAATTTTCATCGTCAACATAACAGTGCATACCTTACGAGTTTTTCCGTTCCAACCCAAGAAAACATTGGCGTTATAACCTCTAAAATTCCCCATAAAGAACACACCATCTTCATAATATCGTTTCGATAAAGAATTGTCAATGAAGCCTTTTTTCTTCAATTTATCACAAAACGAATACGCATCCCCATCAATCGGAATACCCAGGAATGTGAGATGCGACTGCGACCGCGCAGACAAGCAAAGTATAACGGCCAAAAAGACCAACGTGATAATTTTTTTCATTGGTTTAAACATTAAGTGATTTCAAAATCCGCGTACCAGTACGCGAGCAGCGTTTTTGCCAATCAATTCGGCAAGCAAGTTCATCAAGTTCTCGTAATCCGTCTTGTTCTTTGGGTCATCGCAAGCCGCATTAAAGGCATTCAACGTTTCCCGGTCGGCAAAACGGATAGACATGAAACCTGCGGCATTGGCACCATAATGACGCGCCTGCAACAATAACGGCTTCAAGCTGCCTTCATACCTTGACAGTAAAATCTTCCATTCTTGGGCGTATTTGCCGGGGAAATCTTCGATTTTTTTCGTCTGTGCCGTTTTACTTGAAGCATCCAACAGACTGAACAAGTCAGGTTCTACGGACAAAACTGCTTTACGACTATGGTCTTTCAACCATTGTTCCAAGACATGGAAAACCAATCCTTCATGTGTTCCGCCCCATTGTCTGGGGCGTTCAACGGCCTTTGGAAGTCCGTTATAGGCAAAAGTCTTAAACTCACTCCAAAGAATTTCCGGAACAGAGACAACAAATGATTTGAGTTTTTCTTCGTCAAGGCTCGGATAAACGCCCATGATTTTTTCGCATACACGCTTAACCGAGGTGTTACGATGCAGGTTTAAATCACGTGCGACACCAAGCGGTGTACGCTTAATATGGAATCTGATCTTATCAGGATTGCCGCGTTTCGCTTTTCCCGTGTAAACGGGTTCATATCCTTCGGGACATTCATCCGTAGACTCCAACATGATTTCGATCTTGTTTTCTTTACATAACCGAACCATATCATTTCTGGCTACGTTGAGCACTTGTGTGCGGAATCTTGCAAACTTCTGGTATTTATCCTTGGCTATGACGTCTGATTTCGGCATTCTCTCGAAAATACCTAAGAAATCCTTCAATTCAAAATAATCTATAACAGGGTGCATCTGACCTTTGCTGACATATTTCATCAACAACAGATAAAGGCGTGAAGTGAACACTGAATTACAGAACAAAGCAATATGCTCAAGATGATTGAAATAACCATGACTCATGCCGAATATCGCCATTGCAGCTTCAACATTGATGGTCACTTCAACGAATCCATCACGCCTTAACACATTCGATGATTTCCCTTCTTCGGTATCACCAGGGTATGTATTTCCCTCTTTAGATGAAACGCTTTGCGGAACGAAAACCCTGCTGAATATCGGCATATAATCATCACCTTTCCTCAATCCTGTTTCCAAATCAAAACGAGGTAAATGAAAAGTAATATCTGTAATCTCCTTAATTTTCTCCACTAATTCATTATAATGGTTATATACTCCCAATTCGGACAAACTCAAACGGATAGGTCCCATCTTCAGTAAATCTTCTTTAGATATGCCACCTTGCGGGTATTGATCATTCAAAAAACGCCGTTCGTCCAAATATTTAGTGAAATGGCTTTGCAATTTACCGCTTACATGCAACATAACATTTTGCTGGCACAACGAAAAACTCTTGCAAAATTTCGTATAAGATACAGGAGTAATTATCCAGTTATGATGCTCCAACGCAGACTTAACATCAATTTCTTCTTCTTTTTTATTCTTCTTAGCCATGATTTCCTATTATTTTTCGTTTCAATATTACATGCTGCAAATTTTCCCTCCCTATTTATGTACCAACTCCTCCCTATTTATGTACCAACTCCTCCCTATTTATGTACCAACTCCTCCCTATTTATGTACCTCATTGCACATAACTTTCTGATTTCAAGCGCATTGTGACCCGCGTAAAATAATATAATATAAATAAGGAAAATCTCTTTTTTTATTAAAAAGGAAGAAGGAACCAATATTATATTATATTATATTACGCAATTTACAACGGGCTGAATATTAATATGTTAAGCTTAATGAGGTACATAAATAGGGAGGAGTTGGTACATAAATAGGGAGGAGTTGGTACATAAAAGAGGAGGAGTTGGTACATAAATAGGGAGGTCTATGCAAGGTAAACTATCTTAGTAGAAGTTTACCTCATTCGCCGATAGAAGGTAAACCATCTTAGTAAGAGTTTACCTCAATCCTCCAACTTATTCCGTCTCAGAAACTCAATCACGGCACGCAAGGCAAAATCACGGCGGGGGATGCCGGTGCGGATTTTGAGGAAGATATTTGCCGGTCTACGAAAAATCACAAATCGTCATAATTATTTTTTTCGTTTTTATTAAAATTGGCGACATCACAATAGGAGAGACTGATGCGATAGTATTTTTCATGAATGCCATCTGGCAGGATAGTAGTCTGTATGATGAGCCCCATCAGATTCTTTTTTTCTTTGTCAAATATGCGAAATTGAATGCCATTGGCGTCGCCATCGCTATTTTTTGACAAACCAAGCACAGCGTCAGGATATTTCTCCTTTAATTGAGCCGCAATATCAACAAATTGCGATTTTACCGATTCCAATGTAGGGTACTCTATGTCGACTACCACTGAAAATACAGTTTTATCTTTTGAGTTAAACATTATCATAAATTCAGCATCCTCCCCCATAAATACTCCTTTGTAATATTTCGTACCAGAAGGAGCTACTTTTGTTTTCGCAACATCGCAAGTAAGTCCTTTGGCTTTTAACTTCTGCGTAAACAAATCTACATGCCCGGTTAATGGAATACCCATGAATTTCATGTGTGCCTGTCCTTGCACCATCAGACAGAACAAAGACAGCATTAAAGTAACTATGATTTTTTTCATTGTTGTTTTAAATTTTATGGTTATTAATATTTTCAATAATATGGCAAATATGTCTGCCAGTTTGTATAGTAAGGGTTTACCTCAATCCTCCAACTTATTCCGCTCCAAGAACTCAATCACGGCCTGTAAAGCCAAGTCGCGGATGGGGATGCCCGTACGGATTTTTAGGAAAGAAATTTGTCTGTAATATTTCATCGACACTTTAATACTGATGCCTGCTTCTGATTTCTGCGACTTGGTTGCCAATGTAGGCAAGGGAGTTGATTCGTTTTGTACAGCTGCCATTTCTTCTTCTTTTGTTTCTTGATTTGTTTCCTGGTTTGTCTCTTGGTTTGTTCCCTGAACAACTGCTTCTGGTTCTATCACTTCACCCTGGGCTGATTCCGCTTCGGTTGCCTGATGCAATGCAGGAACGTCATCCTTCGTCGTTGATTGCACTTTATCGCCCGATTGTCCCAAGCAATTTGCATGATCCATCGCGCCGTCAATTACCTGCGCACATGGGGTTTTGTCAATTTGGAAGTTATTATTACTTGCTTTTCGTGCCATGTTGATTAAATGTTTTCGTGGTTATTATTCCTATTATTCTGGCATACTTTCCAGTAATTCGATGGTGAACTGCTTATAGTCCAATCCAACGCGACTATAAGGCGCATAGGTAAATATATCCTCATTTAACGCCTGCGCTTCCACCATCTTTGTATCACGGCGTGTATAAGAATCAAACATATAGTCGTTGAACTTGCCACCGAGGTATTGTTTAAACTGCTTCGTCGCATTCGTCTGGTCGTTGCTCATGACCATCAATAAGCCGCGAACCTCCAAGTAAGGGTTCAAATCTTCACGTGTCTCACTGACCGCCGCAATGATGTCGGCAATGCCCTTCGTTGCCAACATCTCCAGCTGCACGGGCAATACCACGCTCGAAGCGGCCGTTAAGGCATTAAACGTCAACAGAGACATGGCTGGCGGGCAGTCAATCAAAATGTAGTCAAAGGCATCCAACGCATGGGTAACGCCCTCTCCTGCCAGTTCGTTGCCTTTCATTTCCTTCAGCGGCCGGGAAAGGATTTTACAAAGGGCTTTTCTGGGTACGGACATTTGATTCAAAAACGGGTCAATGCCAATCAGTTTTCCACTCGCTGGCGCAAGATAGATGCCTTCACGCATTTGGTAAACAGGTAACTGACCCTGCTGCACAATTGCATCATAAACCGTTGGTAAATCCGCACTCTGCATCTCGCTCCAGCCAAACAGGAAGGAGACACAAGCCTGCGGGTCAAGATCAATAATTAAAACACGTGGAAGACAGGATGACCCGTCGGCGTTCTTGCCAAAATATCCCTTGCCAAATCTTCTGAGGCCCGTTGCAAGGCTTTGCACCGTTGTCGTCTTGCCCACCCCACCCTTGTGGTTGACAAAGGCAAGCACTTCTTTTAATCGCTTAGTTTCCATTTTTCGCTTAATGTTAGTGTTCTTTTAAATGTTTGTTCATTGATTTGTTGAAACAAATAAACGAACAAATAAACAAATAAATGAACGAATGTTTGTTTAAACAATTCAACAAAAATATGATTGAATAATTAAATAGCCGATTTACAGACCATTAATCATTATTGTTGTCTCATTTCGATTACAAATTTAAATATTATAATTCATTTGAGCAAATAAATTCATGAATATTTGTTTGATTGTTTGTTTATTTAGTTGTATGTTTGTTGAAACAATTAAATAAATAAATAATTAAACAAATAAACAAACGAATAAATGAATGTTTGTTTGCTTGTTTAAATCAATTGTCCCACTTATCGTTGATAGTGATGTAAACTGCACTGCTTTCCGCAATGCGTTCGGAGCGAATGGGCAAGATGCAGTAGTTTGTCTTCTGTCCTGCTTTCGTCACATTGCCATGAGGCACAAAGGTGTAATAGTCGCCTGTACCAAACTGAGTGCTGTCAAGTTGGTAATTCCGGTCTTCTGGCGCATCGTAGCAGAGGATGCGCTGTCGGCTGTTCCAATAATCAGACGGAAGAGACACGTTTTTCAGTAGCGCCACGACCTCTAATTTCCTCGGGATTCTATAACGCGAGCCGTGCAACAACACGGAAGGGCTGGGCAAATCAAACAGGCGCACATCGGTGATTTCGTTTCGCGCAACATAGAACTTCGCCGTGTCGTTTTGCGCAATCATGATTTCGTCTGGCGTATCGCCAGGGTAGGTGCCGCCTCCTGGCTCCTCGGTTGGTGGTTCTTCTTCGTCATCGTTGAAAACAATAGGGTGATAGCAGGCAGACAACAAGCAGGCTGCGAAACAAGTAGTGAACAATGCGAAAATCTTCATGAGATGGAATTGTGGATTTAATGATGAAACGGACAGGGCGCCTGCAATCAGACGTAAACATTTAAAACGAAAAGCATCCGGCAAACGCATGAGCGTTAACTCACGCCTCGCCAGATGCTCTTGGTTGTTTTAGATTTGAATTTCGTTGCCTTCGGCGCTCCAAGCGTCGTTCAACGTAATAGAAAGGCCCTGCTGATGATTGTAGAATGAGCCTGTAATGGTTGTCACCTTGTTGCGCTCCAGCTTCACGCCCGGCACTGTGATTGTGGAGAAGGGCGTGCCTTGTTTCCGATTGGTAGTGAAGGTGACATCGGTAGTGTAGCCTTCTTCTGGCACAAGCAAAAAATAAGAAACAGTAGTTCCTTTCTTGCCTGCCAACGACGATACGTCTGAAATCCTCTGATTTTTCACCTTCCCGATGACGGAGAAGTCGGCAAAAGAAAACTGCCGGTATTCGTCTAAGTCAACATCGATGGTGGAGCAATCGGCTGGAAACTCATCGGTGCTGTTCACTTTAAGGCGTGCCACCAATCGGTCTAACACTATGCTGACGGCCTGACTTTGCCCAATGCCCACCGTCACCTCTTTCAGAGCGCCGAAACTATCTGAGGTCTTGTCGCTCGTCCAGCAAACTGGCACGGAAGCGGATGAAACAGGCGTCAGAATGTTGGGAGTTAACGCCCATGGTGATGCTGCTGCATCCAACAACGAGGGCGACACACTGGCCGTTGCCACCACTTTCAAAACGTGATCGCCGTAATCCAACGTTAAATCGGGTTCGGCAAAATCGTCCGCCGTGCTTGTCTGGTGCAGCACTTGCAACAAGCGGCCCGACGCTTTGTCGTAGTCGAAGATGTAGAGGTCGGTGAGTTCTCTGCCGTTGGCTGTCAGTACGGCGCGTGGCGCAATGCCTTGCGGCGTTCCCTTCGCCTGGCTTCCAGCCTTAAATCCGCAAACGAGTTTGATGTGTGCCTTGCCTGCAGGTGTTGTTTCGCCACCTGGTTCAAGGGGTGTGGCTTCATTGTCGCATGATGTGACCACACACATGGTGGCCATCATCGCCGAAAAAAGGATATTCTTCATGATTATTGATTAATTGATTAAGTAAATAAATTAATGTTTTATGCAAAAAATCTGCATAATATGCTAATTTGTTGACTTCTCGTCATCGCGTGCAGGCAAATCCACCTGCAATCAACGGGAACAAGAAGAAGGGCAAACCAAACAACGACAAGGCCGCGGAGAGGGCAATAAATGCCAGCACCCAGGTCAGCAATTGACAGAGGATGTTTTTAGGCTTTAACCGCTCGCGCCTGGCCCTTTCCCGTTCTTCGCGTTCTTCGCGTTCAAATTCTGCGTCTCTCTTCTTAAAGTACTCCTCGTCGTCCACCATAATGTAATGGCGCTTTGGTTGACGTTTTTTAGGTACATCAAACATGGCTTTCAGCCGTTCTAATTCGGCCTCGTATTCTGGCGTGCCTTCTTGGTCGACGACGGCACGTTCAAGGGCGATAACTTGTTGTTCGTCTACGGCTTCATCCGCCGCAGGCGAATCCGTAGTTACCGCAGGCGCATCCGCCGTTATTTCAAGGGCGGTAACTTGTTCCGCCGTAGGCGCATCTTCCATTATGGCAGGCGCATCCGCCACATTCTCCTGCACTTGTTCTGGCTTTTGAATCTCTGAGACGACCGATTCTTCCACCCTTCCATCTACACACACAATCACGTCACCGTGCAGACTCACTTCAATCTGGCATCCAGGACTCAATCTCTTCGACATAAAAGAGCGTTCACTGCCGCAGTTGGCATGGGCAAAACGGTGCCCATTCATTTCCACTTCGTCAAAGTCGGCCACATAAGTGACCTTACCCGTCTTTTCGCCAATGGTGGTATGATACCAACGGTAAATGGTTACGGCCTTGTGTATCGGGCGAAATTTAAACGCGCAGTTGAATTTCGCATCATGATTTGTGCAGCCAATGCGGTCATAAACCGCGTAATCATCAAACTTAAATACCAGTCCATCGGTCGGCCACGGCAACTCGGCACGGCGCGTTTCGGCTTCACACACAATTTGCTCCACCGCCTGCTCCAACTCTGCCATGTTGCCATTGAAATGAAAACCATCCACCATGCCTGAAATCAAGAACCCAAGGCGCTCCAGTTCACGCATCGCATCGCATTGTGTAGAGTAAGCGTCCGACAGCAAGCGGAAAGGGTGGAACTCCAACAGGCGACAATCGGCAGCCACGGCTATTTTCTTTGACATGATGCCGTTGCTCGTCACGCGCGGTGATTTCCCAGCCTTGCTATAACGAGAGAAGGTGTCAAGAGAAATGATCACCTCCCCGCGTACCTCCGTGCGAGGTGTGTCGCGCCAGGCTTCCACATATCCAGGCACGCCCTGCACGTGGCGAATGTGCGCCAAACAGTCGTTGCCCATCAACTCTTTTCCGTGGCCGTAGGTAGCTTCAGCAAGATGCCCATTAATATATACAAGTGCCACCGTTTCGCCGTCAAATTTCCATTCGACATCGATAAAGACATCTTCAAGACGTGCAGCCGTCTGCTGCGCTTTAAGGTATTTCACCATGTCTGCCGCGGTATGCACTTTCTTCATAGATAGGCAGGGCGTGCGGCGTGCCACGGTGCGTTTCCCGTTCCCGTTCTCGCTATAGCACGTCTGCGTCGGCGAATCGGCCAACACGTCCTCCGGGTGCTTGTCCTCATATTCCTGCAAGGCAAAATAAAGCGCATCATACGCTTCGTCGCTGATTTCCGGCGCATTCAGCGTAAAATATAGGTAATCGTGCTTTTTAACCTGGTCAACGGCAGCACAATAGTCTTTCTGTGTCTCAATCATGTCAAATATAATGTTAGTGTTTCTAATTTGTGTCTATAACTGGAGGATCAATCCGCCTCAAACCAGAACTGGTCGTACTTAACAGCATCGATGGCGGCTGCAACGTTGTCGGCTATTGGATGACCGATGTCTAATTTCGCGTAAACGCTTAAGCGGGCACCAGATTTGAAGAAAAGCATCATCGCATCTTCTTCAAAATCGCCGCCCTCTTCCGGCGCCCAAAATTGGTAACTCTCCACTTCGCGAGCATCAAAAGTCAATATACTACCGTCGCAGTCTGACTCTTCGTCAAATCTACGCGCGGAGATATATGGCCACACTCTTTGTCGTTCGCTCTTCGCCGTTCCCTCCTGCTTATCCGGAGAAACGGCCATAATTGCGCGGATGGTGTCAGTCAGATATTTGCTGCCACCATGTCCAAAAATCCATTGATGCACATCGTCGGGCACCACATATTGATGCTTTCGGCCTTCAGCGGCAGGACGACCGACCTTCGCGTTTGTTTCGTTGTTGTTCATGTTCGTGTTATTTTTTAATTTTAATCTGCATTTTTTTGCTTGACAAAAATAAATTTATTATCTTTGCAATGTCTTCGGAGGCTTTTAATCGAACCATCATGGAATTGAAAGAAAAATACACTTCCGTGGACACGCTCTAAGAGCGAATTTCTACTATTGTAGATTGCGAGCGGAAGGCTCGCACCAGCCCTGGCCTATGTGCCGGGGCTTTTTTATTGCTTGTCACTCCAACAGGAATCGAACCTGCACCATGCCGACCACGGAGAGCGGTGGGGCGTCGCTATCCTCACGGACAACGACAGCCTAAAAACAAAAAAGATTATGAATTTAAATAACGTGTTGCCGCCAGCGGAGTCGAACCGCTGCAAGGCCAGACCGGGCGCGGATGCCTCGTTTTTTCGCGAGGCTATAAAGAGGGATTAATCCACTTTTAAGTTAATTACACCAATCGCATAGTGCCAGTCGTCTTCTTCGTAATCCATAACGCATCCACCAGGACGCTCAAAGACATCATAGGCCGTCCCGACACGTCGCCACAGGCTCCAGCCGCTGCGACGCTCAAAATGCTGAATCTGTAGGTGATTTTCTTTGGCCATTGTTTTTGCTTCATCGAAGGACTTAAAGCCAACGATGGCAGGATGAAGGTGGCTGGGGTAGCCGATAGCGCTGTTTGTCGTCTGAATAACCTTCAAGTCACCATCCGCCAATTCTTCCAATTCGTCATCTGAAGGGGCAACGATAATGTCCTCTTTGTCGCAAATCTCTTGCAGGCTCATAACCTCCGGGAAATCGTAATCATTATCTTCCGTGACGCTCTCCTCAAATTCTTCCCTATATTCCCGTATGGTGGCATTCCATTCTTCTTCAATGCTACGAAAATCTGAATATGGTATCACCTTTTCTCCAGTTTCGTGATCGCGTTCCACCTTATTTTCAATGTCGCCGATAATATCATGGAGTTCAGACCAGATAAAACCTTTTCGGCAAAGGTGCTGTTTAACCCTATCAACGGCTGCGTAATTCACCGAAGTCCATACGTCGTCACATAGGTCGTCATCAGCGGCTTCAACATTAATCACGTCAGCCACCATAATCTCGCAATCATCGACGTACGAACCATAACCGTCTTCATAGTTCATCAACGAGTAGCAGCCATTATACTGGCTAACGGGGTAGCATCCAGTGTCATGGGCGACCGCCAGAGGCTCAACGCCGGGCATTTCATACGTATCTGCCAAGAACACCTGCTGGCCCTTATAGCGATAAATATACTTAGGGAGTTGTTTGTTATTCTGTTTCTCCATAATCCAGACTTCACCGTGTTGTCGAGGGCTTAATGTGTTAATGTTCTTTATTAATTATCTTCTTGTTTACATCTGCAAAGTTAGCAATTATATTTGAATCCGCCAATTAAAAATACATATAAATTCAAATTTAATTGTATTTTATTCGTGATTAAACATTTTACAGACGTTTTTGCACCCGTCGGCGGAATCGAACCGCCGCAAGGCCATCCAGGCACGGGATTCCTGGGCTGCGTCAAAAGGTTTGGCGCAAGCAGGTGAACAGTGCGTCTAGTCCCATGTTGTACTCTATGCGCTCCTTGCTGCCGAACTCGTCGGGATTGGGAGAATTGAGGGTGATATACTCTATGATGCGTGTCATGGCCTCACGGAGGCTCGCCTTGTCCATATCTATTGTTATAACTGTCTTTTCCATTGTCGTTTTGATTTGCATTTTAGATAATTGAATTATTTGCGAATGTTAATACCTTCTTTATCTTCCCTCAAAGTACGTCTTTATCTCTTGGTCGGTACTCTGTTTTGTTAATTGTTAAATCATATTGTTTTGCCTAAAAATTGAAAATCTCTGATTTTTCGCACACTCTATAACGAGGCATGTGTTACCACTTTATAGAGATAACCGTCGCTACGAACATAACCACCACGCCGAAGCCGAGGTACTGCCAAACTTATAATAATCTATTTTTGCCATAATTTTCTGTCGTTTTTTAGGGGTTCTATAATATACTATTCGTTAATAATTTCAATTCGTAACAATTCATTATCCACATGGATTTCGTACCCCTTATAATTGATGCCATAGCCTATGCAACCATAGCTACAAAAAAGAGGTTCACAAATCATTCTGGAGCCATACCAGGTGAATCCACATGGATTACGATTATATCCATTAAGCCAATTTTCGCAATCGCCACAACGTTTTAAAATAGTGTTGATTAGGCGCTTCAATTCGTTAGGTATCTCTTTCGGTGCTCTCATTTTCCGTCGTTTTTTTTTAAGATTCTATAATAGGTTTTATTTTCTGGGCGTGTGCGGAATCCTTAAAATTTCACACACGCTATAAATAGGGAGATTATCAAGCCGCCAGGGTTTGCTGCCCTGGCTGGCTTGTGTGGTGCGTGTCATCTCCTTGCAGACTCCTGCATCATTCCCACCATAACAATTTTTTTTGGGACGGAGAGATGACGGCCGGCAGAGGCGGGGGCGGCACACACGGCTGCTCCGTAGTATATCAGAATGCGGGTAAGGTAATCGAGGGAGGAGCACCAAACGGGCAGTGGGGCGGCGTGGGAAACCGAGAGTGCGGCATTCACAGACATAAAATCGGCATCGGCGGGGATGGCGTCGCGGTCCGCGGTGGGCGCGTTGTGGGCTAACCAATCGCGTACATTTTCGCGTAGACTGGCGGGCGCATTGTATCGCACGCCCAAAATGGAAAAAGTTTTTCCGTTTTTTCTGCCGTCGGCAATATCAACCAGCGCCAGTCCTTCTGCGGGTGCTTCGTCGTCCTGTGCGGCGTCCATGTCGATGGTGATAACTGTATTTTCCATGTTTTTATCGTTTTAGTGGTTGTCTATAATAGGGGGACTTATCGCAATTCGCTTAATTCCACACTGCCGTATATCAATTTACATTGCAGATCGTAGAAGAATCCGGAAGCGTTGTCGCGTTTTTCGTCGGCCTTCAGCCGCTTAATCTGCTCTTCTCGTGGCGCGTTTTCGTCCTCATACGCGAAAGTGCCATCTTCGATGCAGCATATAATGGTCTTCACCAATCGCTGAAATCCTGCCTTGGTTGAAGGCCAGGTGCCGAACAAGCTGAAAGAACTAAGCGTTTTCCACTCGTCGCAGGTGTTCAAAATTAAAATTTGTTTCATTATGTATCACTTTCAATCATACAATATTACGCGGTCATGTGTGATGGTGATTTCAGCCGGTAGATATATATTATCGCAATGGCCGCGGGCATTGGCAAACGTCCAGCGTTCCCCTATCTTATGTGTATAAGCAAGGATGGCGGCGGTTTTCTTGAAGAGTCCTGCGGCTTTGCGCATGCCATGCAAGAACTTCACCACGTCGGTTTCTTCGCACGACAAAGTTGTAATTAACTGCTTAATTTCTCCGCCGACGCACAACACGAAGGCATAAACTTTTCGACTTTCCATAATCTTCATTTTTTAAACGTTCTATAATAGGGGGGAACGTCCCCCGTAGCCTTATTTTTCGTCCTTCCTTAATACCGTCCTCACGCTATAATAGGGCGTATTGAACGGATATTTAACTTCGTAAATGTAGTACACCGCCATCGGTTCGCTCATGAGCAGTGTGTCGCGACATTCCACGCGGCCGGCCATGCCGTGTGCCATGAAGTTCAAGGCACACATCTTGCACGCGATAGGGTCTTTATCTTGCGCCACATATTCAAAGCGGCGGCCGGCGGAATGGTCTTTTTGGCTTTTGTCCATATAGTGGGCAAGGAGCAGGCGGCCGCTACCTGCCGCGCAGTCGTTCACCATTCCGCTGTCTTTGTCTCCGCGGTTGAGAATCCGCGACATTAGGTCCGACACGTCATGTGGCGTGAAGAACTGGCCCGTTTTCGAGGCTTTTCCGCGACTGAGGTACATTTCCTCATACAAGATGCCGAACACATCCAGCCATCGGCCCTTTTCCATGTCCTCCGCCACGTCCTGGAGCCATTGCAGCGCAAGCCCCGTAAACTCCGGATTTTTTTCCGCGCAACGCAAAATGTGCTGGCTATATTCGGCCGTTCCTCCCTTGAAGGCGTCAATGCTGAATAACTCTAAAAGGTAGTCGCAGAAGTCGCTCAAGGCCATTTCTTGTGGTCGGTGGTTTTTGTCGGCCTGTTCGGTCAATATGTCTATATATTTATTTTTATCCATGATTTCTGATTTTTTAGATGTTTTATAATAGGGGCTGCGCTGCTCTGTTAGGCACAGCCCGTGACCTATGTCAATAATCACTTCCACATAGCAGAAGGGTAGACGCATGTGCTCAACGCATTATCACGGGCATACGCGCGAATTTCATAATCGTAGCCCTTTATTTCCTTCATTATGGATTCCGCTTTTCGCGCAAGGCGCAGATAAGCAGAATACTTCTTCTTGGAATCCTTCAATTCTGAATGTCTGCCATCAATTCTTTCTTATAGAAAGCTATAACGACGACTGCCTTTTGTGCGTCCAAGCGATCCCCAGTGTTCCATAACCAAAGCCATTCAATATCACAATATTGATTTCGCCCGTGGCTCGAATCGGCCATCATAGACACGAAGGGTCTATTATTGTTATTGTATTCCCGGCCATAGTACGTTATCTTATAATTATTCCCCCCAAAACCGCTCTTAAAACCGGTTTCGGCTTCCACGGCATCGTGAAAACGCTTATTAAGCACCTTCCCGTCGAATTGACGGCACACTTGAATCAGGCCGTCCAGGGCTTTCACTTCCAACTGCGTGCGCTTGATTAGCTTGTCAACATGTTGGCAATATCTTTGCACCTCCTTAGCCTTCTTGACGGTCTTAAAATCCGCCTCGCTGCCAATGCTGTAAGAAGATGCCGGAATATTGCGCTCGAGGTCTTCCTGGTTGCATAACGCGGCGAACTTCTGCGCATCTTTGTCAGAAGAAAAACGATTAAACCACTCTGGACTATCGGTGTTCCATAACCATACATTACCATCATTGTTGATAAGATTCTTCGCTTCATTAAATATTACTTTCATAATCATGTATTTTTTTTAAACTATAATAGAGGGCCGCACGCGAGCGGGGGCTTACACCCCGAACCACTCGCGCAAGCATGCCACGGCCTCTGGTGCGCTGGCCTGCCACTGCTGTTCTGCCTTGTTCCAGGTCGCGCCGTGCGCCTTGATGGCCTTGCGGTTGCGGTAGGTCGTTCGCCCATCGCCTACCACCGCCACGCCGTCGGCAATATCAACCAGCGCCAGTCCTTCTGCGGGTGCTTCGTCGTCCTGTGCGGCATCCTGAACGGCTGCGGCTGTATCGGTGCGCTCGTCCAACGTTGGGCTGGCTGGCGCCGTTGTTGGCGTGTAGCTGCGAAGGGTCCATACGTGACGGGCAATACTATCGGCTGTTGCAGTTGAGCTGTGAAAGAATAAAGGGCGCATATTGACGCCAAGGGCGTCGGCAAGGGCGTCCACCTCTTGCAACGAATAGCTATAATAGCCATTCTGCCCATATTCATTTTTAACATTCGCGGCCGGCACAACGGAGAGTACTTCAGCCAATATCTCATTGCGTGCTTCATCCGACATTTTCCGCTTGATTGCAATATCTCCAGCGTTGTTGCCCATAGTTTTGCGGGCAAAATCGACGAACTCAGAATAAAATACATCTGTCGAATCGTCCCAACCGTTGAACGTGTCGCGACGGCTGCAGAACAGATCTAAATCCGTTTTTTCCGAAAATTCTTCTTCGGTCGGTCCGTCGGTCCAAGTTACCTCGAAATCAGCGCCCCAGCCGCGGCGCACAGATACGGAGAACTTGACGCCGGGGAAAGCCGCGGTGCACATCGCCAAAATATTTGCCTTTCGCGCGTTGTCAATCTTTCGCGCCGTGGTCTTACCGTCCTTCTCCAGTTCTTCAACGTTGCGCATGAGGTGAGACCATCTGGCGCAGCGTTCGCGGTATTCGGCGAGGCGTGCCGCCTTCGCTTCGGCTTCCTGGCGTTCCTCTTCCGCTTTTCTGGCTTCTTCGGCCGCCTTAACGGCTGCCAATTCGTCGGCGAATAAGACAGGCCACACGATTGGTAGATATATATAGCGGGCATAATCATAGCCCTCAGAATCAATGAGGAAGTACTTGCCAGACGGTGAAACGACAAGCGCACCGACGGTGTAGAATGTGGCCCAGTCTTCTTCGTTGTACGTACCAGTAGAGGCATCGTCGGACACATCTTCAGAACGACTGAAACCGCGCAAGGTGTAGCGGGCCACAAGTTCATCCGCCAATTCTGGACGTTGGAAATATTCTTCCGTTACATTGATTATTCGTTCTACGCAACAGAGTCGGGCAGGCTGCTCTCCTGCCTTGGTGTAGTAGGTGAGGTTATGCAGTTCCTCGAATAAGCCGCGTCCGCCGTCGCATTTGAGGCCGCTATTGTCGGCCCAAAAGAAGCCGCCGACGGCGGGAATACCTTCGAGGCGGTCGGCCTCTTTAGCATGCTCTGCATACTTGGTGCGCTGGCGTGCGGCCTCTTTGTTTGCGATAAGCTCGCGAGCAGCGACTTCGGCTGCCTCTGTCGTGGCCTTGCCGAATGTCTTCACGTACGCCGGGCGTGAGATAGGCGACATAGGGCCGCACCAACCACACAAGCAAATATATTGTTCGTTATCGCTGTAATACTGTGCACGTTGAGCCTTGTCTTTTAAAACCTTAGATAAGTTCTCGGCAATCACGTTAAGGGGTACATTCTTTGTAGTCATAATCTTTTTTATTGTTGTTTGTTTCTTGTTTTCGAGTGCAAAGATATAAAGATATATTTATATCGCCAAAGATAAAACAAAGAAATATTTGAGTTTAACACCTATTAATATAAATATATCTTCATATTTGGTTTTTTACCCGTATCTTTGCAGCGTTAAAAACATATAGAACAATGAAAGTATATATTAAAGAGATGTTAGCCCTTAAAGGGCTGACGCAAAAAGACATCGCGGAGAGGATGGGCGTAACGCAATCCAACGTTTCGGCCACAATATCCAGGCCTTCCTTCCCCACGTTGGAACGCATTGCAGAAGCCTTGCAAGTTGAACCCTGGCAACTGTTGGCACCGCCTTCAATCGTGGAAGAACTCCAACAGGCGAGAGCGCAGCAGGGATGCGAGCGCGGACTTGTAGGCGTTGTCCGCGTCGGGTGTGAGATATACACGGCCGATTCGGTGAATCAATTACGCGCCATTGTGGAACGGCTGGAACAAGCAGAAAAAAACAAATGAAAAAGAAATCCCGGCAGGCTCAACCTGGCGGGATTTCTTTTGCAATTTTAAAACGCTCAATTATTCAGAGCGTCTATAATGTTAGTTTTATACCACACTGCCGCCTGGCCCATCGTATCGCGAAGTTCCTGCAGGTATTCCTTATAATTCGCCTGCGTGATCGTGATGCGACGCTCAGGGTGTTGACCGTCGGTGTCGCCACTTGCCAAGTGGAGAATACAAAAGGTGCGGTCTGTCTCGTGGTGTGCCACGTAGCCCTGTCTTTTGCAGATCTCCACGGTGCGGGCGAAGTCCGCGGGCGTGGTCGGGATGACTTGCAACACGCTCCAGGGGTATTCTTGAGCGGTTAAAAGTACTTGCCCTTCACGTTCAGACACGCGAAAGGCATGAATAGTTTTGGAAGTTTCCATTTTCTCGTTTTTTTATCAGTCTATAAAGATAGTTATTTTGTTTGGATTGACAAGGGGAGAGAACGGCATAAAGCCACGATGGACAAGGGCGGGCAACGAAAGGGCGGCCTCTACTCAGCCAAGCAGGGCGGCCAACATGAAGCCAGGACGGGCAACGACGGGCAACGGACGGCAGCCCCCCATGTAGCCAAGGGCGGCAACATGAAGCCAGGGCGGGCAACATAGCCGGCACCCCAAAAAAATATAACGCCGTTTGCGCCGTGTGCGTTCCTGATCTGGAACACGCACGGCGCGACGTTTGCGAAACAAAACACTCAAAACATATTATAAAGATTATTAAACATTTGGTATTTTTGGTCTTTATTCAGGTAGGCCAAAAATTCAGCTGAGCGTTTCTTGGTTATTATCTTATAACCGTTTAGGCGCTTAAACGCTTCACGCGCCAAGGCTTTGTCCCGGTCGACGGCCTCCATAATAACCATACGGATGGCCGTGCGATATTCGTAACTTTCCCAAGTTCGGTCGTAATAACGCAATCTTATCCGCCCTATTTGGTTTGTTCCCTGATAGAGGGTAACTTCATGCCCCCAACTGTTACGGGTTTTCCACGTTGAGCAAAAAAGGGTGAAATTGTTTCCATTTATTATTTTTTCGTATATCATAGTTTTCATTTTTAACGGCCTGAAGGCCTTATTTTTTTAAAATTGAATACAAAGCAGGAGTGCCACAACGGCCAAAATGCAGTTATACACGACGAGTTTTGCCCCGGTTAGCCGCAACGGGTCACCGTCGCCAGCAAAAAAATCGTGTTCGGCCTTCAGCCAACGGCGGAGAGATGCAGCGCAACGGCGAAGGGCGCCGGCACGGATAACGCGTGCAGCTGGAGCGGCGGCGCGTGGTGTGGTGTAAATGGTAGTTGTTTCCATAATCATTTATTTTTTTCGTTAGTGTAGCCGCCGGGGGACTTGAACCCCCGGCGAGGCCTGGAACCTCCGCGGCTTATTTGGCATGCTTACAGGCATTTTCGTAGTCTTCCAATAATTTCCACCGCTCATAAATGGGACCCCTAACGCCTCTATATTTCCCGGCGTTGGCCGACAAATAAGAGTTAACGGCGGTGAAGGCGTCGCGCCGTACGCGCCCCGTTAGTTCGACGTGTTCTCCGCAAGCACCGCCGCGCGGTGCGTTGTTGTAGCACTTGTGGGCCACGCCCGCAGCGGTTAAGACCTTGTGCACCTCGTGGGTCTCCACATGATAAGTCCTTTTGTCACTGTAGCCAGTTTGGGCCACGCCCTTAAGCAAAAGAGTTATTATATGGTTATATGTGCGCGTATTTTTGCGAAGGCCGAAGGGGCGAGGGTCGCGAACCACCTGTAATAATATGGAAAACTGTTTCATGGTTATATCTTATATCTAATTTCTTTGCAATTCTGTAAATCAAAAATAGCAATTTGCGCGTTACTCTTTCCAAGCTCCAGCGCGTCCGCCAAGGCATACGCAATGATCACTGCGTCGTAGTAATAGAGGCCGTTTTCTTCATTATACCACCCGCCAAAGGCGTTCACCTCATGGTGAGTCTTCGCGTATTCAATTACGCGGGCAAGACCCTCAGGGCCGAAACTGTTTTGAGTGGCGGCAACGGCAACGGCGTAGCCCTTTTGGATTGGTTGCAAGGTGGTGGCGTCGACGGTGTAACCATGTTTGTTGTTGGCGGCTATTAATGATAAGGCCGCAAAAATAGTGTTAGTGTTCATTTCTTTTTTGTTTTGTGCCGGGTTCCGGCGGTGATTATATAGCGATCTTCACGTCGTTTAACAGGTTTATATTGGACATTGTCAAGCAACGCCAAAAACGATCTTTGGTAAATTATAATATATCCGTAATGAATGGCATACATTCGTTTTTTCGCGATTGATAGAATCAATCATAATATGCAGAAAACATTGTTCATCTTCTGACAGTTTGAAGGCGTTTACAATAGATCCCATTTCTTTAACTGTGATTATTTTTTTTCATAATCTTATTTTTTGTTTACGAGTGCAAAGTTACAAATATGATAACGCATAAGCAAACAAAAAAGATATTATTTTCACCTTCCACCCATTATTTAACATCACAAAACATCTAAATAGTAAAAGTGGAAGGCGTACATGTCAAAAAGCAATGGCAAAGCGTCTTATATATATAGGAGTGCAGCGGGGCGGGTGCCGCGCTCAAGTTGGCCGCCGCCATTGTCGTTTGCCCGCGACGCTGCCACGCGTCGGCATATTCGGGCGGCATCCTCAAGGCGGGGGCAGGCTGTGGAACTCAGTGCGGCGTGGGCTCTCGCTTGAAAACCAACCTTTTAAGGCAAAAAGCAAACTTGCGATTTCTTTGTATTTCAATTATTTATGTGTCCCTATTGGGAGCAGCCGTTTTTCAAGCTAAATAACGCCACGGGGAAATTTAGAGGATAAATCGCAAGAGGAACGGGGAAAAAGAATAATATAGCTATATATTAAACATAGTTTAATATATAGCATGAGGATAGACAAAACGGGCAGTGGAAAGAAGCCTTTTTCAATGTAAAAACAAACAGAAATGCAAAATAGCGCCAATAAATTTGCGTAACACAAACAAAAATGCTATCTTTGCACTATCAAACTATATAACAATGGAATCATGGAAACAAAGAACGAACCAAAATCAAAAGTGAATCTCCGCAAACTCATGAAAAAGTTGGGCATGAGAACAAGACAATTTGCAAAAGCAACTCATCTCTACGACGCGACTTTGGCGCGTTATCTTCGCACGGACTCCATCACTGCAAATCAAATCTACAAAATTGCGATGGCGCTCGATATTGACCCGCGCGATATGTTCTTTCCAACGGACGAAAAGGAGGACGAAAATTTGCTCTTCACGGACGACGAAGAGGAGCAGGAGGAGATGAAGGAAGAAGTTTCGGAAGAAGTGGTAGAAGAAGTGGCGGAAAAAGATAAGCAAGACGCTGCACCTGCACAACTGCAAACAACGGCCTTCTGCCCACACTGTGGCGCAAAGGTGCGCGTGGGCGTGGTGCTCATGCAGGAATGAGCGCACGCTAAGTAATGGTAAAAGAAAACTGCGGCATGCAGCCTGCCAACCGTTCCGAAGAACGGCGGACAGGTGCATGCCGCAGTTTTTTGTTGGTTGAAGGGGAATAGCCCGTGGCAACTATCCGTCGATGTCGCCTCCAGCATCGCCGCCTGGCTTTCCGCTTGGCGGGCTGCCACCAGAGACAACGCCTCCCGTGAGTTCGTTGCCGTGGAGCATGATTTTCATGTCGTCGGTCACGAGGGAGCGCAAGAAGGAATACGGATTGCCAATCTTGTGCTGCGCCTTAAACGCTTTCATAACGGCGAGGTAAGCCTCGGTGCCCGCTGTGTTGGAAGCCGAAGGGCGGTTCTGTCTCCACCAAGAAGCCGCGAATTTCGCCTTTTTGGCGAAGTCGGCTTTTGTGGCCTGTTGTTTCTCACTGTTCGGCTGAACGCATCCATGATAGCCAGCAGAATACATCTTGCCCGTTTGCTTGTTTACTGCAAGATAGGTGGTGTCTTTCTTGCATAACTTACCACTGATAGAAGTAATCAAATGGTTCGTCACAATAATAGCCATAATGCAAAAATTTTAAGGTTAAACATGGCCCGAAATGGGCGTTGGTTGAAAAGAGAGCAAGTCCTACGAGAGTCCTATGAAAGTCCTACGAAAGTGCTCTGATTGTAAAGGTACAAAAGGGCGAGAGAATACACCGGACATAGAGGCGCTGAAGATGGGCACGAAGGGCGTTTTTCTGATGATTCGTTTGATTATTTAATGATTTGTTTGTTTGTTGATTTATTCAAACGAATCAACAAACGAACAAACGTTTGTTTGAACAAATGAACGAAATAACAAGAGACTAAAACGGAGGGATTTGTTTGGTCGTCCCGTCTGTTTTCGCTAACTTTGCTCGTAATTAAATAATGTTAGTGTCTGCCCGTGGCTCGTGAGAGTAGCAGGCAGTGTTTCAAATCATTTATTATTTTTTTGTTTACAATTTTAGGCCGCTCGTCTGTGAAGATAGGCGGCCTTGTTTTTGCAGGAAAATAAGAGATAGACCAAGATTTTTTCAAAAAGGCTTGGATAAACCAATGATAAGTTATACTTTTGCAGTGGTAAATTTTGAATATCGTAGTAAATTTCAAACAATTCTTCCCAATTGTCCGTGGTTCGTGAGAATAGCGTACACACAAGACTCTAATAAGAAAATTCCGTTAGTAGCCCTTCGTCTGAGCGCAGATGGAGGGCTGCTTTTTTGTTAATGGTCTGTCAAATATTAAAAATGATATTGGCCTTTGACTATCCACTAATTTGGCGTATCTTTGCAAGTGAAATAGTCAAGATTACATTTTACCGCTGCCAGCGGTCTGCGAAGATAGCTGGCGGGCTTTTAGGCAAAAATGCTGTAAGAACTAAGAACATAATTGTGTCTATGTAAAGAAGCCGCTCATCTGTGAAGATGGGCGGCTTCTATTTTTATGCCTGATGGCAGGGGGAGCGTTAGATTTGCAATTGGAAATCGTAAGAGGCTCCATCGTCTTTCTGCTTCCACGTGAGTTTTCCAGTCTTGTCTTGTCGGCCAGAGGTGAAGTGATAGAGGCGTTCAAAATAGGCGACATAGTCGGGCGTTGTGCCCATGTCTGGCGTGATGATGGTGGTGTCAGTGGGGTGTACCCCATTGTTGACGGCTGCATACCATCCGTCTGGAATCAATTCGCCCGTCGGCAAGTCTTGCGCCAGTTGGGCGTTTTGGTAATAAAGACCAAGCTGCTCAGGCGGCGTGTTGGAACTCGTGCCGCCATACCAATAGACCACGGCGGTGTCGGTCTTCGTCTGTTTTGGGAAAAACTGATAATAGGGTAGGGCATCTGGGTTGCCAATGTAAGCCACGGCCAACCAAACGTCATAGGCATTGTTGACGCTGATGATTTTCAAGCGCGAGATGGGAAAATAGGCCGCAGTGGTGGTGATTTTGTCAAGGCCGTTGGGGCCGAGATTATACATCTTCTGTCCGTCTTTACTGTAGAACTCCAAGATAGCACAACCGTCGGCATCTACGCCCACTTTGATATTTGGGAAAGCCAACGAGCCAAACATCTCTACCACGCCATCATGCACCTCTACGTGGCTGTCGTTGCCGTCAATGCGCATATTGCCGTTGATGACGCTGAATTTATTGCCCGACCAGATGTCGCCCTGGCGATTGACGCGCATAACGGCATCGGCAGGTGTTGCCCCACCAAACCAAAGCGGATATTCCATGTCTGTGCCGCCGCCAAAAGCACCGTAGGGCGTGCCGTTTTCGTCAGTGATCTGAATTTGACTGACCTGCAAGAATTGGATAAAGGCCGTCATGATGTCGGCGAAGGAGGTGCGCAGGGGGCGCAGGTCATTGATAGGTTCCCAGAAGTCGTTGCCCGTTCCAAAAGGTTTATTCGCTGACTCAGACAGGATGCCATTGTGCGAAGGGCGGGCGAGATACCATTTCGGCGTGCCGCTCTTGAGGTCAGTCACACTGACTTCGTCGAGATAGCGGTTGCCGTCGGGGGCCGTGGTGTCGCCACTATCGTTGCGATAGAGCACGCCCGCTTCCCATTCTCCGCGACGCACTGTCACGCCAGTATATCCGCGTGGGCCTGGGGCACCAGGGGCGCCAGTGTCGCCCTTCGCGCCGTTTTGCCCGTCTTCGCCTTCGCGGTTTTGCGCGATGGTGGCGGTGGCGGTGGCGGTGCCGTAGTCCGTGACAAGCGTGAAGGTCATGAAAGCATCCTCAGGCGTTGCGCCGTCCACTTCCACGCCCACGAAGCCTTTCAGCGTGACGTGGTAGGTCAGGCTCTTACCATCGGCGGCAACAACGGCCGTGTACGTCAGTTCAACAGGCGTGGTGGCGTCGCCCGTTCCATAAGTGGCCTTTCCGCTACGCACATCGAGCGGCTGCGTGCCGGAAAACACTTGTGCCGTGATGTCGAAAGAGATGTCATCGGGGGCGGCCGTATCGTACCAGTCCGAGATGGCCACACTGATGATGTTCTTATTCAGCACAACGGTCAAGGCCGTGGGGTCGGCAGCATGGAAGGCCACGTTGCTCACGCCATAGGTACCATCGGAATAAGTGTAGAGCCATTGTTGCCACACCACGCGATTGGAAGGCGAAGGCGTCAGCGGTTCTGTCTGCCATTCGCCTTTGACGTAGGAGAGGTGGTCTTCAGCAACGCGGATGCCGTCGGGCAGGATTTCCACGGCAGGTGTGGAGAGGAAATAGAGCTGCTGCGTCACGATGGAGGGAACGCGGTCGAACTGGTCGACCATGCCCCACATATAGATGTTGCCCGTGGCTATACCTTCGCCCTCCAGTTCTTTGAGCGCTTCGACAAACTCCTTCTTCTCTTTGTCCCAAACACGCTGCAACATTGTGAAGCCGTTGAGCCAGCCGATGATGAGCTGCATGTTGTCTTGCGTGTACGTCCAATTGGTCATGCCGGCCAAGTGCAGCTGATAAGTCGTCGTGGTCAAGCAAGAGCGTTGGCGCGTGCTGTCGGTCTCATTGGCATAGCAGGCAAAGTGCATCGCTGGCTGCGGATGTGATTCATCCGTCCATCGGTTGCGGTCTTCCGCAGGGAGGTCGGCACAGGTGGCGGCACGCAGTTCATAGCGGAAGAACTGGTTGAGGGCTGGCGTGCCATCCGCTGCCGTCTGCTCCTTAATTGGGGCAGGCAACGTGGCTGGCGTATAAATTTCTTTTACGCGAAAATAGATGGTCGTGAAGCCTGCGAAATGGAAGTTGCCATCGTGAGGGTCAGAGGTGGAGAGGTCGTTGCGGCGGTTGGTGAAATGAAACACACCCTGGCATTTGTCGTTGACGGCCACGGCACCCACTTCCCCCGTTTCCAATTTCAATTGCACCACGCCTTCGAGCGAAGTAAATCCGAGCGCGGAGAGCGCTTCATCGGCACCCGTCCACACCTGCTGGATGATACCGCCGCCCTGCGTCTGCCATTTATTCCCAACTGTGATGGTCGTGCGGTTGAAACGCAGTTCGGGCACCTCCAGGAATGACCTTGCAACGATGCCTTCAAATTCAGCATTGCCGTAGAAGTCGACCTTCGCGCCTTCAACGCCTTTGTTGAACGTACCGACCGTCAAATCGCCATGCAACGTTGTCGGTCGTCGTTTCTCTGGCGTTCCAACCGTCAGAGCGCCCTCCACGAGTGCATCCCCGTGGATGACCGTGTTGCCGAAGATGTCGGCCGCGCCGTTGACCTTCAGGTCGTGCATGGCGAGGTTGAAGGGCGTTTCGTCGTCGTGGCGCTTCGAGAGCGCATTGTCGTCCATGAGCTTCGGCGTGACGATTTTCGTGGCATCGTCTAAGGGGGTGTCGGCATCCCCGATGCCCGTTATCTCGCCCTGCTGTCCTTCAAACGTGATGCGGCCGCCGGAAACAATCTTCAGCGTGCTAACGAAGAGGTCGCGGAACACCGTGCCTGCCTTCATCGTGAGGTCTTTGAGGAACGTCAAAGTTTGGTCGAAAACATCATAGCGATACCAGTCTGTTTCTGCTGGCCCCGCGTTGATGGCTTCATCCGAAGAAAGGTAGCCCGACACGATGCGCTGCCGCCAGACGCGCTTCTCTGTGCCGTTTTCGCCAGAGGAGGAGAGAATGCCTTGCAGGAAGATATAGTAATACTCCTCTGAGCCTATTTGCTGCTCTTCGGCGTTCCGTCCGTAGATGTCAATTTCCTCAGAGGGGAACACGATGTTAGCAGCGTTGCCAACGGATTCTGTGCGCGGAATGGCGGCATAGACATATTTTTCTGTGTGTGTGTTGAACACTGTCGGAGAGGCTTGCAGTCGCCAGCGGCGGTAATTATGCCCGGCATCATAGTCGATGATGCCTTTGACGTACACAAGAATTTGCGCATTACCGACACACGAGGCCTGCACGTAGTCGGGCATGGCCAGGGCGTTGCGTTCGATGAAGAGCGCGTCGGGCGAAATCCAATAATCTGTGGTCGTTGCTTTCGTTGTCATGAATGCTTGGAGATTTTAAGAATGAGACGCGAAAACGGCACCATCATGAGATAGGCCCAAGAAAGGCGGCTGGGATATTGAAGATCGGCATCCGCCGTGTGTGAGCGCAAGATGTGAAGGCGATAGAGCGCGTTGTGGGCCAGCCATTCCGCTTTCAGCGAGCGCAGACTGCGCTTCCAAACATTAGAATTAGGAAAGAGCGAGCGCACGTAACGCAATTTGTTGTCCATTTCCGCTTCGCTGTACTTATAGGATTGATGAATGTGGAGATTGTTGTCAGTGATGGTGTAAATCATGTTTTCTGAGATTTTTAAACGATAAAAAAACGTTCTACTTTTGTCTGTTGTCAGAACAAAGGTAGAACGTTTTAAGGTTTTTCATCGGACATTCCCATGTGTCGCGACAAAGAAAGGTGGTGCTGGAGGATGCGGATGTTATGGCGCAAATCGTCGAGCGTGGCGTGCTCTACGTCAATCATTGACACCAACACACAAACGTCATGCTCCGCTTCGGTGCGTGAATGATGGGCGTCTTGAGCGGGCGTGGGGGAAGGAGGAGAGGGGAGTGGTTGCACTGATGTTCCAGTCTGTTCCGCCAGTTCTTCCGACAACGCAAGCACATAATGTTTACCAGAATCATCCGTGCTGATTTCCACTTCCGGATGCGCCTTCTTCAATCGTCGCAAAACGCCATCAATGGCGGAGCAGGGGATGCCAAGCTGATGAACAGTGTGTCCAGCAAGCGGAACGGCGCGGATGCGGTAGCCTGTGATGTTCTGCATGAACGCAGCGCAGGCGTTGAAAGCATGGAAAAACAATCCTTGCTGAATGAGATAGAGCCTGCGGCCATCCGTCTGTTCCTGCTCCGCAATGGCTTCAGCCACTTTCATGCCTCTTCTATCTTGAAGGCCGGTTTGGCCAATGCCTTGCAGCGTTCGGCAAAGGCTGTCACTTGCTCCAGGTCGGTTGTGTCACCAAGCAATGCCTTGCGGTGAGCGCACAACTCTTCTGCATAAGAATATCGAGCGCCAATGAGATAAGCGGCCAAGGTATGATAATCTGAGATGCGGTACACGGCCACAAGTTCTTTGATGAATGCCGCGTCAAGACTGTCAAATAAGCCCTGCTGATAAATGGTCTGCAGCAATGTCTGTGCCGTCATTCGTCCTTCATGCGAAATGGCCAGTGTGGTGCAACGAACGCGCTGCTCTCCTGCATCATTCTTATAAGATGAAGGGGAGAGGTTGATGGTCAAGAACTCCGTGTTCTTGGAATAAGAGCGAACGATGTGGCGGGGATTTTCCGTCAAATCTTCGCATTGGCGAAGGGGAATTTTTTCTCTCATAAAATAGATGTTTGAATCATTTTACATTTGTTTCGCAAACGAATCCGCTCAAAATGGCCATGAATGTAAAAGAACTCGTAGAAGACATGTTCAAAAATAGATAGTGTCGTTTTACGTAAGAGGTAAGACCTTTTATTCTTGAAAAAACCGAGGTACGAGTTGATGACTTGTTCCATGCGACGAAGGTCGCACAAGGATATAATGGATTTTTCGCGCAACATTTGGTTGAATCCAAAAACGCGCTCACGGAAACGAGCAACGGTGCGGCTGGACAGGTATATACGATAGTAACGGATGTAGGCTCCAACAAACATAACACCATGTGAAGCTAATTGAAAATGATATTTGGTGACGTGAAGCGTAATACCAAGTTCAGACGACAGAAACAAGCGAGCGTCAATGATGAAGGCTTTTAAAGCAGACTTGCTGATGCAAATGACAACAAAATCATCTACAAAACGCGTGTAGTAGACCTCAAATCCACGGAGTTTGAACCATTGAATTACGAAATCATCAAAGAATGACATAAGGAAATTCACGAACACTTGCGTTGTGATATTCCCAATTGGCATTCCGAAGGCAACATCGCTGCCGAAAAGCGACTTATGGCGCTCAATATGCTTGTGCCATTCATCTGGCGATGTGTTGAACACACAATTTTGCTCGGGACAATGAAACACGATGGTTTTGGATGCGGCGAACAATTGTTTCAAGTATTGGCCTTTGTATTGTTCGCGGATGAACGGTTCCAGTTTTGACCATAATATACGCTTGTCTATCGACATGAAGAACGAGACGATGTCGCCCTTAAACACCCATGCAGGGCGGCTATAATTGCAAGTTGCCTTCTTGATGTTGTCATATACGGCCTTCTGAGCCGCAAGGGTGCCAAATCCTTTTCGGCAATTGAATGACACATTACCTTGTTCAATAAAACGCCGCTCAAAATACGGATTGAGAAAAAGAATAATGAAATGATGAACGATGCGATCGCGAAAGCAAGCCGCAAAAACCTCTCTATATTTCGGGTATTTCACAAGGAAACACGTGCTGACGCCTGGCTTATATGCTCCAGTATATAATTCATGTGCCAATGCTGGCAAATCATGTTCGGCTATCTCGCAATAGTCGATACATGCACGGCTGGTGCGTTTACGCTGGCAACAATCGTCAAAAGCAAAAAGCACAAGATCAAGAAAGTCGGTAGGAATATCAAAAGCGACGACAGGACGAACCACAAACCCGTTGTACTTATTGTTGTTGTTGATGTTGCCATTGCCGAAGTTGCTGTTCCAACTGTTGTTGCGGTTATACTCCGTGGCGCTCCATCGGTTGGCCTGAACGTTTACTTTGGGCATTGAAATAGCATAACCACTCCAGACATTTTCATACGAACCATTGCCGTATGAACATAAATCTAAATAGGTATGCCCACCTTTTAACAGTCCTCTCGGCTCTCTGTCACAATTCATAAGACAAGTGATTTAAATGATTATTTAAGCACTTACAGAATTACTACCTTGCGAAAATCTGACCAGAGAAGATGCGCGCCATGCTGAAACCTGTAAGGAACAGGAAGCGACGAGCGACTTAATCTTCTTAAAATCATCATTACTGATGCAGCCCAATGTCTTCATGATGCAAATAATAGATTTAATAGCATCTATATGAGCTGCAGCAATAGTCAGCTGCGGCACTCGTGAATACATATCAGCAAATGCAATAGACAAACTCACCAATAAACCCGCGCATTCTGAATACATCGGATTGACCACAGGACGATATTTGACTGGACACGTCTTGTTGATTTGCGCCAAGACGAGATACAATTGCTGAGAATCGCGAAACACCTGCTGCTGATGGATGGTCCGAACTTTCTCTTTCTTGAGCTTTTTACTTCTTTCTTTTTGTTCTGTTGTTATTTGTATATATTGTGGTTCTTTGTTGTCATTTACCATACAATTTCCAATTTTATAATTAAATTGTTCACCGCAAAGTTAATAACAATTTTTGATATAAACAAAAATAATTCAGCCGGCTTACGCCGGCAATGGCATTTTCGTTGAGCGACGCGCTAAAAAGCGCGTCGCAAAAAGGTTAAAGGATGAAGGGAAAAGCGACGACAGGACGAACCACAAACCCGCTGTACTTATAGCTGTTGTAGACGTTGCCATCGCCGAAGTAGCTGCGCCAACTGTAGTAGCGGTCATACTCCGTGGCGCTCCATCGGTGGGCCTGACGAGGATTGCGCACCGGACAGCCCAGATTGGCGTCTTTCGCGCGTTTCTGCAAGTTTGCATAGAAAGGGCGGCGAGCATCCGTCGGCTCATGCGGTCGCAGTTCGTTGCCTTCGTCGGAAAAATCCGCCGTTGGCGTACCAGTGTCAGATGGCGTCAGCGCACGGCTATTGCGGAAGAAAATATACAGACGGAACATATCACCGCTGCCATGCAGATACCATTTCCCTTTTTCAAACCACGGCGAAAGGCCGTCAATGGGCTTGCCGCCATTGCTCGGCTCGAACAGGGAACAAGCGTAGGCGGCAGGATAGGCTAACTGACGCCATCGTTTGTCGCCGCCGATATTTCCAAGCGCCACGCAGAGATCGGCCAGCTCTTCCATCGTTTCTGGAATGATATGGTCGCGTACTGCGGGAAGGTAGTCGAAGATGGTGTGACCATCGCTATCTGTCAACAGTCCTTCCCCGACATATTGTGTCAGAATACGATTGGCATGTGCCACGATTGAGGCGGTGTCCTTTTTGCCATCCCATCTGTTGGGCGCAGTATTACCTTCATAGACCTTGAATCCGTCACTTTCGTTATCATCATAAGCCTGCAAGTCTTTGATGTAATACGTTTTTTCGCCTTTTTCGTCCACCATACCAACATCTGTACAATCATTACAAGCGGGGATATTCGTCAAATCGTCATCAGAGACGGATAATGCTTCAGCAATCACCTTGCGTTCGTCGGGTGTAAATCCCAATTCACCAGTGCCTTGCGGATAAATACCCCATGAAAACTCACTGATGGAGTTAGCCTTATCTGAGGACGTAATGGTCAGTTCTTCCACGTTTTCGATCAACACTTCATACAGTGTTTTGCCCGAATTATATTGCGCCGAGATTTCTTCATCCTGCAAATATTCGTTCAAAAGATTCGTTGGTAGGTCGGCATAAGGCGTCACCTTATATACCCAGCCAATAACCTTTTTACCCGGATATAACACGGAATCAAACTCACCATTATAGTAAGCGAAATCGCCTAATTTCGGAATGCGGTTGAAAAGTTTCAACACCACTGATGTGCTAAGCGATTTTCCTCCAATCAAGGTAGCTGTAACAGTCAACGTCGCAGTTGGGTTATTACTTTCCTCGCCGACCGATGGCGCATGCAACACGCCAGTCTCTGCATCCACCGTCACATTAAAATCATTCTCAGAGATAGACCACCTTAAATCCGTGAAGTTGTTGGCCATCGTTGGCAACACGGAACATTGGTAAGGATAATCTCCTGGTTCGGCAATAACAAAGCGTTGCGTAATGATATTCAAGCCTGTCACGCTGCGCAAAGAATAAGTGATATACAAATCATTATTCTCAGAGTCGATTTCGCCGAACTTGCGCAACAAGGCGAGTTTCAATTCTGCATCCACATTCTGCCCTTCTGTCACGGCAATTCGTCCATACAAAGAGCAATATAGAATCCCAGTTATATAGAATAATACGCTTGGCGCAACATCTGTCCAATCAATTCCATCTATGCGCAACGTGCTCAACTTTGCGCCAGCCTCACTACATCCACGCACCAAAGAGCGCGTGTCAAAACCGCAATTGAGGGCGGTGATCGAAGTTAAACGAGCGTAGCCATCCAGCGTGAGCGTCTGTAACTGCGGCATATCGCGCACTTCAAGTTGTGAGAGCTCCGCACCGAAGCGAGCCACGGTAAGTTGTGGTGAGGACGGCATACGCACCTGCCCGTATTTCGTTCCGCGAAGGTCGAGTGTTTGCAGTCGTGAAGCCTTAGAGAGGTTGAATGTTCCGCTGGATGTGCTAACACCATTCAGAGACAGACGCTGCAAATTGGCGGCATCTACATCTATCTGCTTCGGCGCAAACGCACTGCTACCTGCTTTAGGCTCAGCAATAAACTCCGTCATTCGGCGTCCCTGAATGGTGAAGTTATTATTGCCAACCACCATGTTACCCACGTTACCGATGGAACGATAATAGTTAGTGGCAGCAAGTCCGACTGATGAGTCGCCAGGAATCGGTGTGGAAGCAGGATTTACTGTGAAGGCATAGTGTCGCCCCGGTATCATGCGGAAATGCGGGTTGATGAGCGCACGGTCGCGCACGCCACAGGGATAGAGGTACTGATGAGGAACAAGGTCAAATGTGTATTCGCCTCCCGTGCGCCCAGAACCAGGCGTGAACTGCAAACCAGCGCTGGCGTCCACCAATCCAGTAGAACCAGTGTTCACACCACTTGAGAAGTCACCCCATGCCGCATACGAACAGACAAGAGCCAGTCGGCGTGTCATATACTGAATCTCGCTCTCCAACTGGTCGCCAATGCCCTGCGTGACGGCGAGAATACCACGCGCCTGGTTGCCGTAACTCTCATAGCCCCACGATGCGGGCCAGTCGTATCGGATGCGCTGCTGTTCCGCCCATGCTACCTCGGCAAAGTACTTTTGAACTGAGAAGAAATACTTGTGTATACAACCGTATGGCGTTTGGCGTTGTGTCGTTGTAAGGCCGTCTATATTCTCATTCGCCCCAACCAACGTACACATGGCCGTCAACACTTCACGCATATTGGCCGGCAATGCCGTTTGGTCGAGCGTTTCCCATGCCGCCTCCATGACATTGAACAAAGCCGATGCCGTGCCTTCATAGTCCTTCTGCTTTTTCAGTCCGTCCTTCGTGTCTTGAACGTCGAAATAACGAGAAAGGAAATACACCTTTGTCTGTCGTCCGTTGTTGTCAGTCTTAAAGATGGTATCAAGGTCATCTTGATAGAGCCAGCTCAAGCCTGTAGTTATATCAATGGTATAATACGTGTTCTTCGAACAATTGTCGGTACCAGCAATCATGAAGTTCACAAGATTATAATGTACTTGATGATTCTTCTTGTTGAGATACTTTCCGCAGTGCTCGTTGAACGATGCTGCGATAGCCATTTGGAAACGAGTGTTCAACTTAGCATAGTCGCCTACATCCTCACTCTGCTTCCACTCCTCGTAGGTGGCTTTCGTGATGGCATCCGTGGCGAGATTACGAACGCCAGCCTTATATCCGTCGGAATCCGTCCAAGTTCCTGCATCAACGAATTTACCAGTGACATAGTTGAAACGCAGCAGATGAAAAGCTTCGTCACCATCGCGCAACCAATATTTCGTGGTCTGCATCTCGTCGAGCAATTGCGTATCGGCATCCGTTGCTCCAACGGCCGTGGCTCTGTCATATACGTTGGCATAATGCGCGTCAAACGCGGCGCGGTCGCCACGGAAATACTTCATACGCACATCGTGGGCATATATGAAGTTGCAGTAACGACGGAACAAAGCATCGTTCTTTGCCACAGGCGTTCCGTCATCGTTTGTCTTACCCAACGAATACTCAAACGACTTGATGCCGTTATACACCCATGATTCATCATCCACGTTATACGTCACATCCTCGTCGGCCGGTACGCGAAAGTCACACAAAGGCAAGTTGTTATTCAAACCTTCAAAAGCAAACATTTTGCTCTTGTCGTAGCCCCACGTAGCCTTGTCACACTTGCCTGAACCAAATGTACCGAAGCCGACGAACACTGGTTCCTTCTCGCCTTCTGGCTGGTTGAAGAAATAGTAATTGTCTTCATACACCGCAAAACGCGCACCCGTTTTGTTTGCAAACCAATCCGGCAGTTCGTCCTTGCATACAGTCTTCATCACATCGTTGTACAACCGCGTTGCGCCCATCTTGTGCGACTGCATCGGCGAAGCATAATTAATTTTATTGACGAGCTTCGTTGCCTTTGGACCACCGATCACAGGTGTATAGAACTGGCCGTGGTACATACCATTACCGTCAATCCAACCATCCAACACGTCAATCTGAAGGCGTTCTTTCTCCAGATCGCTCAATGTGCTGACAGCATCGCCCTGAATCTGGTTGCCGTCAAGATACAATGGGTTAGCCGCCGCCACCTCTTCTGTGAAGTTAGACATAGAAGCCTTCCATCCGAAATCTTTGTGAAGTGTGGAGAATAGAATCACAATGCGATACGTCACCTTGTCCAGCTTCGTCTGCTCGTTGTTCCACCAATACGTGTTGGCCGTACTTCCTTGCGCCGTGTTCATCAAACACTTCTTGCCGCCGAGCGTTCCCGATACATAAGCCAGATAAGCCGCCTTGCCGATAGTTCCAGACAATTCCGGAATATATTTCCCATTGTTGTCGTAATAGTCAATTCGCCAATAGCAAGCATAGCCAACCTTCTTGTCCTGGTTCATTTTATAGTTGTCTGTCCCGACGAGTGTCAGACAACGTTTGCCCTTCTCCTTCACCTTTCGGTAAGAGATACGTCCATTTCCGTCCAAGATGTCGTTGCGCTGACGGATGGCATTCTTTGTCTCGGCGTCGGGGCGTGTGGCTGTGAAATTCTGAAGCACGTTTTGCGCGGACAACGTCACGCCACGGTAACAACGAATGGTGTAGATGTCGAGGTCGCATGAAGGATGGCCAAAGCGGATGCCGCCGTGTCCTTCGCCCTGAATCCATACGCCGTTGGTGTCCACGCTATATTGAACGGCACGCTGCGGTTTGCCGTTGACATATACCTTCACGGTGGGGCGGTTAGACGGCGTTTTATTGGGTGTCTGCCATTTAAATTCATCACTGCCCTTAGCCACAAGCGCTGGTGTGAGCGTCACAACGAGATGCACGCGTTTATCCTCCTCAAAAGCGAAATCTTGGTCATCCTCGTTCTGCTTTTCCTGCGCCCAGACCGCGCCAGTGAGCGGTTTGATGATGATGCCCAATTTCTCCAACGTGCTTTCGATGGTCTGAGAGATACTAATGACAGGGTCATCCTCTGCCGTAATGTTGCGCACGGCAAACTCCATCTCCAACGACATGGCCGCAGATGGGTTTGTTTTAAACGCTTCAAATGGTTCGTAACCGATGGTCAGCGTGCGTCCGCTCGGAATGCGGAGCACCTTCACGCCATCATCATCCTGCATCCAGGCATCGCCAGTTCCGGAGAAACCATTCCAAACCGAAGGCACTTCCTCCTGCGTCTGCTTGTTGATGATGGTTTGATAGTGCGTCTCAGTGTTGTTGCGCACCTTTGGGTCAAGGTAGAAATGCGCACCCGCAACGGGCGAATAGTCGTTCTTGTTATCCACCGTGAACACCACAAAGCGATTGCCTTGGCTCTCACGCAAGAAGTTTACAATCTCTTCGCCATTGTAACGAAACACACGCAAGTAAGCCTGATAAGACGCCGGACTCTCGCCCGTAGATGAATTTTCAATTTCGATGGTAGTGTCAATCGGGTAACGCTCACCAACCACGGCTTTCTGTTCCGACACGAAATAAGAAGCCGTATAATCCAAATCGCCGTCGCCAGCGTTCGTGATACGGATGCTGACGGGCAGAGGGTCTGTGGCGGGCAGGGTAGGGGCTTCCGCGCTCTGAGGCACCCACACCGCAAAGTAGGAAATGACCGTGCGCACATAGTTCTCCACCACGCTCTGCACGCCCTGTAACATGAGATAAGGCTGCGCCAGTTGCGACGGGTTTGCCGTTGCCTCGTTCACCACCATAAATCGGTTGACCTGCACCTCTGACGACAATTCACCGCCCATGCCATCGTCACACGTCACCCATGCCGTCACGGTATGCACGCCATGCGACAATAATCCATAAGCCGTAATCTCCTGCTGCGTCCACGAATAAGGATTAGCTTCCGGCCGCTGCTCATCAGCCAGAAACGTCTTAGGCTCCATCGTCCATGTGCCAGACGCACCCGTCATCGTGACGTGCAATTTCTTGTCAACGGCCCCCATCACGGAGAATGAAAACGGGAATCCTCCGTCTGAGGCAAGGATGCGTTTCGACCAGTCTGTCAGGTTTTTGACCGTTAGGTTGACGGCATTGATGGAGTAGATAAGGTCACCAAAAAACTCACGCTGCACGCCGTTTTCATCCTCATAATAAGAAGTCACTCTGATGCGCACATTCTGACGCCCCTCTGTGAGATATTTTCCGACATCCACACTCACTGGATAGGATGCTGCGCTCTCCGCGTCATAGTTTTCCTCTTGAGAAACTATATTAGTCTGCACGTAATGGTTTTGCCAGGTGTCAGAACCTTCCTTTTTGATGTCAACGCGCAACGTTCCTGGCACATCGCGATAGTTCACGCGGTCGCCAAGCTGCGTAATCTTCAGTGCCATGTAGCGTACGTTGACGGTCAAGGCATCGCCCACCTTCACGTTTCGGTCGCCTTTGAGGTCAGAAGCCAAACGGATGGCATAGCTATCGCTTTCCACCATCTGATTAAACGACACTAAACCATTTGCGTCTGGCTCATAAGTGATATTATTAAACTGAACAGCCTTAACGCTTTTTTTCGCGTCTTGTTGCAGTTCTTGTATAGGCGTTACAATTTTCTGCACGAAATCCTCTGCCGTCAAATATTCATTCGTCGGCAAGCCTGCCGAGTCAATTTCTTCTCGTGCTTCTTCGTTGTTGGTCTTACGAAGTAAGTCGTTGATATTGGTAAAATCCTGTGCCATTGTGATATTTTTTGATGCTTATTTTTCTGGAAATTATCATGCGTTTCCTATGCAAAACGGAAGGGGAAACGCATGGGGAAAACAGGTAACGTGAGTTTGCCACTGCTTTCAAACTCTCCAATC